CCCGCCGATAAGAAGACCGTGAACAGGCTTATAGGAGTTAATACGGTCACGACATTAGCCGACCTGCCTATCACCAAGAGAAGTATCACGGCCACGCTATCAGCGGCTACCACCCTATCCGTGGCGTCAGGTATGCAGATAGGAGAGGAGCTGATGATCAGGTGTGTCCCGTCTGCGGCCTTTACTCAAGCCATACCAAATTCAGGAGCTTATGTAAGCATGAGTGGTACTTCTATAACCACTACAGCTAACAAGCCTTTCGAGATAAATATCTGGTGTTACGCTTCAGGCAAGTATAGCATCGCCGTTAAAGAACAAGATTAAAGAATAGATTATGGCATATACATATATAAACAGGGAAATATATCCCAATATGTTGGTTTTAGACGAACCTCTTGATGATAATTACGCTAAGGGTAATAGCTATGATGATTATATTAATGGCAATCCGATTCCATGGATAGAGCTAGGCGAGGAGCAATTGGCGTTCAAGGAAGATAATCCTAAAGCCACGGTTAAGGAGATCATTGAAGCTAGGCTAGATGAGTCGAGGATTCTTAACGAGGAGAAATCGGCTAAATATGAGGAGCTGAGATCTTATGAGACTGAAAATCTCCATGAGTTTTTCTTGGATGATCAAGATATTTATATTCCTGAATATGACAGACGTAGCGCTTTGGCTGATGGGGCTATAGTCGGTAAGATAACGATTATGGGTCTGGAATTCGATATAACGGAAGGCAAGATCTTGATCGGGATGATGGATAAGTACGATAACGATCTGACAACGGCGTTAGGGGACAAGCAAAAGCAGATCAGTATAGCCACTACCGTAGAACAGGTGAGAGCTGTCGATGTTCAGTCCGGCTATCCTGATAAGGTAAGTGTTACCACGGCGTACATCCAGCAACAGGCGAAGGAGAAGGATGCTCTCGATCCTCAAAAAGTAGCTGTCGAGTTTTCTAGGATGTTGGTTAATGACAAATCTTTATCCTTATCATCCAACGAGAAATTGGATGTTAAGGTCCTATTTCCTATATGGGGACAAGAAGGAGCGGAGTTCGGGCTATCCGTGGATACCGGATTTTGTCTTAGGGTAGTTAAGGAGGATACGGATATCCTCTATGAGGTTATTCAGTCACATACGTTGTCAGCGGAATGGGAACCCGGACTAAATACGGCTTCCTTATACAAGGTCATTGATAAGGAGCATGCCGGGACCATAGGGGATCCTATCCCGTATTTCCCTCCAATGGAGATATTCAAGGATAAATATTACATCCAGAACGCTGATGTGTATAAGTGTACTAGGGATAGCGGAACTCCTCTCAGCCATAATCTACAGGATTTAATAGGTCTGTACGTGGAGCGGGTGTAGCCGTAGTGCGATCTACCCCCCCCCCATATTTTGTGGCTAACATTATATAAGTTATTTTTGGCATAATAAAAGGACATTTTTTAAAATTATTTGAATATGGCATCACAAAAATTTGGTTTTGTAACAGTCGATCCGGTATCAGGATCAGGTGATCAGGCGGTATCTATATCAGGAGATAAATATACAGGTCGTCTTGAGCGTACAGCTAATCTTATTGTCTTTACTAACGGTGGCGTTCAAAAAGCGTTGGTAGTTAATCAGGCCGCCGCCGCTGAGTCCGTGACTTCGGATAGTCCTACGGCCACTGTCGCTAAAACCGGTGGTAATGTAACTATCACAGGTAAGTCTAATAGTACTAAGCTTACTTTCGTTGCTACTCCGGCGGAGGAGAATGGCCTGACTTTACAGCTCCCCGGGAATTATACGGCGGCTGGTAAGCAGACAGCTAACGGCGCTGTTATCGCTGGCGATCCTGGTGCTACCGGAGAGTTTGTTTGGAGTATTACTATCTCCAATGTTCCTGCCAATGTCTCTATCGAGGAGTTGGTGGCTACGCTAAGCGTAACGGCTGCCGGTGGACAAAAGGCGCAAGTTACCATCACTCAAGCCGCTGGTGACTCTACTCTTGAGATTGATAAGGAAACTATCAATTTGGATGTTAACGGTTCCGCTCAGACAGTTAACGTAACATCTAACGATGGGTGGACATGGAAAAATGCTGCCTCTAGAACCGTGATGAGGATGTTAGGAAGATTATAATCGATTTTCATTGTTTATTCAAACCCCGATCGACTTAAGCTGATTGGGGTTTGTTTGTTTTAGTATATTTGTAAGAAAAAAGATTATGGCTAATATAGATGATTATTTAGTGGCTTCTTATAGATGTAATGGTAAGGGCAACAGTGACGCAGATAGAGACGTGTTAAAGGACTTGTCTGGAAACGGTCACGATATTGTGTTGAAGAATTTTGGGTTTACGCTTGGTTCTGGATACGAAGGTGGCGCTCTTGTATTTGATGGTATTGATGATTATGGTATATGCGAGAATTTCCCGGCCATCAATGATTTTACGTTTGTATATAAAAGAATTAATTTGAATCCTTCTAAATCCACTAATTGCTTTTTATCTAAAAGTGTATCAACGAATCAGGCTCAGCAATTTTGTAGTGAATTAGCGTATTCCAAAAATGTATATGTACGTCTTGGTAGTAAGGATATTGCTGTAAAAGATATATATATAACCCTGAATTATCGATCGTTTATGTAACTAAGGAGTCTTACAATGGAGAGATGGGTCTTGTATCTTCAAATTATACATCAACCGTGGATAATTTATATATAGGCACTTTCTCTAGGGGTGTTCAAGCTTATGTGTGGAATGGAGCTCTTTATGCTCTTGATATTTATGATAGGATATTAAGCGATGAGTATTTACAAAAAGCATTAAATAGGATGAATGATATAGATATTAATTGGAAAGACGGGGTAGGCGAGGTGACGGACCAGCACTTGACCGTCAGCCCCGGGTCCGGGACCGGTAACGCCGCTGTTTCTTTTGGTTCGGTAATGAACAAAGGTCTTGATCGTACCCTTGGGTTGGAGATAACAACTCCAAAAGGTGTTAAGAAGACGCTCACGGTGAATCAGGAGGGATGCCGGCAGGCTTATATCACGAGCGACGGTAAACGATGGCTGACTAGCGACAATCGGGTGTATGGGGTTTTGAAAAGCGATGTTCCATGCAAATGCACGGGTGATTGTCCTTGATATTTTGTTTTTACGAATTTTGTAATTACATTTGTGGCGCATGTCCATCACCATGCTTTTCGTCGCTAATTTATTATAAGGGGATATAGATCTGTGATGGGGTCGTATTCCCCGTTTTTTTAGATATGGATAAGATAGATGTTTTCGATGTTCAGATTCCTGATGGGAGACAAATCCGTTGTATATCGTATAATAAGGTTACTTATTTTGATCTTGACGATATATGTAAGTTATGTTTTGACTCATATGACCTAATGATGTGGCTGACACTAAGGTCATGAGCGAGTTCCTGCACCGTGAGGGTGGTCGTTATTGGACTACGATAGATGGCGTAAGGCAGTTGTATCGTAGGATTGAGTGTGAGATGTGTTTTGAGGTTATAGAAAAATTAAAGGGATTATAGTTGAATAAATTATTTATTTCATAAAGAATGTTTATATTTATGGCATAAGATATTAAGAATGAGATTAGTTGAGAGACATATCGTAAAAGACAACCGATTTGAGGATATATGCCTCAAATCCGGATTGTTGTACAATTATGTTCTTTTCAATGTCAGACAAGGTATATTTTCCGGAGATTACATAAATGAATATGAGTTTTCTACTAAATTATGTAAGGAGAATCAGGTTGATTTTAGGAATCTACCATCAGTAGTATCCCAACAAGTCGTAGCTCAAGTGTTTTCGGTAACAAAGTCTTGGATGAAATCAAAGAAGGAATATGAGAAGAATCCTTCTAAATTTTTATCAAGACCAAAATTGCCGAAGTACAAACGAGGCAAGAAGCAGAATATGGTAGTCTTTACGGCTTCTGCTTGCAGGCTTAAGAGTGATGGTTACATCCATTTTGTCAAAAATATAATTTCACCAATCAAAACTAAAATAGGAGATAACAAATTATGTCAGGTTAGGATAATCCCTCAAGCCACATGCTATGTGGTCGAGGTGATTTATGAGAAGAAGGAACAGGATCTAAACCTGAATAAGGATAATGTTCTTTCGATTGATTTGGGATTGAATAATATTTGTACATGTATCAGCAATGTAGGCATAAGTCCTTTCATTGTGAACGGCAAGGTTATTAAGTCCTTTAATCAGTGGTATAATAAGAAGAAAGCTAGATTGATGTCACTTATAGGTGATAAAGGAACCTCTAGGAGGATAAATAAAATGACGTGTTACCGTAATTGTTGGATATCTGATAAGATACATAAGATCAGTAGGTATATTATTGATATCTGTAGATCCAATAACATTGGTACTATAGTCATAGGTCAGAATCGTGGTTGGAAACAGGAGATTAATCTCGGTAAGAGGATTAATCAGAAGTTTGTTGAGATCCCGTTCTCTGACTTGATCAATAAGATATCTTACAAGGCTAAACTGATAGGTATCAATCTTATTACCCACGAGGAGTCCTATACATCTAAGATAGACCATATGGCTTTCGAGCCTCTAAAGAAGCAAGATGCTTATCTAGGAAAAAGAAAACGCAGGGGATTATTCCAGAGTTCTATTGGCAAGCTTATAAACGCCGATATCAATGGGGCTATAGGAATAGGGAGAAAAGTATTCGGTGATTCCTACGTAAGTAGGATAATCGATAGTGGGTTGGCGTTTAACCCAATTAGGATAAATATTTTGTGATATAGATATTTAAGATAATTAATAAAATTAATAATTTTAATAACGTGTCGAGTTGCGTAATTAAAAGAAATAAGGAAGGTAAGATAACCCGTGTCTTGACTCCTTCCGGCGAGGTATCTACCTTGTTCGATAAGATAGCGGGCATAGCCGCCGTAAGTGACCTTAATAAGGCCGCTGAAGCTTATATGACTATTTATAACGATAAGTTCAGGTCTAAGTTCGGGGACTGGACGAGATCCGTGCCAAGGAATAAGGAGGCGGCCAGATCCATAAGCGCCAGACTTAGCGCCAGCGAGTGGGGGCAGCTTATGTCAGCCAAGGTCCTGCCCGCCATAAGCGATATGGATGTACCAGCGTTGGCCAGAAGCCTTGGAAATAGCGACAATGTCGTGGCTTATCTTACCTCCGGAGAGGTAGGTGATGTCAATGATATGGCTGTGGTAGATACATCTACGGTACAGGAGGTGGATCTGGATTCCATAAATGAGGATAATATTGGCGATACGATACTGAAAGAGGCGTCATGGGATGATATAAGGGCTATCAGGGAGAATATAGACATTAAGGAGACAGCTCGTATGTTATGGAAGGCCGTGGAAAGCGCTTTTACCGGGCAACGACCTAATATTAGGGTGAAAGGCGGAAGTATAGACGGGGAGATCATATTTTCTGGCAATGTCTTGCCGTTAAATGATATTGAGAATTATACTCCTCCATCTTCAAGATTGGTATATGATTCCGGTGAGCCTCGCCTGTTCTTTAAATCGGATGACGGCAAGATATACGACTCTTACGCCAACGCCATAAAAGGATCGTCCGGTGGGCGGGTCGAGGCCGGGTTCTTGGCCGGCAGTGTCGAGGAGAGCGACATCCCGTCTGGCACGACTGACATCTCCTTTGGCTCTTCCTCAATAACCCTTAATAACAGCGAGTCATTCATCCCGATCCTTGGTATTAGCTCAGACTCTAATATAAGCACCCGTGGAGGGTTTGTTAATTACCTTATCAAGAAAGGTATGTTGAGTGGGGAACGTATAAGGCTAGGGGATAGATATTATCTTACTGGAGCCGGCAATTCTGATGGTCTTAAGATCTATAACGCTATGGATGCCTTCTCTAGCCTTAAAAATAGATTTGGAAGTCAGTCCTCCGAAATGAACGCATTGGGTTCTATAGGTTTTGATACGGAGGTAAGTAATGATCTTGATCTTATCACTACGTCCGGGGAGAAGGTTACGGTAAGCAGATCGGAGATCAAGGGTATGTTAAGGCAAGGCAAGTTTGAGGAGCTTAATAACAAGTATGATGGGTTCATGGAGCTGGCCTTGTCGTTGATGATGGAGGATAACGCTTTGTACGGAAGCAATGTCCGTGGGGTTATCGAGAATGAGAAGGCGGAGGATCTTCAGAACAGGACTGATATCACCAACATCTTATCCACGTTAGGTATCCGTGTGATGGGTATGTCTGAGTATATGGATAAGTATAAGATGCGTAATGGCGTGGATCCTTCGGCTAGGGCCTTATCTGACATGGCTAATGGGGTTATCGCCTTGGCTGAGGGAGCCACGGTAGAGGATCTTAATGAGGAGGTAGCTCATTTCTTGATCGATACTTACCGTAACCAACAGGAGATTGACGAGGTTCTGGATTCTGTTGTCGGCACGTCGTTATGGAATCAGTTCGCTGGTCGTTACTATGAGGTGTATGGGAGGGAATACCAAGGAGAGGAGCTGGATCGGATGGTGAAGCGGGAGATCCTAGGTAAGACGTTGGCCCAGCGGTTCGTGCCGGGCATGGAACAGGCGGTAGAGGATCTGACCTCGTCCGAGGACGCCCAGCTCTCCTTGTTTGGCAGGATAATCCGGGCTATACGGAATTTCTTCTCTACCCAAAGATCAGACTTGAATAAGGTTCTTGATAGGATAAAGGAGTCGGCGTTAGCTGATGATCCAAGCGCATTTGACGTGCTTCTGCTAAAGGATAGCGATCATCTCATGTACTCGTTATCGGACGTTGACGTGGCTAATAAGCTGATCAAGAACGGTAGGTCATTGGAAAGGCTATACACCAGATTGCAGAGGATGAGATCAAGCCAAAGCCAGAGGATCGGTGAGAGTATCTCCCTTCTACGTGATATAGGCGAGAAGGTAAGACAAGTCGGGGGCGAGCTTAATAAAAACAACAACCTGTTATCCACCAAGAGCGTTATAGCTACAGCCAAGGCCGAGGTAGAGTATTTGGTTACGGTTGCCAGTAGCTTGCGTAAAAGCGACAAGGGATTGGATTATGAGACGATACAGGTTATCGATAACGTATATGGGGAGATAGTACCGTTAATTAGGAATCTTCGTGGATTCGTCAATAATCAGGCGTCGGATTATTATGGCAACAACAAGGTTGGTATGGTAGAGGATATGGATGATATATTGCGGATGGCTGAGACATCTATGTCTGATATAAACGCCCTTCGTAGCGATCGTAACGAGGATTGGCTGGATGGACAGCTCCGGATGTTTAATATCCCGGAAAGATATTGGAATGGGATAAAGAAGTTGATAAATAACATCCATAAGGATATCAATGTCATGTCCCGGTTTTTCGGGACGTTAGAACATAGCGGGAACGCTATCTTAGGCATGTTAGGGCAACGTCTTGCCAAGGCTTATAACGACGCTCATGTTGAGGGCGTGGCTAATATCAATAAGATGACGAAGATGATGAAAGAGCGTGGATGGGGGATAAAGGACAATGAGGATCTTATACAGAAGATAAACGGTAAGAACTCTGATTACCTTGATTCGTCCCGTGATTTCGCCAAATACGATTTACTGTATCGGACAGAGCAGGCGAAAGCTATTATTGATATATATGACCTTAAAAAGGTTACGGGTAAGACCGAGAAGCAACTTGTCGACATGCTTTTATCTGATAAGGGGCTTAAGGTCAAGACTCGTGATGATATCATAGGATATGATGGTGATAAACCTATTACAAGGGAGGTCAATCATATATTCAAGCCAAGTATCCAGAATTTTGATATCTCGGCCATGACATTCGAGGATCAGCAACGATATCTCGATGCGATAAATAGGTGGTTGGATGAGAATCGTGAGAAACCTATGGTGCAGGCTTATTACGATAAGATCGAGAATGTGAACAAGAAGGTAGAGGAAAGGCTGGGTCGCAGGGTATCACAAGCTACATCCGATTTCATGTCCCGTATCCGCAGGAGCAGGTATGTGGCTATGGATAAGTTCGTGAGGAACGGGAAGGTCGATTGGAAGGCGTTTCAATCCGATCCTATAGCTTGGAGATCTTATCTGGATATTTTACGTGACAGGGCTATAGCTAAGAGCGAGTGGTATTCCGATGGGACACCAAAGGAAGAGGGATCAGAGGCTCTGATGATGTCCGAGGAGATAAAGGTATGGGACGAGGCATGGGCCGAGGAGTTCGGGAATACCAACGAGGGTCGTAAGGCTTCCGCGGAATTCAAGGAGATACTTCGCGGGATAGAGCGGTCAGAGGGCGGTAAGGCGGCGTTCGAGTTCCTGCTGGCTGGCGGTCATCTTGGTTTCTCTAAGGATATGTGGGGATCCGAGGAGGGTGATTATTACGAGAATCTGGTTGATAAGATCATGGAGCAATCTGTATCATCATCAAGGATAGAGAAGGTAGAGGAGGCGATGGCAACAATAAATGAGATCAACGATCAGTTAAGACCTTTGCTTATTCAGTACCGGGACAGTACCAGATATGGCGAGTATGATTTCGATCGTCTTCGTGGGTCATCGTCATTAAGGAAGATAAACGAGCTATACGACCGTCTGGCCGAGGCCAAGAGTGTTATTAACGCCGCCGCTTCCGCTGAGGATATTGAGATGGATATGCCTGATACGGTGGAGAGTGGAGTCACGGATTCCTACCGTAACGCTCTAAGGGACGCCATGGCGTACGACAATGGCATGGATGAAATTAAATTCGCCAAGGAGCATATGTCCGCCCGCTCCCGCAGCCAAGTGGAGCGGATGGCCTCCAAGCTATCCCGGAAGAACCCGTCATGGACAACCATGGAGGTGGCGTTCTTTAGAAAGAAGTACGGTCCTGACTTCAACAATAAGCTGGCTAATGATATAGCTATGGGTAAGGCTAATAGTATACTTATCGAGTACGCCAGAACTCGGCTATATCCTTATATGAGAAAATACTCTCCCAAGGGGTATTCTGGCTTCGTCAGGAAGATAAATAACGGTACGTATAAGGTATCCGAGTTCTTTGATGCCATGGAAAATGGTATATCAAAGGAAGAAAGTGTATCCCGTTTCGGGTTTGATATTAATATGATTGACTTATCGATCAATAACCAGTGGCTAGAAGAGACCGATGCCGAGAGTTCTTTCCGTAATCCTAATTATAATCCCGATCTGGGTTATGGGTATCATACGCCTAGGTTCGATAAGTACAAGAACGAGGCTTTTTTCAAGAAATACGGTATTACCAACGAAGGGGAGGAAGCTACGATCAATAAGGATAAGTGGGAGATGAGGAAGGAGCTGCTTAACATAAGCCGTAAGGCTATGGAGGATTATGACGAGCGGTTCAGGAACATCTACCAGATACCACAAATATCCAAGGGCGGCGTGGAGAGGATGGTGCAGGCCGGGGTTGACCCGAAGGCGGCCATCGGCAACGCCGTACGTGATATCGTTGGCGAGAGGGTGGATGACCCTATACATGGTCAGGGGCAAGACCTAGGAGGGATTGATGAGAACGATAACAAATATCGTATGATCCCCAAATACTATCTTAATAAATTGGAGAACGCCGATGACGTGTCCCATGACTTCGCCTACTCCTATTCCATGTTATCCTTACAAGCGACCTCTTACAAGTATAAGAGGGCGGCCTTGGATGATGTCATGGGATACAGGAACATGATGCTGGAGACGCAATACGACGGCGGTAAGAACCCAGAGGCCACTCACGCCTATAGAATGTTTCAGGACTGGGTTAACGCCAGTATCTATGATGTTAGGATAAATAATAAGCGGGCAGAATGGAATATAGGTAATTATAAGGTCGATCTTAATAAGCTGGCTCTTATGTTTACCAAATTCGTATCCAAATCCAACTTAGGCTTCTCCCCGTTCGTTGCGGCTACCGGCGCCCTTACCGGGCAGGCCAACTTCCTTTTGGAGGGTATGGTGGGGCAGTATATAAGCAAGGACTCCATGAAATACGCCTATGGGGAAGCCCAGAAACAGTTAAGTACGTACGTGTCTGAGATCGGGGACATAAACCGTACCAACAAGCTATATGTCGTTGGAGAGGCCCTAGGTGTGTTTAATGTCCGCAACCGTGTACGATCGGCGGCGTACAACAAGATCTGGAGAACCTTATTCCGGGACCTGCCGTTTAAGATGATGGAGGTTCTTAACTCCCCGTTGGATCCGCAGGTCATTATCTCGGTCATGGATGATACCCGCCTATACGAGGGTCAGTTCTGGTCATACTCCAATTTCAAGGAGATGATGATGAAAGACAGAAATATGTCCGCTAACGAGGCTAAACGCGATTGGGAGCGTTTAAGGGATTATTCTATGTGGAACATGGTAGATGTCAAGGACGGAAAGATCGTGGCTAAGAACGAGGCTAACAAGGATATTATAGACCGATATATACCCACCTTGTCCAGTAGGGTAAGGAGTATGGTGCAGATCTGTGACGGCGCCTTGAACGAGCAGAACCGGGTGGGGGCTAGCCGGAACGCTATCCTTAATATGGTGCTGCCTCACCGTGGATGGTTTATATTGGCCGTACAGCGGGCGTATAAGAAAGCCGGTTTCAATTTCCAAACCAACCAGTTTGAGGAAGGATATATGAGAACGTTATGGAGACTGGCCGGTAATGTCTATGGATCGATGTCCGAGGGCAGGATGGGAGAGGCATATGACGTGCTTAAGGAAGAGTATGATAAGCTTACCCCCTACGAGCAGATCAATATCAAGAGATCGATTATCAACATGGCGGTATTCGCTACGACGATGGCCATAGGACGGGCTTTGATGGGATATAGGGAGGATAATGAGGATAGCTGGTTCGGGCAGTTCATTACCTACATCGGGTTCAGGACGATCAATGAGATCGCCTCCCAGACATCCCCGTTCATGGAGCTTAACGCCATAGACATGCTACAGGATCCGTTGGTCACCGCCCGGAAGTTAGGCGACCTCACCGATCCTCGAAACTGGGATCCGTTCGCTACCGTCCAGACCGGCGTGTATAAGGGCGAGAGCAAGCTATGGAGGCAGCTCATGAAGTTCTCGTTTGGTAAGCAATGGTATAATATCAAGACGGCTAGGGATATTAAGCAGACATCCGACTACTGGTTGATGACAAACGGCATGACGATGGGATTCTTCTTAGGAGGTAGGGATAAGGATGAGTCCGGGGAGGACGCTAATTGGTACTTTGATAGGGGAAGATAGCCGATATAGTATGACAAGAAAAAATGGCCGATCAATTGTTTAAAACAATCAGATTGGCCATTTTTGGATTCCCATCTATCCATCCCGGACGGATGGGAATAGGTAATTATTTTATGAATACAAATGTAAGCATTTATTAGGATTCTTCAAATAGCCAAAATTAAATTATACCAAATAAATATAAATTATTGTTATTTAGGTTTGTAGCATAAATATTATGGTTATATTCGCATCATGAAACAATGGATGACGGGATCTCACTTCAAGGTCATTCAATGTGTAAGATATTTTTGGCTCATTAGGATTTGTCGAGGTGAGATCCGGCATTTCCTTTTGAGCCTATTTTTTTATATTATGGATAATCTTGTTTTTATTAATGAATCTAATGATGTTTTGACAGACAGCTTGAGAGTAGCTGCTAAATTTGAGAAGGATCATAGCAAAGTTATAAGATCTATAGATGATTTGTTAGAAAAGAGTTATGTTATTGATACTGAATGTAATCCAAAAATGGATTTACATAAAATGTTTTGTTTATGCTATGATGACATACCTCAACCTAATGGTGGATTTAGAAAATCCAAAAGATATGTAATGAATAGGGATGGATTTACTATACTTGTTATGGGGTTTACTGGTAGCAAAGCTATAAAATTTAAATTGGAGTACATGAATGCTTTTAACGAAATGGAGGCATCCATAAAAAAGAATCTTCCGCATAATTACATAGAGGCATTAGAGGCGTTGTTGGCATCCGAGAAAGAAAAGCAGGCGTTAGCTGAAGCCAAGAAAGCGGTAGAGGAGGCTAAGAGAATATCTGACAATATTATCAAAGAACAAGCTCCTAAAGTAGGATTTGCTGAAACAGCTATTATGGCCAATGACAAAGGTGATGATATGTTGATTCGTGATGTTAGGAGAGAACTTGAGTCTCATGGATGTGATATAGCGGAAAGATCGTTAAGAGAGTTTTTACAAGAGCAAGGTTTCTTTTACAAGAATAAAAGAGAATGGATATTAACAGAGAATGTTATGAAGAAGGGTTACGCACATTACAGATACAATACGGATACCGGGATCAGGAATACGGTTTATATGACCAGAAAGGGATTTGAGAAAACGTTATATAATATCAGGAATATACCTAAATCAAGAGAGTCTTTTATCTCTTTCGGTGGCAAGATATTTGATTAAAGCAAGAGAAGGATAGGCGATTATCATCCTATCCTTCTACTGTTATCAGCCCTTATACTTATCCACAAAATCATCCACATCCATATACTCACACCCGAAGTTCTCCGCCGTCTTCTTATCGGAGTCGGAGAGCTGTCCTTCTTTCCCGGAAGCGTCCCCGATCATCAATATAGTATCCTTATAATAAATACTCCTCTATTTTCTTGGCCATGTCAATAAGCATTTCGCATTTAAGGTCGTTAAACTCCTTGCAAAACCTCATGTCTTCCTCATGCTTTTCCTCAGGTGATCTATTGTCGTTTATACTATAACATGGCGATGAATATACCGGGATAGGTTTCATGGCCTCTATAGCCAATTTAATAGCCTTTTCTTTGATATCGCTCATACCATTTTCTTCTTTTGCCCAGATCATGCCGCTATGAAGGCAATTAGGATCATTATTATGCTCTATTGAACAAATTCCTTCGTCGTAAAAACAACATCCCTCACAACTCTCTTCTTGTACCTCAGGGATAGCTATGTATTTTACCCCTTTATATATTTTAACTTCTCCTCTTCTTATCTTATTCATTTTATCAGATTTTTATATCCTACTTTCTTTAACTGCTCTTCGGTAGCTTTCTTCTTCGGAAACTTCCCGTGCCATTTACCGGGCACCACGACATCACGGCCGTCAGGGCTGGTAGCCAGCCTCCCGCATTCGCTGCACAGCCCCATGCCCTTGTACGGCTGTAGTTCCTTGGCATACTCGAATTTGTCCACCATATACTCGTTTGTCAACATCCAGTAACTAGACGTGGCGGTATTATCAACGCAACCGCATTTAGCGCATACAAATAAGCTCATATTTTAGTATCGTTAAATGTCGTTATTCTTATCATCGTCAACCTTCTCTACCTTGATCGTTCCCATATCACCTGAAGGCAACGTGATATCACTATACACATTATTCCAGCTCTCGTCAATGGCCAACTGATGTAATATCGACCTATATATTTGGTAGGTGTTGCCGATAAGTCTCTTCCTATTTATCTTATCCTTACTGCCTCCATCATACCCTATATGCTCAAAATCCTCAAGATCTGGGAACAACCTTCTTCTTATCGCTCGTGAGTTATTGACTATAAAGCTTCTTATTCCCAGCGTTTCCGTTCTATCCATATCATTTATCAAAGTTTCCGTGGTATGCTGAAGATCCATGTCTCCGGCTGCGTATCTGCTTATGTCCTCCACGCACCGGGATATCAGCATCAGTTGTTCCCTTGTCAATGTTATTTTATAAAGTTGTTTGTTGTTCATATCCTTCTATTTTATTTATCATCTCGAATATTTTCACCGCTATCAACGGCACTATGGCATTACCATAAGCCTTTATTGATTCTTTTCTCCATTTCCCGTAAGGAATGGTAAGGTTGTCCACATTAAAGGGTAGCCCATCATTTCCTCTACAAATAGGGGACTGAGTTGGAAAACTCTTCCATTGAGTCGATCCCCGTCCATCCCAATCACGGCAGGCATATTTCTTAAAGAGTCTGTTCTCGGTGCTCCGTTGCTTTTTGTCATCTTCCTTATCGTACAAGAACCTGTGTGATCTGAGGCCACTGGTGTCGGTAATAAGTCTCCGTATTTTATCCCTTGTTTGGGAAGTGAACTCAAATCCATGAATCTTGTCTTCCCGTCCTTGTCGCAAACCTTCAACCCTTGCGTCTGAACAGTCGGAAGCAATGAACCATACCCTATAACGTTTGTGTGGCGCTCCGACACCGCAAGCTGGAATAATGATCGGTTGGACGGAATATCCCTCACGCTCAATATCGTCGCAGATGGTGTTGATGATATATTCTTGCTCAAGTATCGTTTCCTTGTAATTTTCTTCATCTTGATCACTTTTCGTTTCCACGTCAGTTTCACTACCGGGTTGAACCATATTGGTGATTCCAGCAACATTCTCGCCAATAACCCAGAGCGGTCTTGTCTCTCGTATGACTCTAAGCATTTCCGGCCAGAGATAACGGTTATCATCCGCTCCCTTTCGTTGTCCAGCGACGCTAAATGGTTGACAAGGGAAACCTCCGGTGAGCACGTCGATTTTCCCTTTCCATGAAGTGAAATCAGTTCTTTTAATATCTTCATATAATACTGTTTTTGGAAAATAATATTTTAATACACTTTGACAGAATGGATCTATCTCGCATTGAAAGACATTGTTCCATCCTACCTCTCTAGCGGCTAAATCAAAGCCTCCTATACCTGAGAAAAGACTAGCGTGATTCATTCCATCTTATTTGATATTAATTTTTCTTTTATATGTTTAGATATATCAATTATCTCATCTTTTATATTGCAGTCATCTTTTAATAATGAACCAAATATACATGATATGGCGCCCTTTAGGCCTAGCGCTATCCCTATCTCCAATATTTTTTTATCGGTATTAGAGATGCCTATAGGTTCATATAATATTGATGATATTCTGTTAATTACATGTATCACATCATTTTCATTCATTGATGTAGATTTATCGACAATAGCTATAAAATCTTTTATAATCATAATATAAGCTATTTTTATTTCTTTTATCGTATCATCGCTTAGATGTCTATCTCTTATATGCCTTTCAACATACTTGTTTGCTAGATTCTCTATTTTGTTTGATTTGTCCATTTGTACTATCAATTATTTAGTTAATAATAGATCATAGTCCTCTTCATCTATACTCCCATTATTGTTGACATATATAATGAAATCATTTAAAGGCACGGACTTATCCTTGGATAAGGCTTTTATAATAAGCTCTCCATCATCTTTCAACATCACATGCACAGTATCCCAGATAACATATTTTTGACATTCTTTCTCAATCTTCTTGATTGTTTTAAGTATTATCTTATACGTCTCCTCATATCTTTTTACTATTCCGCACAGTTCAGTCGTATTATATTTACGTATAGCCGTGAATATATATTCCTTTTTACAATCCCAGCATTTTATCAGTCTTTCTGATCCGCACGCCTTATCCTCGTAGAAGAAGCAACCCTTACATGGCTCATTATGGTCGTAACTTAATACTACAAGCAGCTCCATGCCATTCTTGTATATCACGTCTCCTTGTTTCATCTTGTCTATTTTATTAATCTCATTATCAATATAGCAAAGTTGGATATTATCCATACTATAGATATCCATGATGTTATACTCAACATAAGACCTATGTTCTTAGGTATAGGATCTACTCTCCTGAATGTAAGGATCATGTATATAAATGTCTTGAAGTTCATAATTTAGGATGTTTTGAAAATATTAAATTTAATAAAATCTATTATATTTCTTTATAAGTTTATGAATGTGCTTTATTCGCTAAAACACATTCTTAATTCTTACTGGGTTAAACAATAACCCTCTATCGATTATCCTTTGGACAGATCCGCAGGAATCACCGACTACTTTTCTTATAATGTTTAATGCGCCGTTCGCATCAGCATTAATGAGTTTCCCTGTAGAGGATTGAAACAATCCTCGTTTCTTTCTATTTCCTAAATAGTTATCATGCTTTCCTATCGTTTCAAAAGCTAACGAATCACATTTGGATGTATAGGATTCTTCATGAATAACCATTTTTATTCCAGCTAATTCACATTTGTATTCCAAATAACTGATTAATCTCGCAAAAGGAATTTGAGTAAACTTCTGATTGTTTCTTTTCCCCATGTTTACTCCTTGTTTCCATCTCTTATTATAGCCTACAATTAATTTTGTTATCCCGGAATTTGTAAGCAAATTGATTATCTTTCTGCTTATTTTGTGAAATACATCTTCTATGTACTGTTCTCTATCATAATACAATTTCTTTATACGTTTAGTTGTTCCTTTTATCTTTTGTAAATCTTTGATACTATTTAATTTAGCTAATGTCTTATTAAATAGCTTATTGTATGATTTGATAAATTTTCCGCTGAAAAGATAGGTAAAATCCTCGCTGACTAATGTTACGAGATTATCGATGCCTAGATCAATTGAAGAGACTTTATCCATCCTTTCCTTGCTCGTTTCCGTATCTTTGACTTCATGAATTATCTCGACCTTATATCCTTTATTCAAGGGCTTTATTCTGACTTGATTAAAGTCTTTTATCAAATCCGAGTACTTTTCATATTGAGGTATACCTATCGAAAGACTTTTTGATAAGACAATCTTTCCATATTTAATCTTGCAACTTTGATTCGTGTAACATAAATAAAATTCCGAACCTCTTTTCCTGTAGCATGGAAGACATGGTTTTCCTTTGTATTTATTAGGATGCTTCTTGTAATCTTGCACTGATTTGTAATATCCTTTGATGTTTTTGTCAAGAACCCGAAGAATTTGTTGACTGCATTGTGCTTTCAATAATTTATAATTAATATCACCATCCAAGTTCTTAGTGTTCTTCATAATGGAATCAAGTTCAAAATAGGACAGCCATTTGCCTTCCTTTGAAAGCATTCCCCTGAAGATATATAAAGCTTGATTGTATAAGTTGTTGCTAATTTTGCACAACTTTGATATCTCTTCATTTTGTCCTATGTTGAACTTATATACCAATCTCATTCTCCAGATCTTTACTTAAGATTTCAAGTTTATTCTTTCTTCTTTTAGAATACTCAGATTCATTCGTTTTACTATCCTCATTGTTGTTTATGATAATTATATCTTTCTATATAGTTAACTATCAAGTCTTTAACTCCTTTTGGGACATCTACCAGTTTGAGATTACCTTGGAATATGTCCTTACCGTACTCGTCCATGATCACCCCGAATGAAGGATTCATGATTCTTGTCGATATACATATCGGTTGGTCGGTATCGAATCTGATAACGGCTACCTTCTTCTCGTTTATCGCCTTCTTTAGGGCTATATAAAGCTTATGACCTTTAACAATGTCACAATTACCTTTCATGATCTTAGACATATATATGATATGCTCTTTCTTCACATTGCTGAGATTGTCCATCAGTTTAAGATCTCCGCCAACGGATTTCCATTTTTTGAAGCAAGATATGCATAGACAATAACTGGACTTGGCGTTCCTCGGCATCATCCTGCTGCTACCAGCGGGAACCGTATCGCCACAGCAGACGCACGTCCGGTCTTTGTTGGTGCGTACTGGGCCATAGCTGTTTATCGGGTATTCTTTTTCTTTAAGCATCTTTTTCTGTTTTCAAAATTATCATCACCATACTCATAATTAGGACAAGCTTTGTTGCTTGGTCGTCTAACATAAGTTTTTTGCTTCCTGTTATATTTACTGTTAGGATTTACATAATGGTCACACACTTGCCAAATAGAGCAACATACTTTCCCGTATCTTTTCGCCCACTCCTGATCATGTAGATGTATACAAGTGGCGCAAGTCGGATTCTTAAGCTTATTATCATTCATCTTTTTTCTCAAATACACCTGACAATAACCAGACAATCACTATCAGAAAGAAACACAACCCAAGCGCCTCATCCGGGTAATCATGCATAGCCTCTAAAATTCCCCTCATAACTTAACATCCATTTTGTTGATTATCTTATAAAATATATCCCTAGTCAGCTCAATATCATAAGTAGCGTCATGGAGTTTATTCTCATCAATCTCAATACCCATGGTCTTAGCCACGGTCATCAACTTAAAGTTCTCCATATCGTTTCTTACACCCATCAGGAATGGTGTCACCATAACATATACATCCATACAGTTAGGATAGAACCATGATCCGAAATGCTTATCCCCACATTGCTGGAATAAAGCCCGTAGGAACTGGTTATCGAACCCGGCGTTGTTATATCCCACCAAATACATTTTATCCCTCTTGTCGAACTTATTCACGTACTTGGATAATATACCAACTAACTGTCTGTACCCTTCTTCCATGGGCTGATACGACTGCACTTGCTCCAAGGTAACGCCGGCCACGTCCAGCGCCTCCTGCTTTATCGTGGCGGCAGGGTTCGGGGCTAGGCGGATGTCGAACCTCTCGGCCTCCTGCCCGTCGATATCCACGATCCCTCCTATTTGGTGTATCCCGTTTCTCCAGAACTTAACCCCGGTTGTCTCTAAATCGAAAAATAGTAATTTACTCATGTCTATTTATTTTGTTTTTTAATATTTATATCCCTAATATTTCTGCTACATAAACAAATCCATAACATACATAATTATCAGCGTCATGCTCCCCATAATCAACATGCCAAATAACAGCGCATGGGAAATAGAGTGGCATATCCTCAGCCATAGGATCCTCTTTGAAGTCATCAATGTTTATCTTCTCCCTCCACCTCCACAGGTCTTGGATATCGTTCAAGATCAATTTGTTCATAACAATCTGGTTTTTAATGTTGATACAAAAGTACGACTTAAACAAAAACAAAAGCATGAATAATATTAAAATAATATTAATCATGCTTAAATATAAATATATCCCTTCTAGTTCTTACGGATATACGTATTCGTACTCATCTGGGAGAGATGTCTTATATTCAACATCGCACTCCATAATTTAATCATACTCATATAATCCATTTTTTAATAATGTTGTCATCAGTGAAAATAATGTATCTATAAGAAGTCTCTCGCTACTCCAATATATAGGGATCTCGTCTATATCTCTATACGCTACAGACCATGCATGTTCTAGCTTATAACATTCGAATGTAGAACCCTCTATCTCATATGGGAGTAAATTCAGTAACGTCCCTACATCCCAAACAGGATTGAATACATCAGTGGTAACAGCCTCAATCAGTCCTACACGACCAGCGTCATCCTCCATAGAATGTAATTGATCCAGATACTTGTCTCTGAAACCGATGGCGGTGGAGATAGGAAGGCCGGCCTCGACCAGCACCCTCCCCTGTTCTTTTGTGGTAAAAATCCGTTCCTTCATGATTTTTGCTTTTTCGGTGACATATCATCCAGTTTCTTTATTCCCATCAATATCGGGATACTATCATGCATACCATCCATCATCTTCCTTTCTACCGTAACGATCGTATCATTATGCCATCCCCCATGGGCCACGAGAAGAATCTCCTGCTGCTCGAACCCAAGCCCTGCCCCTATACCGCCGGAGTTCCACGCGCATGTAATGACCACCCCTCCTTTCTTGGTGATCCTAGCTATCTCCTTCTTCTGTCTAGCCCAATAACTAGATTGTGTTGTTTGCATATTAACAGATTCTCCAAGCTTTTTATATGACTCGGATACCTGTCTAGTGGAATATGGTGGATCATATAGTACCATATCAGCTATATTATCATCAAGATGACACAAGAAGTCCGTGGCGTCCTTATGATACATAGCCCTAGTATCAGGATCAAGATCGTTGGTTATCGTCCCTATATCGCTGTTTCTGGCGAATGGATCCACTATAACCATCCCGTCTTTTTTATATCTATCTATAAGTTCTCTTATCGGTTTTATGCTGAATGTCTCGCTGTTCGGCATCGACCATTTCTTGCTTATAATCATATCGCTATAATTTTTCAGGCCTAAAAATATCCTTTGCGATCATATCAAGAGTAAGTTTATGTATCTTAGGTAAGACCTTAACCGATTTAATGCCAAAATTTTCTCCCCTCTTAACAAAAGTCCATTTACCATATATGATTCCATGCATCATATTCCGTATTACTTCCTCACTGTCTGTCAAGAATACTTGGTAATAGATACTTTTGGTATAATTAAAATCCTCCCCATGATCATTTGCTGGTCTTAATATTATTACAGCCGAAGAGCATCCACGAACGAATCCGTGTATTTCAAGGCATTCATCAAACTCATAATTATCGCGTTCCTCATCATGAACATCCTTAACCCATTTACATGGTCTCCCGTCCTTAAACGGGATCTTTAACTGTTTCTTTGTCATAATCTTTTTAAATCATATTATAATGTTAGGTAATTTCATGAAACACATCCACATGGTTTTACCACTCCTGCCTGTTGTATGTCCAAATAAAGGTGATTGATCAATAGCTCTCAAAACCTCTTTGACGGTTATTTGATCCTCATTCCATTTAAAGATAAGAACACCATAATCATCGAGCACCCGGAAACACTCATTGAAACCCTGATTCATCAACCTTGGCCAATCCTCCGGCAATTTGCCGTATTTCTTGGCAAGCCAACTATTATCACCTGCCTTAAGCAGATGAGGTGGATCAAATACGACAAGCTTGAAACTTTTATCAGGAAAAGGCAAATTGGTGAAATCAGCGATAAGATCAGGATGGACTTTTAAATCTCGACCATCACAAAGAACGTGTTCCTCGTCCCGGATATCAACAAACAATGTCAAAGGATTCTTTTTGTCAAACCAGAACATCCGGGAACCACAACAAGCATCCAATATAATTTTATCCATTTTTTCTACCTTATTGTTCTATATTTATAACTTTCAACTTATCATATTTATCGGTAAAAATCTCATGATCAAACAATTTGTTAGCTTCTATCTTAAAACTTCTATACTTGTCAGTTATATTGATATTAACTCACAAGTTTAATCTCCCCTTATCATTCAATTGTATATGGATAAAACCTTTTGTCACCTTCTTCCCGGCTTTAAGAGCCTCTACGTCTTTATCGGTAATCTTTTTCATACTTTCGATATTTTATCGTTACAATTAAATTCATCTTTCATCCTGATCTTTATGCCTCCATATGATAATTCCTTATGAGCTGTGACAAAATAATCAACCGCATCTTCATCTAATAAACTATGCGGACACCTTTCCCATACAGGACTTTGATCTAGATGATCCCATGTGGCTACAAGTAACCTATTCTTGTCATCATCAATAGCTATTTTGTATGTCCCTGTAGTAGCCTTACGTTTAATGATCGCTCCATTTAACATCTGTTTCTTAGCCCAGCTCCATGAGCCTCTCAACCCAAATGTTCTTATAACCCAGTTATTTATCTTTTTCATTTCAAATTATTTGTTAAAAGTGTAATATAAATATAAATACATAAATTGAATAGGGCTATTCACCATGCCCTTATCAGTAGGATCATCGTATTTGTCAAGCCAAAGACGAAGCGCCTCCCAATCGATATCCTTACGGTCACATACCATGCAGGCTAGGTTAGCCCCGAACGGCTCCCCGTCGCCGCCCAGCGACTTGTTAAACCTCTTGGCTAGTCTTTCCTTGAATCCCTTATCATACCATATCCCGGAAGTAGCGGCATAACAATAATAAGCGTTGTATTTCATTTTCACGCCCATCTTCTCAAACAATGGTGTATGCCATATCCGATCTAAAAAGAATACTATTCCACGATATATGAAGGTTCGGAGATTTTTCCTGTATTCTTTCCCCAAGAAATTATCCACACAAGATATAGTCCCGCCTGAATAATACCAATTATTGGCGCCTCTCTTAACCTTATCCGTCATCTTGAATTTATTCTGTCTGTCTTCCACCCTATCCCAAGGTTTCAGCTTATCCTCATTAAATGTCGGGCAATAATGATAGTAATGATTAATCCACGAGAGGTAGGGGTTGTATATCGTGTATCCATTATCGCTGACATATGAGTTCATATCATACCCAAGTTCCTTGGCTAGAATAGATCCCTCATCAGCTAATACCTTCAATATCGGGTTCAAGTTCCATATCTGATCTTGACTGACGAACATCGAGTAACATGGATCCTCATCCTCCCCATACCATCCTCCCATCCCGCTCACTATTTTATCCAAATCAAGTGAATAATCTTTCCCGGGTAAAAAATCATCTCTAAGAAAAAAACCTCTATATGGGATCATATCATGTATGCCGGGTTGGTCGTCAAATATGAACTTAGCGTTCTCGGTCAATCTAATCAATGTTTGCAAGACAGAGGATATATCTATGGGTGTATATTCACACCCATAGACCTTATTATTTATCCAAAGATATTGAAGAAGCTCGGCTATATTAATAGTCCCGTCCTCCACATATCCTGTCTTGTTATCGAAGTTTATTTTGGCTAGAGGTATATTACTTCCTTGTGGTTGATCACTTTTTTCATTACAACAATGCACGAACCTGTCAAAGAATATATCTTTCCAACCAAAATATTTATCCCTTATCGTCATAAGCCTATTTCTTGTCGTATAACGACATGACGTTAATAAGATCAGCTTTTCTGGCCATCCCCTCAAGTTTATTAAAGCCATCCATGTTATCACCGCTGACGATGATAGTAGGATATACCTCTATACCGTACTTGGATATTTCCTCCTCCGTGGCTTTGTTCTCCGGGATCTGGTTTAACGTGACCTCACCCTCATACTCCTGTAATGTGTTGGCGATAATATACCGCATGTAGTCGCTGTACTCAGCGTCTTTCTTCGTGAAAAAATCGATTCTTACCATTTTTAAATAGTTTTTAGTCTGTTAATAATTAAATCCGCTGTAAATATAGCGTTATCTACCTCATTTATATTCATCCTCCTTCCATCGAAATCGTTAGATAATAAATCCTTTACGATTTGATATCTACGCTGCTCCCGATTTACGTCTACATCAAAATTCAGATTCTTTACACAATCATAATTTAATTCATTATAACTGTAACTGAGATACTTAACTATCGGGAATAGGCTATCATCAATAGTGCGCTTGATTACATTAACGTATTTACCTGTTCTTTTGTCGATAGCTCTTAATCCCTCATCTACTACTCTTTCTCCTGACTCTTCCATTCCACTAGCCCTTTATTATGTTTATCGTAATACAACATTGCTATAGCGTTCCACACCACCTGCGCAAGATGCATACATCCTGTATCCGAATCAAATCTCTCCCCTTTCGTATAAGCAACTAAGTGCCGCATGGTCGCACCTAAATACCGATTGAATCCATCAGGTATATCTTGCCATGAGTTTTCAACGTACTTCTTGGCGCCTTCCGTATATACCCTCACGATGTCCTCTATCTCAGCCAAAGGAAGGAGATCCCACCGGAGTTTACCGTCGGACCGGTCGTCCTTCCCGCTACCGTCTTTCCCTACGAGCGGCCCGCTTTCCATCACCGCATCTCCTATTTTTGTCTTCCCGAAATTCATCGCCTCATCCGCCGTCTCATCATCGATAAGCCTTAACTTGATAGCCCTGTTTAACGACACGACCATCTCCTCATCAACCCAAAGGAACCCATATGCCGTATCCATCAATGAAGCTATTTTCATCATTCCCGTATTGTCAGCGGTCTCAAGCACCTCAAATACCTCACCATCATAAACGACTTTGTCGTATTTGCTAAATTCCTCTTTCATTTCAAACTCCTTTTTGTTTTATTATTAGGTAATTATATACTTTTTAGATTAATAAAATTCACTAAGATCCCTGCATTCTGGTGTTTCTCCTGTCATAGAGTAAAGCTCACCAGATGATAGATACACACAATTCGTGGTCTTTCCGTCTATCCACTCGCTTCGCTTCGTAATCCAACAAATAGCGCAGCGTTGAATCCCCGGCCCCGCCTTTACCCACGAGTGCCGTATGTTTCTCTTTCTTGTCCTGTTGGTGTTGTCAAGTTTCCTCATATTAATCCTCCAAAGTCATTATAATCTTATCTTTCCCGATAATAACCTCATTTCCGCTCCTTACATCAAAGCATTTCCCTTCATCTGCCTCCTTGAAATAAAGAACGCCATTGTACTCGAATAAACCGAAGCCGTAATCGTCTAGCTTCATTTCGTCAAGTCTCTTGAATTTATACACCTTTCCCATATCTTTTGTATCTATATTTTGTATTACTAAGCACATCAAAAAGATAGATAGGATTGTCGCTATTAGCCCTCCATAAAATTTAGTCGAATCATTCTTTTCATTTCCTTCTACTATCAAATAGATAGAACACGCCATTATTATAAAGGTAGATCCTAATCCAATCATAACATTTTCCTTGTTTTCAAAAACTCCATCATATCCTCTGCGCTAAGCTGGAAGCCTGCCACCGCCTTATAACCTCCTCCCCCTGGATAGGCTTTACGTGCCAGCGCCGAGACATCCATCTCCTCCTTGGTGGTATAGAACGAGCATCTGAAGAATCTGCCGTTCCAGCAAAATGGCATCATCAAATCGTGTTTTCTAGGATCGTACATAGACTCGAATGTGGTGGAGTTAAACTCCGTAGTATTCATACATATCGCCTTGTATCCAAATATATCTGCCTCGAATGAGAACATCTTCATTTCTCCTCTGTTTTTCTCGATGATATATTCTATTATGGCCTCGCCATTTCTTATCATATCAGAAACAAACTCGCCATTCGCCTTGTTTAGCACCTCCCTGACCATGTCAACGTCAAGCCCGCAATACCCTCTCATCCCATATTGGAATGAAAGAACGTCACTCCATTCGAAGCGATCATGATCCCATACATCATAAGCGCTCAATAATTTTACCACGTCAGGGGTTTCGATATCATCGAAAAGATATTCCCACGTAAGCTCACAAGCCGCCGTTCCGATACGTCTTTTGCCTTTGACATTATAGTCCTTCACAGCTTCTATCGCCGTCTTATGGTGGTCTATCCATGTGACATCTATCCCCTTGTCTTCCCATTCGTCGAATAAGAATCTCGTTCTATCGCCAAATGACACGTCAACTACAAATACCTTATCATATTTATTCACGTCAGGTATTTCCTTGCCGTAATTGTAAGGAAGAAGATCAATGTCCCCTTTGAAATACTTTTTCACTATAGCCGCTGACATTACTCCGTCAAGATCAGCCTCATGATATATGCACCCAATCATAATAATTTTTTTATTTGTTTCAATTCATATTCTATCACACTGATACGACCCATGATAATATTTTTATCATCGTCATTATCATGATCACCATCTTCCTTCTTAGATAAGATATTATCTATTTGGGCTGACGCTAATACCATCATCATGCAATGATTTGATTTAATTTTTTTGTGATATATGTACGCCATTTATAGCGATTTGGACACAAATATCTTTTATCTCATCTATGCTCATATTCATAATCTATTGTTTTTAATTAAAAAATCTATGTACTCTTTTATCTCCTTGTTTCGACCATTACTCCAGTCAAATGTCTCGTTTATGAATTTGAAGTACGATACCGGAATTGAATGCAACATCCATCCACAATACTTGCCGAATGTCATCACCGTAGATCCAAGGGGATGATCCGGCCTTCCGGGAACAGGGGCGGCGGTTACGCCCTGCGCCAGCCCCCTCCTACGATCTTTCTTGGCGGCTTTGATATCCAGATCTGTTTTCGTTACCTTATCCCCCATCGGGATATTAGTTATTAGCTTATCGCCGATAAACATTCCCCATCCATACCCCTTGTAGTTCTCTATACTAAGTTTCCTTATATCACCGAACCTTGACGAGTTGTTACAACAATCAACGACCAATGCGCTATCCTTACCGTCCTTTATCCTGACAGCTCTCCCAAGCCACTGATAAAACGACGAGAATGAGAATGTTGGTCTTCCTACTATTACACAATCCAGACCCGGATGATCGAATCCCGTACCGAGGGCGGAATAGTTGAACACTACCCTCGTCCCACCTGACTTGAATCTCTCGACTATAGCCTCCCGCTGCTTTTTTGGCGTGCCTCCGTGAACTACCTCCGCCATGCCAGCGCATATCTTTGCGTTCATCCATTCGGCGGCCGTATTGCAGCTCTCAACAGAATCCATAAACACCAGTATAGATCTACAGATGTCTTTTAATACCATCAACCGACGTAAAATAAGGTTGTTTAAGCCATTTTTTCTCACCGCCTCACTAATTGACTCAGCCGTATATTCGGAGCCGTTAGAATTGAGTTTAAGGGCATCTCCATTGAAATCCCATGTCTCATATTTAAGAGGTGTCCAAAATCCTTGCCTTATCATCTCCTCTACCTGTATCACGTGAATCGGGTTCTTGAAATATACCGGTCTCATACGAGTGATGAAATTAAGTTGGGAATATGATGTCTGTCCTATCGACACGTTTTTAAGTCTACATGGCGTGGCTGTAAACCCTATCACCTTTCTCGGCTTCAGCTCATTCATGAATGTCATGAACTCACTGCCGTCCTCAGGACTATATCCGGCATGAGCCTCATCTATCAATACATTTCTGATTCCCATCTCCTTAAGCTGCCCAACAACCTTCTTGATAGACCCTAACGTGGCGTATATCATGTTAGACAGCTCTTTCTTGCCACAGGAGGCGGAATAGATGGTAGCCGGTATGCCATATGATGTAAGCTTGCGGTAGTTTTGTATTAGTAATTCGCGAGACGGCTGGAGAATCAGCGTCTTATCTCCCATCAATCTAGCCGCTTCTGCTATGAGGATCGATTTACCGCAACCTACCGGTCCGATGACTAATACTGGATCATGTCTATCAGAGTTTATGTAATCGGATATACTTTTAACACACTCCTCTTGATATGGTCTTAGTCTGTATATCATTTGGATCTGTAGTTATCAAAAACGTCTTTCACGTACTCTAATCTTATCGCACACTCCCGACCATCGTCCATTTTCACCATTAAAGTTTCCTTGGTCTTGCTTATGGCTATCACCTCTCCTGTTCCTATCTGGGTATGGACTATATCGCCTATCTTTATATTGAATTTAATCATGATCTAACTTCTTATTAAATTCCTCTATCTTGCTCCTATCTGTCTCATTCACCATCTCAGCCTCTTCCTTGAACATGTCGTACCCTTCTCGGATATTATCCCCAACCATATTCTCTATCATCTCCCTCATCTCATCGCTCCTTACGGCAAAGGATATTTGAAATGATTTACTTGTGCCTTTCATTAGATAATCAATTTCCTTCTTGCATTCTGTCATCAATCTATCCAGATTATCGAACTTAACGAACTTAGAGTTGCCATTGGCTTTCCTTACCCCATCCTTAAAATCCTCCAATATCCCGTTAAATACATCCGCCATACACATCATGGAATGTAGCCATACCAGCATATTGAATTTATATTCATTATCAGCGTTATTCATCAAACTCACCAAAGACTCGCTTTTTGTCAACATGATCTTCGATTCCCGGTCTACGATATCCTTTATCTCCTGCCGGCATTTCATGGCACCAACGAAATCCATTTTAGAATAACATTCATTTGATTTCTCTACCAATTTCCTAATATCCTTTCTAGACATCAGAAGATCCAATACCTGTTTTTCTCTTTCGTTTTTATCCATAATCATTTATTTATTGACACAAATATAATTAAAGCCTAGATATTTACCTAGGCTTTTTAATAAAGTTAATCTTTTTTATTCTTTCTTTTTGACTCATCCCAATCCGATGAATACCTACATGTGTTTTGTTTGTGGATTGAGAAATCGCACCAAAAACACAAGGGCTTGGGGCGGGGTTCAAGGCAGGCCGGCTGGCGCCCCATGAGGTAGCGCTTCTCGTACTTATACCCCTGTTTGGCGTCGTCCCAAACGTGAGCTTGATAGCTATCTATTTTATTTGTCTCGAAATCATACATGTCAAGGAGAATATCGTTAAGTTCCTTGACAGATCTCTCTACTTTCTCCTTATCTACCTTCACGTTCTGATTGTCCAGCATGCGGGTAAAGAAATAGCTGCACATATCCGGCAATACCTTGTACTTTCTCAGTATGTAGAAGGCGTATATCGGATGCTGGAGATTATGAAGCAGCTTGTCTTCATCGAATAACTTTCTCCCGGACTTCCAGTCTATCGTATACATGGCTATCCTGTCCTTTGTCTTATACTCTCCACGCCAGTCCACCGATCCTATGATATGTACCTTATCGTACGTCACGCCATCCAAGGTAAGTGGCTTGGGTAGCTTATAGGGCAGGACGAAGCTCTCCTCCACGCCGGCCGGTCTCGACCCCCGGACCACCTTCTCCATTGGCGTAAGATCAGACCATGCCTTCTTATAATTGCCAGCAGCATCCTTCTCAAACAACCCCACAATCCATCTTATTAGCCTAGCCGCATGTTGCATAGACTCGATCTGGGATTTTACGCTATCAAAAGGGATCTGTTCTATATCGGCGTAGTAATTGAAAGCCTTACTCATATCCTCATAAGAAGGTCTGCATCCGTTCTTGAAGAAATACTCCATTGTCTGGTGGATAACCGTACCATATGACGTAGCTTCGTGCTTTTCCGTGGATCTGTGACCCTCCACGTAAGTCTTATACCATTTATATGGGCACTGGATGAACGTGTCTATCTGCGAGTAAGAGGCGGCGAGAACCTTCTCTCCGTTTATAACCTTACATAATAAGTTATTCTCCGGTATTACCATAAAGCTTATCTATTTTTATGTCATGTCCGTATAAGTCCATTAACAGGTTTTGTAGATGGTGAAGATTCTTAATCTGAATAGGATCGCTTAGATCGTCTTCCAGATCCCTAAGCCCAAGATAATACCCATCATCAAAAATCTCTATAGATATTCCATAGCCTCGATATACATCCCGCCCCTTATCACGCTTGAAATAGATAGTATCAAGTATATTATCATCTATCTCAATAGGTATGACATCATCTTCCCCGGAATACCATTTCATTATCCCATCATCAACCTCACATTCAAGGATCAATGACTTACTTTCATTACGCATACCAGTAACGCACCCTACTCTCCATATATTGCCAGCCTTGTCTTTTACAAGATCCCCTATCCTTAGTTCTTTAGCCGAAATCATACTCGTCCTCCTCGTTGTAATCGTCATCGCAATCATCGACAAGAGGGGTCTCTAGCCCCTCTTCCCAATCATCATATCCGAAGTCCATTACTTACTCTCAAGCCAATCGTACAACATATCCACAAAAATCCCTACAGTTAGTTCATCGACAGATTTATCGCCAAAGACATCATCCGGTATCCTTATATCCATCTTTTCTTCAATCCCTATCAATACCTCTAATAAATCAAATGGATCTATAGCTAGATCGGATGACAAATTACTGTCTTCTCTTACATCGTCAATTACCTCTATATTATTAATGTAATTGAACTCATGCATTTTCTCGAATATCTCTTCCCTCACTATCTCCAATAACTCATCTCTTTTCATAATCCTTTAAATAATTGTACAACATATTTGTAAGCTCTCCTACCGTCAATTCGTAATAAGGCTTGACATCAAGCACTTCATCAGGTATACATCTACCAGTTCTCTTCTCTATTCTCATTATGACTTCCACGAAATCAAGGGAATCCAAGGCCATATCCGCGCCCAGCTCATCATTATTGGTTATCGATTCAGGATGATTAAGCCCATTAAATTCACCTACCTTTTCGAATATCACCTCTTTTATCATTCTCGATAATTTATCCTTTTCCATAATCTAAATCGACATTTTCAATCTTCTACCTAATTCTTTTTTTATATCCGATATCCTTTCGATATCCATCTTAACATCGCCTGTGATAGCGTATTCCTTATCCATTCTCTTTGGGGGATCCGGAAGCCGGCTTATGGCGAACAACCATGCCAGCTCCTTGTTCTTGTTCTCCCTAAGATACAAGTCAGACGTCATGCCATACATTTTTATGATCGTATCGAATAACGTTGATTCCGATAAACTCATATGCACGCTATACACATTTGATGGTTTCCAGATCAAGTTATCCAATCTCATCGTATATTCACGTTTAAGATCTATGTGAGATATTACGGCCCTTACTATAGGTTCTTCCTTGAAGTTGGTGTTAGCCACAAACCAGATAAGCCTTTTTTCCACCTCCTTGATAGCTCCTGTATCCTTACCCGTATCGTTATATACCCCAACGATACGGTCCCGGATCCCCTCGACCTCCGGTGTCAGACCGGGTGTCTCTATCAGCATCAGCAGCGATCCTCCCCTTGGCGTTATCTTCCATTTCCCATTCTTCTGAAGCTCAATATAACCAGATGCTTTATAACTATCTATTTTCTCCTTTGGAATGGTGTTAGCCATCTCTTCTTTTTGCCGGATCATCAAAAGATATCCAACATCAGACATCGTTAATCCTGATGTCATCATCTGTTCAAAATTTATATACATATGTAAATAAGTTAAAATATTGACCTAATCTTTCTAGCTACCCTCTCGACTATATCGGGATGATCATTTCCGTTATATATATCTATTAGCGTATCTATTATATGTAACCTTATGTTTTTCTTTGATGAATGAAACCAAAAATCTCCATTTTTTCTGTTTACAGGTTTGAACATCTTCAGTTCTGGTATAAGATAACACGCCACACATGATCTTTCAGCAAGTGATAATTCAACCGCTGCCTTTTCTATTGCTTTGCACATAAATACATAATTATCATTCTTTATTAGAACGTAAGCCCTTCTCAACACCCTAAGGGCGTCTGCTTTCGATAATCTCTTTCCCTTTCTCATATTGTTTTACGATTTTATCCAAAGCCCCTCTTTTTAAAGAGGGGATAGTATCATATTTCATATATTCTTTTGATTTTCAATGTATTTTATAATTGTTTGTTCGGATATATGCCCTACCGATTCTACATAAAAAGATCTTGTCCATAATGTAGGAAGCTCTCTTCTAAGAGATTCAAATTCTTTTCTTAACATGTTAGCTGTATATCCTTTCAATTGTGAAACAATATGAGATATACAATCAGAAGGAGTTGCTTTTATAAATAAATGAACATGATCCGGCATTATCTCCAGTTCTTTTATTTCCCAATTGTTTTGACTAGCTTTTTCGTATAGAAGCTCTCTTAATCTTCTTTCGATATCTCCTACGAGTTTCTTTCTTCTATATTTAGGGCACCAAATTATGTGATACCCCAAATTATAGACACTTCCTCTGTTTGTTTTCCACCTGCTATCCATTTTTTACTGATTTGTTTTGCAAATATAGTATACTGTTATTATATTTGTGCCGTAAAAATAATTAAAACATGATCTCATACAAGTACAATATATATAAATCTAAGAACACTAAGCATTTAGATAAAATGCTTAGGGAATGTGCATTTGTATGGAATCATGCCTTGAATTTACAAAAACGTTATTACAGGAGATTTGGAAAATATATTTCACTGAACAGGCTTCAAAAGCACTTTGCCAAACGAATCAAAAGAATCTTTTTGCATTCCCAGACCGTACAGGAAATCCTTGGACGTCTTGACAATTCCTATAAAAGGTTCTTTAAAAAGTTATGCAAAAGACCTCCGAAGTTCAAGAAAGCAGAGAAGTTTAACTCCTTTGTATTTAAACAGGGAGGATTTGCTTTGAATGGAAATGTTTTCACGATCAATAAGATAAACAAGCGTTTTAAGTTCTCATATTCCCGTCCTTACGATGGGAATGTAAAACAGGTCAGAGTTTTAAGGGAAACATGTAATAGATATTCCATTGTCATCGTAACAGACTCGAAATCGAATAAGACCTATGAAAAGTCACGTAATGGTGCATCTGTAGGAATCGATTTCGGACTTAAAACTTACATGACATTAAGCGATGGAAAGTCTATTCAGTCTCCTTTGTTTTTCAATAGATATCAAAAGAAGATAAAGAAATGTAATCGCAACCTCTCAAGATCTGAAAAGGGATCGAATAACAGGAAAAGAAGGTTGTTCGAGCTTCATCAGACAAACAGGAAAATCATGAATCTACGTAGTGATTTTCAATGGAAGTTAGCACATCAGTTGTGTAAACAATATGATTATATTTTCATTGAAGATCTAAACATTGAAGGAATGAAACGTTTGTGGGGAAAGAAAGTTTCTGATCTCAGTCATTCTTCTTTTATTAACAAACTTACGTATATCGCTTCAAAGTATGGAGTGATAGTACATAAGATTGACAAATGGTATCCTTCCTCCAAAACTTGCGAATGTGGCTGCATTAATAAAGGTCTGTTGTTACGCGACCGCACATGGGTTTGTCCCGGATGCGGTTCTATCAACGACAGGGACCTCTTAGCCTCTAAAAATATCCTTCGGAAGGGCATTTCCGAATTGGAGAGTACGGGTAATTCCAACGGTTGTAAAACCGGGGTCCCGTACACTTGTATCCAAGAATCCCAATCACTTTAGTGGTGGGAGTATGTCAACGTATAAGATTCATTAGCCATACCAACCCTACCAACTGATATAGATTGATTTATTGATTGATTAAGATGCCCTATAACCGACATCTTAGCCCTAACCGTATTGGCGCATCTTAGAAGGATTCGATAATCCTCTAACGCTCTCTCGTATCTTACATCCACCCTAGCCCTTTTATCAGCATCAGTCATGCTCTTGCATGTTCCGTCCTCCCTCAGGCTTATAGCGATCTTGTCCCGTATGATCCTGATATCATCCTCGGCTATCACCAGCTCAGCATCAAGAACACCTTTGTAGGAGCTAAGAAGATCCTCTACCGCTACAACCTCCCGCTTCAGATTCTCCAACTCCAATACCATAGAGTTGTCGTTCATCCTCTTATACTCCTGAACTTTTTTGGATACCTCCTCGCAGATGTTAATGATCTCCTTTTCCCGTTCCCGATTGATGATATACCTAATGCTGTATTCAGACATCTCCTTTAAATAGGATATAATTTCCCGTATGCCCATCTTATTCTCGGTGGAGAAGTTGGCTTTTAACAACATCTCCATGCCTTTCATAATAACAAGCAAATAATTCTTTCTAAGTCTCATGATTAATATGGTGTTTCGTCATGTACTACATTAAAATCATCGCTAGGCGGTATGTATTGCTGCTCCAATGGAATACTGGGAGGCGGGGGCGGTAGCGTAACGACTGTCGTGTCCGGCTTGCCGCTACCCACAGGGGCATCCGAGCCTCCTGGTCTTTCTTGGCGCACCACCCCTCCATCAGGATAATATCGCTCATATCCTTTCATGATATCCACATGTATCGCATCAATCTCCTCCAATGATCTTTGACGAACCTTTACGATATGATGGAACAATAATCCATCTACACGGAAGGATCGTCTTGATTCACTTTTAAAACGTTCCAGATTAGGATACCATCCTTGCGGAAATTGCATGTATGAGGAGTACCCGTATCTCCTTGGGATATTCAACACTACCATAGCCGTACACAGTTGTCCCAATGAGTCAGATTGATAGAAATCAGACTGCCTTGGCATATGATCCTTCGGATCACGCCTACCCTCTATCTCTCGATTGAGTTGCGATACGATAAGGAAGAAGATGTTTGGAAACGTTCTTTTGGCTATATTGCACATATTCATCAAACTATCTATATTCCTCTTGGCGTCACCCGAACCTTGTATAAGAGCTGTATGATCTATGGATACAAATACAATTTTCTTATCCTTATTCGCCGGCATATATACATTCCATAGAAAATCTTTAAGCTCATCAACTGTTGTAGGTATTGGTATATACGTTATTCTGTTTGAATTTTCTTGTTTAAGACATTTTTGCATTTCCAGCATCTCCTCTTCATCCATTTTACGAAGGAGGATATCTTCTATGTCTTTGTTCATTTTTTTTGATAGTGAACGTAATACCAAGTCTTCCGGATTCATCTCGAACTCACATCTTAACCATACATAATCATCTGCTTGTGGATTGATGTTGACATTCATCACATTGTTCATGATTTTCTGTGCCAAATAGGATTTTCCAACCCCTGGTCTAGCTCCTATGGCTATCGCATGTTGAGGGTAAAATCCTCCCAGCAAAGCTTTATCTAGATAAGGATATCCAGTACGAGCCGGGAGAAGTTCTCCCGACTGATATTTCATTATCCTCTCATAGGCGTCCATGATAATTTCCTTGGACGTCTTCCATATCCTATTATCGTTCATCCTCGTGCGTTTCTATCGCCAGCCGTATCGGATTTAGATCCTCTGTTAGCTGACCTTGATTTGTACCTCAATCCCTTTGCCGTATGGCATAGATCCTTTCCCTTCCGATAGGCTTTACCTTTCAGCTTATCGGTCTTGTAGTTCTTGCGACCCAACTCCCGCCTCTTGGCTTTCTGCTCAGGGCGGGCGTTGATCTTCTTATCCGTCTCGGCTTTCTTTCTTCTGGCCTCCGGATGTGTCCTATAATATTCAGTCGACCTCCCCATCCTCGTCCTCCTCGTCATAATCATAATCCTCTACGATAATATCCTCTCCATCTAAATATGAGGCTTTATCTCCAAGTCTGCTTCTCATGCTCTCGTAAGGATCATCCCCATCTTTTATTTCCCACACACATAAGTGCGGACCTATTATATCAATAAGCATGTTGGCCTTATCCTCGCTTATGCCTTTTTCTATCATCTTATCTCTGCATTTGTAAAAACCACATGTCTTGTTAAACACTGATCCTCCTACATAAAACCCTGTCTGTTTGTGAATAAAAATTACTTTCATGTTTTGTCAATTTTTATCAATATAATAATTATTTTTGTAATCACCGTAACTCATGTCAGCGTCACACACCACCAAGTCAGTTACCTTATCCACTACATGGAATAGATGCTCCGGACATCCGTGGCATGCGCTACCGCCTATCGCTATCGTATTATGCCTAGGGCAGTTATTCCCCCTCCCTCCATCATATATCTGTATCCGATTATCACTATATGTCTTGATATGTCTCATGACTTTAAGTAATGATGGCAAAGACATCTTGTAAGGGGATATGTATTCTTGCGGTATCCCTAATTCCCCGGACAGTTCCTTACAAAAATCTAGCTTATCCTGTCCCGTCCTTTTCAGGAACGCATCAATCTCTATCCCTACCATATCCATGGCCTTAAGAAGGCCCGGTTTGGCCAATCTTCCTATCGGGTTCCCCATGGAATCCGACCTCATCCAAGCCCCGCACTTCTCGCATCCGACCTGCTTCCCTTCCACGGTATTTATTAAGGTGGATGGGTTCTTGCAGTATGGGCATATAGACCCGTTTAACATAGCTTTCTGGGCTAAAGACAATTCTTTCATACCTTTTCTTCTATCTCAACATTAAATAAGCTGCAATATCTATTGAAATTCCTGCTTTCTATTTCCATATCCTCCTCATACCTGTTAATTGATTTAATAAAATCATCGTAACAGTCCTTGCACATCCATTGATTGATTACCGCTACATAATAGCCCACGGACGTAGGTCTGTTACACATATCGCAAATACCTAAGCACCCATATCTGGTGAGCTTATCCATCATCTCCTGTCTTGTTATTTCAAGCACCTTGAATTTCTTGTAATTGTCAACTACCTTTGCCATTGTAAATTTGTTTAATAATAAAATAATCCGCTATATCCATTCCCTCATTTATATTGGGTTTTGATTCTAGAAAATTACTTATCTCTATATTCATCCCCCTCATATCCTTGTCTACCTTCTTTCTCCATTCGTTGAAAGCGTCGCCCTTATCCGGGTACAGGACTATCCGCCTCCTACCCAATGTCTCTATCATCTCCCTTTTCAGCATATGGATACCGCCACAGGCCATAAACAACCTACTAGGGTACACGATGTTGCAGATAACAGCCGTCTTCTCTGACTCTACTATATACACCGGAGCGTCATTGGGATAGAAGTTGATAAGAAACTCCCCGAACAGGCATTGCCTAAGCAGGTAATCCTGACCGTCCAGTATATGCACCCAACATACGTGATCCATGGGAACCTTTACCCTCTTCCCGTCAGGCCCGTAGTCCATTATCTTCCCGGTCCGCACTACCCAATTCTTATCCAGTTGCCAGAACACACAGCACTTACCCCAGTCCCCGAATCTCATCATCCCCACCTTATACAAGCTAAATGCCCTATTGGTATGATACGATCCGAAGATATTGGATAGATAATCCTGAAGATCGGATGTCTCGAAAGGATTAAGCGTCTCAAACATCTTGCTTACCGGAATGCAGTTGGCTATATCCGGATCCATAGGAGGTCTGTACCTCCTTAATACTTTGTTTGAATCGGTAAAAAGATCATTGTTCCCAAGTTCGCTCCCTGTTGGATATTTAAAGTAACCACATTTATTTTTATGATCACACACCCCAAACTGCTCTCCAACGATCTGACCGGTGGTTACGTCCACGTACGGCGTAAAACACTTATCCTTGCCGCATTGCGGGCACGTCAGCTTCCTCCTTGGTTTGCTATGATCCAGCTCATACCGATGAACACTCTTATTGAACTCCCTAAATTCCATCACCCTCTCCTCTCATTCATGACTCTATATATATAGTCCCTCAGCGGCTCTTTCCTTACCAACTTATTAACATCAAACTCGCCTTCTATATCTAAGGATCCGATTCTTGATGTAACCGTATAATTAGTTTTCTCGAACTTATACTTTCCTTGAAGATATACTACGGTAGCCATATTCAATATAGGGTTGTCAGTCTGTCTCTTCAACTTATATTGGCTGGTCTTTGCGGTAGGATCACCCGGAGCGAAGTTATATATCTCCTCTATCTCCAATATCTTTCCATAGTTCTCTAATATCATTCTTCTATATAACTCAAGTTGGAAAGCATACTCGTCATAGAAATTGCCTTTCCTGTTTGATTTGAAGTCCAATATAGCGAATATCCTCCTGCATCTCTTTATCTTCTTTTTCTCCGTCTTAGGCTGACCTTTCTTGGCTCCCGTCTTATAGAACTCTCCTGTCTCGACCTCTATCTCCACCATCTCCGGCTCGCCATCCATCTCCACCACTGCGTCCACCGAAGAAGCTACTTTCAATCTCCTTGACCTCAACATCTTTTCGATCAATACAGGTTTTACATGTCTTTCCTTGCAGAATATGGCAAATGATATCAGATCCTCTATCAGTTCATCAATGTTATCCACTAATATCCGCTCCATCCTATACTTGTCTATTCTTAGCTTGGCTTCCTTGACCACCTTCCTGATCCATGTCGGGATCAGCTTTATGTTAACCCCGGTCAGATACAACCCAAATAGATAATGCATGATAGTACCCAGATCAGCCCTGTAGTTAGCGTACTCATCAGGATCCTTACCCTTGAGCCTCATCTCATTCTTCCACTTCTCCAAGGCTCCGGACGTATCACAATACCCATTGGCGATATTGTTAGTGGCTCCATCGTATATGATAGGATACCCATCAACATCCATCTCATAATACACACGTTTGCCGGCTACAGTCATTCTATATAACACAGGTGTCGGGATATCCTTTATCCATTCAGCGGCATAATACTGTTGCTCTGTCTCCAGATCATACTCAACCTCCATCTCCTCGTTAGGCTCGTTTTTAGGCTCTTCAACAGGCTTTTCCTCCTCAACCATATCTTTCTTTGGGACCGTTGATAAAACGTCTAATATGCCAAAGAAAGCGGTAAATTTAGGATCTGTATGATATGATCTTAATACTGGTAATGATGATCGCCAGTAATATGATGACCGATGCTCGTCCGCTATCTTACCTAAAGCCGACCATTCCACCTCCCCATCATCCGCAATAATCACATTGTGTCTCTCGGATAAACGAACTCTCATGTCATCAAACGGCTCTTGATCGCTTATGACTTCCATGATCGTCCCATAACTATATACTGTGTCACTTATAGCCTTATATCCTAGGCCTAAAAGTAATCTTTGTTTTCTTCTATCCATGTCAATAATCTGGTTTTTAATTTACCATCCTCCTCGACTTTAGGTGCGAGATCCCTCATCCTTCTGGCTGCCAACAGCCATACGTTGCCAAACTCGTCCAAGAGCCGGCTGAAATCCATCGTATCTAATAGATAATCGAATCTTGTATGCTCATCAGCCGTCAAGTAGATAATGTTATCATTATCCTCAGCAACTGATTTATATTTCCGTTTAGGGTATAAGTGGCATATGTTGCTTACCCCCGGGCATGGTATGTATGCGCCGGTAGCAGATCTCCTTGTCATACTCAATCTAGCCACATGGGCGCCAAAGAAAACGGCTATGCTCTTCCCCTTTGGCTTGGCCTTCACCCGTATCGCCGCCCTTTCCTTTGGCGGTAGCTCCTTGGCTCTGCATGCGGGACACAACCCCTTACTCCTTATGGTTACCATCCTTCCGCATCTCTCACACGGTAACATCCTACCTCTCATACCTTTTTCTTTTTATAACTTTTGTTGAACTCCATAAGGCTCATAGCCCTATACCTCTTAAGCCTATTAATCTTACCCTCAGTCCAATCTTGATCCTTGAAGTTGATGATCGTATCGAATATCTGAGCTAGTTCCCGGATATTAAAACTCCTGTTTTGTATCTTCTTATAGAACCCCGATCTGCTATATCCTAATTTAGAAGCTAGATAAGTTTTGTTAGACAATGTGAGGATACGATAAATCGTACCCTCCATTTTACTTATCTCCATCAACTTCTCGGCTATGGACGACGTGGTTTCGTAGCTAGCTTTACTGCCTACTATCCTCATTTTTTCTCCGGATTCCTGATCTTACCATCAAACTCGTAGAAGTCCATCAGTTTCTTCTCTTCCTTGATACAAGTGACAACGAAATCTGATATGGTTCCTTTCATGCCTTCCTCGAAATTCTTTTTGGCATGATCAAGGTCATTGGCCCGAACGATGTAGTTAAACGCCTTGCGTTTCTCATTGCCCGATTTCTCGTCTATCGTAACATAATCAGCCGTGACCTTATAGAACCGGTCTCCATCCATGGCGAATAATTCCGCTATCCGGAATCGTTTGATATCAACACTAAACTCACCGGAGATAAACGGTTTCATCTCCTCTATGATTCTAGCTTCACACTCGGTATAAGAAAGAGCATCTACTAAATATTCTTCCTTAACCTTCTTCTTCATGCCATTCTCGGCATCGGTCTCATAAGAAACCGTACATTTAAACCAATTGTGCATTTTAATCTATATTATTGTTAAACAAAGGATAATCTTTTATTCCTTCACGAATATATCTTTCCGTATCATCATCCACGTCATAAGCTTTCTTAAAAAACGTCATAGCCGTATTCGTATCATGATCCACCAACGGAAGATATTCCTTTACAAAAAGGAATCTAAGATGATTCATATGATCAATCTTATTTCTTACATCGATTACCTTCGACCAGATCTCGGCATGGATTTCACTCATTCTTTTTATATCCTTCTTGTATTTATCTACCTGATCTTTATACTCCTCCTCAATCTTATTATTCTTGTCCTTTATAGATTTGTAGGACTCCTCATCTTTCGTATCAAACATTGGAATATGTTTGATATTGATTATATCCAACTTATTATATATCTTCTCATTGGATATAGTGAAATCGTATGTAGTCTTGTATAAATCAAACTTACTTAAGAACTTAGCTATTTTAATAGCATCATCCTGATTAAAAACAGCTATGCTCAATCCTTCTAAAAGGTAGAAGAAATTAGATGGAGAAATAGGCTTATAGTCATATGTCTTCATGATTGGAGGCTCATCTATGAACCTTACGCCTTCCTCCGCACATCTTGTTACGATCAATTTCTCTACCTGTTCGTCAGTAAGATTATATATCTCCTGATCGGTCATCTTATCAATTGTCTTCATCATCCTCATCCTCCGACATCGTTTCATCCATACTAGCCATAGCACTGGCTTCTACCATAAGATCCATATCTATGTTCTTTACCGAGATTTCATAGTTATCATCATTTTCTTTATAGAAAATGACTTTACCACCATACTCGAAACCATCATCCTCGGCCTTAATCATATCGATGATCTTCTCTAACCCCTTTACAAATTCACTCTTTTTCATATGTGTAATTTTTATGTGTCTACAAAAGTAGACATTTTGTTTTTGAATTAAATTAAATAAACATTATTAATAGTTAATATCATCCTTTCTCCTATCATTCATATTTATTCCTTCATAAACTCAACGCAACATTTATCCACTCTGGTTATTGTTTGATAGTCATCGGTACGGATACTATATCCTTTATAGCTGGTGGGAGTATGTCAAACCCTCCATGACAACAGCACCACGAGCAAAAAGCTAGTCGCTCCCGCTCCGGCATGCCTTGAAACTCCACCGCCGCCCTATACCATGCAGGGGATAATACCTCTACCTTTTTCGGTACGGGCGGCGTCATGAGCACCGATCGCCGCCTTCCTTTGGCATCTTCCCTACTTTCCATTTGGATTATCCTTTAACAACTCAGCTATCTTATCTTCCTTCAACATATTTTGCTTTCTCATGTTATCCACGATAAAGGTAGCGAACGCCATATCATACCTCTTCCTTAACTCATCAACAAAAGATTTAGCTCTTGATTCTATCATTGTCCCAATACCTACGTCTATAACTTTCTTCATCCTACCTCTTATAAACTCATCCACCGTCAACTCATCATCCATATAATCTAGCCTGAATCTATATTTCTTCTCGCTGGCGTTCTCGATGAGATCGCTCATTGATTCCCTCGCTATCTCCTCAATTTTCTCTGATATCGGATTAGATATTTCCCTCATCAGCTCATCCTTGAACTTTTCTTTAAGCTCACGTACTACGGCTAACCTGACCGAGCTGGTAAACTCCTCTTTCAACGTCGCTTCGTTGTACATAGCGTCCTCAAATACATCTTCTAAATTTAATTCTACTTGAATTTTCATATCATTATATTTTAATAAATTATAAATTTTTTAGGCATATAATTATCATGTATTATTTCCCCTCATCTTTTAATATTAATTTCTTCCCGATCTTTTTAATTTTTGTCGGTCTTGATAATCGATAGTCTCTTTCTATCGGTCTATTAAGTACATCATCCTTGTGCCCCTTGTATCCTTTCTCGTAAGCACTAACCCTTGCGCAAAACTCAACCACATCGCCTGGCGATAAATCAGCACTGCTAAATCCTTTTGTTAAATCGAACCACAAATGATCTGATACTATTTTGCTATCAAGTGCCACATCTTGTAAAAGCATCGTTTTTTACAGGTCCAATGTATCCATTCCTAAATCCAAATCTAACAAAGGTTGCTGTAAACACATGGCGTCCTTTTGATCCTATTGTTCTCAATTCTTCTCTCATCATCTGTCAACCCGCTGTAATCACCATTCATCAATGCGCCTGCTCAATATGACGGGAGTAGGTATTTTATCGATCCTCTTTTCATGTCAATCAATGTTTTTTGCTCCTATAATCACCGGCGTAATCTATCCAAATCCTGTAATCCTTCCTGTATCTGGACACCTTCATTTTTATTTTTCTTGATATGCTCTTGTCTATATCCTCGCCAAGTATTTCCCTTGATTCCCTTTGAAGTACCGCCCCGATAAGAGGATAGACATCCAAATAATTGTCTTCACACTCTTCGAAATCTATTACCTTGTTCCCTATTGCCCGTTCCAATGCCTTATCCATTGCCTTCATGATGGATTCTTGTATATCTTTATATCGATTGATAAAATCCTGTTCTTTATTTTTCATTTTAATACATTTTTTACAAAAGATGTTCGTTACCTTCATAAGGAATACAATAGATCTATCCCATCCCATTTAAGCATTCATATCTTTCTTCTTTATATTGAGCATTAGCAATTTTCCTAACAAACAAACTTACGTGCCAATCATCTTTTTCTGTATCTCTTACTAAAACTTTATCAAATGGCTTGAATTTATATTTTGGTTCTATTTCAATACCAAAGAATTGTTTCAAGTATATTTTGGCTTTAGGCTCTTTGCTTATTTTAAGAGCATCAATAAACTCTTGCCTCTCATCCTTGGTAGCAAATCTGTATCTCTCAATATTATTTTGATCGGCATGCCCATTATTTAAATGTAAATAACTCCCTTTTTTCCAAGAGGCATAATGAGACGTAGGGTATTCCCCGTTTGTATTCAATATGAATAAGTAATCACCTTCTTCATTGCTCAATACATCCCCATCCTTAAATGCCGTATATTCCGGAATATTAATACAAAGCCTACATCCTCTTGCTCCCATTCCATTATCAGAGAACCAGTCAGATATTATATCGCCATCAGAATAAATCACTCCTAGTGTATTAAACATCCCCCTATCTTTATTATAATACACTAACTCTACCTTATGATTATGCCCGATCGTTACAATCTCACCCTTGCGTTCACCATTACTGATTTTCTTTGCCAGCTCTAAGTCAAATGGTTTTGTTATCATTCTCTTTTCCATAATTTTACATGTATTTATATTGTTATTTTTCACTTTAGCTATATTATCATCTTGTAGCAATCTTGCTTTAAGATCATCTATAGTCCTTAAATCCATATTATATGTGCATAGATGAGCGTTCCCGTAACCGGTTAAATTGTTTATTACAGCCACATGATATCCGCCACCTATCTTATACACTTCCTTGACCTCCCATATATCCCTGCTATCATATTCATATCTATTGTTCCGGTCTATAAAATCTTGCTTTATAGATACCATATCTCCTTTTTTAATATTCATATCTTCTTATGTGTTTATATATTATTTGCCTGCCCAGCCAATCCAACGAACATGAGCGGACGCCTCGCTTCCCTCCGCACGTCTTACCTATACACGCCGGCCCCACCGGTAACGCCGCCCATGACATCTTGGATGTCTCTCCCGTAAATCTGATAGTGATTATGTGTAGACTAAAAATTACTTTAACTCAAATTTAATTCCTTCCGGGAGTTGGGAGCGATCCACGTTATTCACGAAATCATCAAACTCTTCTTGTTTAATCTTTTCCCCATAATCACGCCAGTTGAAAGATAAAGTGTTCGTGTGATTATAATATATCACATTATCGGTTGACAATCCATAATCAAATACACAGAGTATTACCTTTTTGTCTGTTTCCACATCCCTGATTATCTTATCGTATTGCTCACAAATTTCAGCACGCTTTTCCATCATCTTTGCCTTATGAACCTCCTCCCTACGTTTTTCGATATTTTCTGCGGAATAATACCCGGATTTAATACGCTCTTCAATAAGCAAACGTTCCTCGTCCGTTAGTGTCAGGGTAAATCTTTCTTCTTCTGGCTTATATGGATTAACCCATTTCTTTCCACACAGGTCTTCAAGTTCCGCAATAAGCTCGCTTGATTCACGTTTCCATCTATCCACAATTCCCAGATTGAAAAGCAGATACTTAAAACACATCTTATCGTCCACCGCTTCAGATAATTTAAGATATTCCTTATCTGATATACGCAAATATTTAATCGCCACGGACTTATCGCTATTCTTTATGTGATACGTGCCATTTTCCATCGGATACATAGGAGCGCCATAATGATTGCAGTAATATAACAGAATGAATCTTGCCAATTCCGGACAATGTCTCGCAATCTCATCATGGCAACAGCCCCCCCCCATATACTCTTTATATATCCCATATTTGTTTTTCCAACAAATGTCAGCGGTTATACTCCAATTACACATATTATTATGACAATCATCATCTAACGATATTGTAGTCTTGATTTTATACTCATATCCGTTCTCGGTATAGTAATTCACTTTTGAATAAACCAGCTTATTTGCAGTTTTCATACTATTTAATTTAATTGTTACACTTATGAAAAATAAAATCGGCGAAATCTCACACTGTATATAATGGGCAAACATATACATCACCATTCTCATAATAAAGCTGACCCTCATACTGGTTATGATGAAGCTCCTCACGTATCGCATCTTCATCGTCAGCCCAATGTTCATATTCCTCATGCCAAGCCTTGAAAAAATTATTATAACATTTTTCTATTAAATCCTCTAAAGAGAAATCATCCGGGTAAGTACACCAAGTATCGTAATAATCAATTATCGGTTTAAGAAGATAATAATCATAACACGACCCTGTTAATGGATAACTGTCTTCGTATTCCAATATTATTCGACTGCGTCTGTACTTGTAATTATATTTCCCATCTATATATTTATCTATAGAATAATATTTACCTTTCGTGATATGTGGCATAATGTTGTTATTGATATACCTGAACAATAATTTACCGCATAGATTCTTAGGGAATATATCACGATGATAATCTGTAGGATGTTCATAAATAGGATCATTGTATTTAAACTCATAACTAAAATCATATCTCTCGTATCCAACTTCCCAATTATAAACCCTAGTATCTGTCATATCCTCAAAGGTTTCCATCGACTCTTGATAGTCTATACTATAAGCATCCATACATCGCCCCATTACATTCCAGCGCTCACGCTCTATGATCTTTTCTTGTGAATCTTTTGACAGTTCATCAAACTTATACACTTTTAATACAATCTCTTTCATAATTCCTCCTCTTTTAATATAATTAGATCCCTAACGTCAATCGAATGACATACGTACCTCCCAATCTATGTTCACGTTTAGAGATATGATTGTAGTTATTCTCACGAACCACTACAATCCCGATCCAAGTATTACTCATCCTTTATCTTTACGAATGGGTTTTCCACATAAAACTCCACTACATCCTTAGATTTTATAGATGTCACTATACCGGTGGTATCTACAAATCCATCCGTCTCATCCATTGTCAAATCTTCTATTTTATCTCCAGGCAGAAAACAAAGATTATAGTCTTGATCAATATACATAATCATCTTTAACCTAACCATGTCGTCAATGATGCCTTTCATTCTCTCCACGACATCTAATTGATCATCACTAAGCATTAATCTACTTTTTGATGATTTCACTAATCTTATGTCTCCATTCTTGTCAACTACAGTTAAGTCATTGAATTTATACACATCTTCACATGTTCTGTAATATGTTTCCTTACAATAAATTTTTCCTTTATTATCTATTTCAACATCAAAATATTCCAACTCACCCTTGACAGCTCTTCCGTTTTTGTATTTCCACACATCACCTATTGGAGCGAATCCATATAATGACTTAAAAACATCATATATTGATAGTTTTGTCTTAGGGATGCTCTTACCCTTTTTAAAACATTCTTCGGACGAATAAAATAATTTCCCATCTAATGTCTTCTCAGTCCTACATCCTCCCCATGTTCCTACATATCTAACTACTCCATATGTAAAACTGATCAAGATCTTATCAATCTCAAACCACTTTAATCTTCCTGACATATCGTCAAAAAGATATCCACTCTCTAGATAAACCGATAAACATTCTCTAATTTCCATAACAATTTATTTTTTTTAATTAAACAACATCATTTGCCTTGATCACTATCCGTCTCAATATTATGAACAAGCTCATATAGATCATAATCACTACACTCTGCTAAACATAAAGAGAAGACGTTCCTGTCGTTAATCAGGAAATAGCTATCTTCTAATATAAAGATAGATTTTCCTACCTCTAAAAAACAGTCCCATAACTCATTGCCTCTTTTATTGCCAAACACTTTCTGAAAAGTATGACGATCTGCCTTATTCTCGAATTTACGCATCCGTCTAATCCACTCATATCCGTGCCTCACTAAATCCAATCCGCCGGCTTCATCGAAGCTCCCGTTTTTATCAATCCATTTATTTACATCTATCAACATACTCCCTTATAATATTACATTAAACAACTCGTTTAACCTATCTATCTCACTTAGGTATTCACCTTCTTCATCAAACTTAATTTGAGTCCCATTATCCAAACCAAAGGACAGGGTAAAGGATATGACCCAGCCCGATCCGTCCACGGCCTGCCCCTTGGGAACCCAAGACATTACCACCTTCTTGGATATCCACCATCTTCCTATCTGAACGAAATCAGGATAGTTGTTCATTAAATATACCATCTGACTAGCCATTTTATTAACATCATCAAAAGGCACTACATGATACTTGTTTCTGATCCTGACCTTCAAGAAAGGATTATCCATATTATATGCCGCAAATGCTGATATCACGGAACTAGGATATCTAACCCCTTTTATTATCACCCATTTCATATATAACATCTCCTCTTTACATTAAACTTCCGCCATCTCATCTGAAGACTTGTTTTGATTATTGATAATATCAAGCAACTCATCCCATGTCCTCTCAAACAATTGTCCATTATTAACTCCACAACACCCACATCCACTAGAAAATACTGGAATTATACTCCCATCGCACATCTTAACGAATTTATATCCTATATATTCATCACATAATGAACATCTTCTTACTGGTATAAATCTTACTTTACCGCTATAAACGATATTTACTAATGTCTCACGATCCATATGATTTTCTCCTCTAATTAATTGTCCTTATTTCTAGCCAATCGAATAAAATTTATCCGCGCTCTCTTTTCCGTCTCCTCGAAAGTTAGCCAGCCCGCATGTCAGGATGCTCACAAGGTTATCCACCACCTCCAACTCGCTCGATTTGAACCACGCCAACTGACTGTAAGTTTCACCTATCCATATTATACTCATTCTCCCGTCCCGACTGACCTCCTTGACCAGCCCTATATGGTTTTTAGTGTCCTTAATTACATTTGATTCGTCAATATTTGTAAGCCGAACAAAATCCATCGGCCGTATCATTTTATTCTCGTCCATGTCCTTATCCTCCTATATTCTTTTTATTTTCTCAATTTACGCTTAACCTCTTTAACATATTTAGCAGAATGCAATCCCCTATGCAATCTTATAGCCCGATCTATATCCTTTTTAGGATTATGATGAGATTGATATATCTCAAACATTTCCCTAGCCTTGACAGGATTCGTTCGATCATCGTATCTATACCGCTTTTTCTGCCGTTTGAGGCGTAATATCCTATTAACCTCATCAACGTATACCCTTTTCATTTGCCATCTTCCTAAAGCCCCGGAAGTGGCGTTATACGCTCGATCGTCATTCCTTGACTCCACGAAAGACAGGGCGGCCGCCAGCTTATCCCATACCCGTGCCTCGACCACGGCTGGCTTCGGGGCGAGGGGCATGCCTCCGCTTCCCTTTGGCGGTGTCAATATTATCATCGCCATCACGAGTAAGTATCTCATCACTCTCCCTTATTTTTATAAAACCCCTCCCCGAATTTCACGTTATCCACATAATCCTCCATACACTCATGAACAATTATATGAATATCCCCCTCCGCATATGTTACCTCAGACATCATTCTCTCATTAGTCATCCACCAAGAATAATTATCAATATGCCGTATCTCGAATCCATGATCATGCAACACATACATAACATTATGTCTTAAATTCCTGTCCATCATCATACATTCATACGCAATATATCCGTTGATACTTTCATGAGACCTACCGAACGTATAAACGTACCTACCCATCAATTTATACAACTCCCTTGCCACAGGATTCGGGATCGCCTCATCCATATCAAAATCCCCATCTGGATCAATAACCCACTCTACATCCCGCTCATCAATACAAGCCCTAGGCATTCCTATCGTCCGTACATAAAGGCGTGATCGGTGATCCCTACTTAATACCGTCCCGATATACCTTTCCCATTTGGCATATCCTATATTATGGCTGCCGGTTATATTAAACACAATTTCAGCCCCTATCTTAATTTCATCCATATTTAAGATATTTGTGTTATTTGTTATCCTTTTTATACAAAAAGAGGATATAATGGCATAATATTATGATGTCAAGACACAAATACGTTCTTTATCATATTATCATACATATCCTCTGTACAACGTTATTTATGGCATTATATCGTATATGACGCCGTAGGTCATAAATACATCTAATTAACCCTTTTTTAAGGGCTTATTGTTATTTAGGTAACTAGCTATGCCTAATATTTTCGAAATAAGGGCTTTTTTAGCCTTATACTCATCGTTTATCCCTATTATCGCATATCTGTATACCGCCCCATCCTTCGACACCTCCACGCCCACGTATTTAGGCGCAACGGAATCCCTATGTAATACGATAAACGGGCTTTTGCCGTCTAGCTCATTTATCAACTGATTAAACTGTCGCCTCGTCATCTGATAGTGATATTATTTCTATGTTGTAAATACGATCTCTTTTTACCCTTATCTTCTCGCATAGCTCATCGAAGCACTTATCTTCTTCTAACTTATCAACATAATATGATACACTTGATTTAGAGCTTCCTTGAAGATATATATTCCCTCTTATATTCTTTGAGAAAAAATTAGGCAAGACCATCTTTTGTCTCTTATCTTTATTATTCATGTAAGATATAACAACAACCCACAACTCTGGCTCCCGTTCTTTTACCGATAACATAAGATCAAGACTCGATTGACTATTGATATTCCTCCTGCCAGTTTCGTTATAACGTAGAATAATATAATCATCCGCGTTATCATTCTCAACCATCACGACTATAGGGCGATCGCCCTTCCCATTATCACATAATACTCTTGCCTCTTTCCCGTTGCGGAGATATACCTTATCATAATCTCCGTTTTTGTATATCTCAAAATCAAACTCTATCACCATATCATTTCCTCCTATTGATATATTGTTGTGTACGACCTTCTTTTATTTTTTCGAAATAAAACTTATTCCCATATAACCGGGTGAAGCAGATGTTATACCCGAAATGTTCCGCGCGTCTGATCTGTGCGTAACCTCTACTGATGTCATTATTATCAATCAGCGTAACAAAACAATGTGATCCTACCTCTGTGTTTAAAACCAGATTTTCCCAATCTTTTACCTCCATATCAAATCTCCTTAAATAATTTTTTGTTATAATTATCTCTATTATACCATTTATCAATATTATCGTACTGCTTTGGATAAACCCCATAGGCCTTACACCACCTAGGTAACGGCCCGTTCAACGCATCTAACGCCGTCGCAAGGTCGAACGTAGCCTCCTCCTTGATACAACACCCCGATCCACTCCCACGGCTCGGTATATAAGCTCTACAATATGCTACGCTCATCCCATATTCCCCACGACTCAGATACCCGATGTTAGGCGAATCAGGGAAGGCGTAATACAACATTATATAATCACCCTTACTCCAACTTCTATTATAAGTATCATCCTGCCACGCAAAAACCCTGCAACCGGCTTCTCTCAATTCCGCCGCCGCTCTTTTTAAAATATTATCCATACTATTTATATTTAATTAAGTTGTGTCAAGGCGCCGGGAACCGACCCCGGACCATATCCGCACACGTACGATCATGGTATTCCTTCCGCCCCGCCAAGGCTTGGTTTAACATTAACAAACTTTCATATCCTCACACATCTTAAAAAAGACCTCTCTTATGATCCTCTTATACAAGATGTATATCTCATCATCATCCTCATCGAACTCCACGCCCCATGAACGTAATAAATACCTAATGTCGCAATCCGCTATATGAATCCTAAATATGGATGGAACGCTCATTATGTAATCCTCGAAAGCTTTCTTAATCCCATCCCTTTTGATATGCTCTTTATACTCATCCTTAAACACGTTAAGCATAAAAGCCAGATACTCCCTATCATATCTAAACTGCTTTTTGTAATTATCAGTATCTATATGATCTAGTATATATATTTCTATAGCGTCCCTGTCGTATTTTGACATACCTCTTCCTCCTGTTTTTGATATTTAATGACCCTTTTCTCCCCATATGCCTTCGCTAACTGAATAAGCTGGCCGGTAAACACCTTGGTACGGTGTCTTACAATCTTATCCACCAATTCCGGACATCTGGTTTTCCACCTGTAATTTACCTCGCTATGCGCTTTCTTTCTATAATATCTGTAAAACGTCACAGCCACCACTATCTCGCCGTTTTGCTCAAAAGCAACCAAATCGTAATTATTGTAAGTTATTCCTTCCATGATTTTATCTTGTTATCAATTTTATATACTCTATCACTTTCTCTGGTAAGATCATTATATCTTTAACCCTTTTCCCTAAATTGTATGAATGTCTCCTATATGGATAATAATCACCAACATATGTTCCTATTCCTTGTGGATGAAATGGATTTTCGCTGCATGCAAACACAGGATAATATACCAACCCATTACTATCTTTACCCTTATCACTTACACATATTATCGTGTATCTATCTACCTCCCCATCGCCAATATCATACACCCTTACTTTTACCTTCACGCCATTGGCGTTTGTTATAACATTATTCATACGCACCTCCTTTGTTGTTCACTATCAAACTAATCTATCTCCCTACCATATATAGTATACGATCCACACCATCCACGACCCTCATTCGATACCCTAATATGATCAATGGGCTTATCACCGGCCATATTTTTGGCGTACGATATTACATCCGACATACTTCTGAATCCGGAATCCTTAATGGATTTTATAAGCATCCTATCATACCCGAATACCAATATCTTCACAATATCTCTTTCCTTCACAGTCCTCCTCGCTCTCATAATATTCTAGCCATAAAATAAACAAACATAAAATCTATTTTCTCTTTGTTATCATCCATCCTATGTCCGGTTATATCGAAAATAACCCTACGCTTTTCGATAGTCCGTATATTATCTAACTGAATAGCTATGTAAGGATATTCCATAACTTTCTCTCTATTGATGTTATTCAAAATAGCGTTGACATCTTGCCTGCGAAAATACATATTTACCCCTATGTAGCTGGCAACCAAAAGACACTCATCTATCACCCCATCAGTATCGAATAACAATAACATATCATCCTTCTCGATAGTATATTCCATATCAAGAATCTTGATACGTTTGCTTCCGTCCTTCTTATCAGCTATAAGAATCTCTATCATATCCTTGTCAGTCGTAAGGACATAATACGCCTCATCCTTTGTAATATTATCACGCAGATAAAGCAGCACTTCATCTTGTAATTCCATAATCTCGTCCATGTTATTAGTATTTTATATTACCACGTCAAGGAAAAAGACGGAGACCGACAACTGCGCCTACCACGCCGTGACACCGCCGCCCGTTCCCCTTGGTGTTATTCCACCACCATCAACCGGTTTTAAATCCAACATTCCTCTACCTCTATCTCCATATGATCCGCCCAATCACATCTATCAACATCCTCTCCATCCTCAAAGTAATAGTAAGCCCATACCTGTACGCCTCCTACCTCTATATATCCATCACTTTTCCATTCTATCAACCCGTCTTGCCTTACCACGTTGGTAGGCTCAGCCCCTAGCGACAGCAGATTATTTACTATACTACCGCCAAATACGTTTCTTGCTTCTTCTTTCGTCATATCACTATCAGATTTTTAATATTACACTAACGCCAAAGGAGAACAGGGACGGACGATCAGCGGGGCCTACCCCACGCCATCGCCGCCCCCCGTTCCCCTTGGTTTCCTCCGCATCACCCCATACCAATAAACAATATCTACCAACCATCGCTCACAACCGCCTTGCCTTGACCGGGAACTCCTACCACTTGCAAACTTTTACATTTGATCGGAAGATACCCCTTGCTTGAAAGGCGTTTCCCTTGCTCGAAAGGTATTTTTCTTGTTTGTTGGTGTTTTTTCTTGTTTGTTGGTGTTTTTTTCTTGTTTGGAGGTGTTTTTTCTTGTTTGGAGGTGTTTTTCTTGTTTGGAGGTGTCCCATCACGAACAACCAAACCATTCCCTCAAGAATCCCCATAAACCCAGAGCTTCCGCTACTTTGTTCCACGTGGAACGCTGATAGAGCTTCCGCTACTTTGTTCCACGTGGAACGCTGATTCAGTCTAGGATATCGGGGTCTTTGTTCTTGATTGCCTTATATACTTGCCTAATACAATGTATTGATAATAAAACCAATAAAATAACTATGATTAAAGGCAGAGCGTCGCATGTAGCTATAACATACCGCCCCAACTCAAACGCCATATACCAACAAAACAAGGTAAGTACGAAATATATAAAAACACCCATAAAAATATACAATAAGTAACCACGATTTTAAAATTGAACGCAAATAATACAATTAATTGAGTATCAATAAAATAATATATATCAACCCCTAGAGCTACCTCTAAGAGAAGACAAGCCTAGATATAGATAAAAAATATACAATAAGTACCGCCTATTATATACCTTTTAGGATCGATTCAAGCGCAAATCCATACATAAGGGCGCAATCCACCTGTCCGTATGGATATAGATATATACAAAATGATACATAATAAAGTATTTTACTTACACATTTATAATTAAGGCTTAAAATTTGCCGCCTTAACACTTTTGTGTGTAAGCAAAACATATTAATATGCTATCATTTTGTAAAATTAGGCACAAAAAAAGCCCTCCCGTCTTATATCACTACAATACGGAAGGGCACAAACTTTAAAATCAAATAAAAACAAACGATCTACTGTCGCAATTTGTTTGCCATGTAACTAACACGCTTGCGCCTGCACTTATCCGACTCCCTACTGCAATCTAATTTATTAGACTTGTATAGCTCTTTGGTAAGCTCAACATAGAACTCAATTTGAGACTTTCTTGCAGCGTTTAAAGCCTTTTCTTTTTGAATAGATAGTTTCCTATTCAAATTATCGAATTTCTTTTTGTACATAATATATTCATTTAATTACACCAATAAGAATACGGCACGGCTATGAAGGCAAAAAGCCGCCGTTATCAATACAGCTAGCCGGGCACACCACACCCGCCCTATTCCCTTTGGTTTTGTCCCTTTGCCCCGAACGAACGAGACCAAATACGCACATACGTTACCCGTGATACGTACCGACAAGGCGCACTTTGTCCGTCAATTTAACCGCACAAAATACCCTTGCAAGGGTTGTTATTTGCTATCCGTACACATGTTAGGTATTTAAGCTACCCTAACATATATCGTATTGATATACTGGCACGGAGATAACACCGTAATACACTTGGTATTAGCTACTCACACAACATACCAACATACGCCCTATACATGCGTATATACACCAATATACCCCGTGTTTTTACACGGCCTACTGGGTAGACCCAGCGTAATTACCGAATTGATATAAACCTAAAGATAATGGTACTATCATAGACTATAATAGTACCTAAACCACATTGTTAAGCGGCGGCCTATCTACTGCAAGTTCTCGATACCCTAACAACCAGCAATATGTTTATATCAAAATATCAAATATCTTACCTATTTAGTCTAAATCAGTAGCGCGACGGGAACGCATAGGTGTGCTACCATAACGCCCCTATACATAAATAATATAGGAGCCGATTACTTGCTATCTTTCGTTTTTAGGATGCGTCAAATAGTATGTAACACATTTAGCAATAAGATTAAATGTATATCGTTTGATAGGTACGGCACACTTTACAATACGTTTGTCTGATCCGTTAAACACTTCATAATATACTCCCCCCTCATATTCTACAGGCTCGTTATACCCAAAGCGTTTATGTGCTTTGCCTGTTATCGATATTTCTGCCACCTTATCCTCTGATAATTTCGTGTTTTTATCCTGTTCCTGTTTATCGAAATATACTCTTTCGATCTCCTTGTAGGCGCAAAAGGTTTCATCCACACGTGGCAGTATCTCCTTACAAAGTTGTATCACAACTTCCTTATCCTTTGCCAAATTGACTAAAGCGGGGACAATTGCTTTATCTACTTTAATATCATTGTCCTTTAATATTTCATTTATCTCTTTTCCAGATTTAAATAACTGGCACCACGCTTTTACCGCACCAGTTAACGTCTTTTCGCTCGCTTTTTTAACCTCGTTTTGTACTTTGTTAATATCTTTACCTGTCATTAGATTTGCCCTTGCCCTAGGGACTTGTATAGGCATCTAGCACGCCTCGTTTGTTAATATTGTTATCTCACATTGCAAATATAATACATGTTTTATTGTACAACAAATATTTTGCAATAAAAATTCGACGATTATATGTAATAAATCTAATCAAATGTAAACATATATTAAAATATTGATTTATATTATTGATAATCAACAAGTTAAATACAAAATAGGCATTCTTTTTTCGGCTTGCAGATCGTTTGCCGTTCCTGTTTCCCGTCCTTCGTGGATTGGGGGGGGCTGGGTCAAAAACGGCAGCCCGGCCGGGCCGATTTCGGGGAGGTGGTCCGTCCCGCATATCCCGCATATCCCGCATATCCCGCATATCCCAATATGTCCGGCGTCCCAACATATTCCTATGTTCCCATCCCTCATCCCCTCACGACTTAATAATCCCATTAATTTTATTATATTTGCGATATAATTAAAACATAACATATTATGAATAAAGAAGTTAAATACATGGGGGGGGTGGTATTTTAACCCTCAGATAAGGAGGGGGTATGTTTAGGCGCAGGACTTCTTCTACCGGTAAGATCCACTACCGTGTTAATATAAACAAGAATATGTGTCTTGGCGTTGTAGATATATATATTGATGGGAAGCTATATCAACCTGGTTTTAACGGATCTTATCTTGATATATATCGCGATAAGAAGATAAAAACTATAAGCATAAGTGGCCAGATATCATATCTAAATCCGAAAAATGAGTACAATGTTATTTTGGGCATAAGTGGAGGTATTATAGAGGGAACCCTTACGTATCAATATAATTCGGGTATGCATTGCGAGTTGGCTAATAAGGTGATATACGGGAATAGGATAACTAATTTTGTTCCTGTAACGGTGATAGAAGATCCTGGGGAGATCATTAATTTCACTTACAGACCTGAATTAAAGACTCAGGTTTTAGATGAAAGTTATGTAACTTGGGATGGTGATTATGTATTAAACGATAATTGTATAGTAACTGATCTTTGTTCGGGATGTGAATCTTATGCCTATGGGAAAAGTTCTCATGGTAACTATCGAGTAACGGTAAGGATAGTGTAGTACCAAGGGAAGGGGGTAGACCTCATCCCTCAGGGCCTACCCATCGTGCATTCCGCCGGCTTCTTCCTTTGGCATATCCCTATAATTCATTATATTTGTGCATAACTTAATTATTTAATTATGTATCAATATATTACATATAGGGGGGGGTATTTCCAACCTCCGTAAAAACTTACGGCTATGTTTAGAAGAAGATTTAAATCATCCTACAACAATGTTGGCGATGGAGTTTATGCCGTCAATAAAAATCTGAGACTAATACCGGTATCAGAAGCTGATAATACTTGCATAGCCGTAGCTTTAGTATATGATCGTCATAGGAGCAACAACGAGATCCATAGGATGTATAACGAGATACTGGACGAGTTAGGTGATTTGGCTACGGTCGTGTCAAGGAACTACGTATATGGCAAGATAAAGGACAGGACTGGGTTAAGTATCCGTCATATCAGTAGGATAATAAACCATAGTAAAGTTGAGGAGATATGATTAAGGATACGATGGAGCGGGATATGATAAATGAGATATCCACGTTGTTTGTAATGATATTCACGTCAGGGTTGATGTTTGTCATGCCGATATTAGATATAGGGTATAATGATATCATTGTCATAATAGGATTCGGGATAATACTATCTTTTATGTTAACCATAATCCCGATCTTGCTTTCTTACGATATAAGAGATGAGATCATTGAGTTGATTGGTGATATGGATAGCCAGATCGTGGTAGATACTTCGGTATATAAAACGAACCTGCCCTAAGTAATTCCTAGGGCAGGTTTGGTATAATTATCATCGAACTATCTCCCAGTCTTCGGCAAATACATCACTGATGGATGGAACCCATGAATCGGCACGTCCGGTATTCTCGTTGTAGATAAGGCATTGACTGGTATAGTCAATGAATCCTTTGCTTTTCAGAATAAGGTCTTTTGCCGATTGAGGAAGAGATTGCATCTTAGGGATGATGTCGCTATCGATATGAGCTGGCACTTGTTTGAATACCATCAAACCTTTACCGTTCCAACCACTTCTACGAACAGCCCCACCTTGTTTTAACACTTCGATAGCATCACAGAAGCACATTACGGATGAATCATCGGCTTTATCGTATGTTTTCTCAAAAATGTCCTGCTTGCAAGGATAAAACTCCCCGTTTACTCCCTTGATGATGTAATCACCTACATTGGCTTTCATAACACCTTCAAGGGTTTCTATACTACAATCAACATAAGGAGGTATCCCATTATCAGCGTCACCTTCCCTAATAACTTCTATTTTAACACTATCACCAGCGAAATCCTTGATCTCATTATTATTAAAGCCTTTCCATTTTACGGCTTCTATCGCAATTGGTTTCTTTACATATCTATTCATAATTTTACGATTTAATATATTATTATCTTTTGATATACCTTTCTATAAGATCTATTGATAGTTTAGCTCCCAGCTCCTCCTCCAATAGGTTAAGGTAGTTCCGATGCAGGCATCCGCCCCGCTCCACCTCCCTAAAGCCGGCCCCGTCCCGGATCCTGACCAGCCCTTTCCTTGGATCCATGTCGATAAGATCCCGAAGCTCGTTCATATTCTTGAACCGGTTCTCTATTACCTTAAATATATCGATCTTAGGTTTCTTATCCTTATCCTTGGACTTTATCTTAACTCTTCCACTCATAAGGCATTAATTACTTCCCAGTACTACCAAACCCCCCATTTCCTCTCTCTGATTCTCCAAGATCCTCTAACGACTCTACTTGATCCCATACGATACGCTCCCGTCTTCGGATAAGCAATTGAGCTACCTTATCTCCAGCCGAATAAGAAGGATCTCCATAGCGATCTATACGTCTACATACTACCATAATCTCACCCCTATATCCTTCGTCAATAGTTCCCGGGGCGTTTTGGATAATGGACTTGGTTTTGGTGATGCTGCTACGAGGTCGGATCTCCATCTCATAATCCTCAGGTAACGCCACATGCACGCCAGTATGGTATATGATCCTACCACCATCAAGTTCTATATTCTTAACGAACAGATCCATGCAAGCGTCATCCTCATGGGCGTATTTAGGCATCTTAGCCCCTTCTTCCAGCCAGATCTTGACCTTGCACGTATCTATACCATCAAGTAACTCAAACACCTCGTTATAACCCATGGGTTGATCGGAGGCAAACGAAATGACTTTCGCCAATACACTTCTAATTTTACTCATCTTATTTTGTTTTTAAATTCCTTCCCTTTCGGGCATTGTAATTTACATTCCTCACCACAAGCGGAACAGTTGGGTCTCATTCCGGGCACCCCTCTTCCCCCGTACGGCCAGTAGGCGTAATCGCAGACGCTCCAGAACGCCTCCATCGCCTTGATCTTGGCATCGACGGTTATCTTCTCCTTCACCTTTTTCATGCTTTTCCTGAACTCGTCTTTCATATCCTTCCCTTCTATCTGTCTGGCCTTACGTCTCTCATTCCACCAATTGTAGTAGAATTTATCTGCCATCTTATAAGCTTCGGGGTCAAATTTATCACGGTGCAGGATAGGGGCATCCTTGACCTTTCTCAAATTCCTGCCACAAACATAAGCAAGCCCGGCGTACGGAGGTATGTCCTTAGGATCAACCAATCCATCTGGCACGCAGTAGTAGAAGTAATTTGGGCGACCGTACCTGACCCAGTCCCCGGTCTCGTATAGGGCTTGCTTCCTGGCCTCGAACCAGCCTTGCATTACTTGGTGCTTGCCTTCCTTCTCGAAATCCTTGTTATAGTCAGCAAGCGAGATCTTCACCTCAACCTCATAAGCGTACATAGATCTGGTTATAGCCAGATAATCGGACTCCCAGTTATATACATACAGGTTATTTATCACCCATTTAGGAGATACCAAGAACTGTCTGTTCAGGATATCCAATATCCCTCTCTCAGTATATTCAGCACCTTTATTTGATCGCCGTGTTCCCATCTCCTGTCAGAGGATTATTCCTTAACCCAACCGCCGTTATAGCGTTCGATACCAATCTCCGTAATCCTCCCATATCCTTATCATGGAACGAGAAAGTGGTTAAGATATGACCATTGATCTTATCATAAGATTTTATCATCAACACAGCCACATACTCACCCATCATCTTCCCGTTCATAATATCAAGATCGATTATACCGTGATCTATTAGATCAACCACATCCCATCCTGCTGGTAGATACTTTTTTATTTGATTAATATCCATCCCAAATAGTTATTATAAAAAGGAGGGTCGTGCTACCCTCCTATAGATACACACGAAAAATAGAACTGAAAGCGATCTTAAGCACGTAAGATTTTGTTGATTCCCGTAGGCTGTCTACCGGTTATCATTAACTACCGACCTGCGGGAATATGTTTAAGAAAACACCATGTACCCCAACCACGACTCGAACGTGGATCCCATCTTTAGGGGAGATGTGCTACTTTCCTCTTGAGCTATTGGGGCGTATACCCTGATCCTCACGGACAAGGGTATCAAACAAAATCTAAACTCTAAATCTAATAACAAATTATATTAATCCAACTGTGGACCCGGCCGGACTTGAACCGACAACCTGCTGGTTATGAGCCAATTGCTCTTACCGATTGAGCTACGGGTCCTAAATATACCACATCGTCTTTCACAAGAGGATGTGGGACGGAATTTCTCGAAGTTTATATAGTAAAGTTATGAAACTATTGTCCAACATTCTAGCATATAGCACCAATCATCGAACGGGAACGTCTCTACACCAGACCTACCCCATCCCGTCCCCCAACTGTTCTGTAGGACGAAGCCGGCCTTGTCCCAGCCGGTGAGGATAACGGCATGACCTCCCAAGTTCTGTCCTTGGCCTTGCCAGAATCGATTACCATAATTATAGCAATACAGACCTATAACCAGAGGCCCATTCAGCATCAACGCTACCTTAGCCGATACCGGATCTATGATCCTAGCGTAACTGTTTATTTTCTCCCCATCTACGCCTACGTTTTTGATAGACTTGATAGCGTCACGAAGAACCATCCCGTCCTGATCCTTATCCTCTCTCAGATCATATATATCGTAAGGAGAGATCTTGGCCGGTCTTTTAACAGCCCTTATGCTCTTTCTCCAGTTAAGTATCTCAGCCAAGCTTACAGCGGCGCAAATAGGGGAAGAACCTTGATCTACCACGCTATCGACGTTATTGATCTTATACTCATCAGGAACAGCCTCATGTTGCATGTTCATGATAGCGTCCCTATCATCCGCTGGTGATGGTATGTAACCTAGTCCGTAACTCATTTTTTATCCTTTTTATGATAATCGATTATCTTGATATTAAACGTATCGGATCTTTGCCTTACCTGTATCGATCCCCTAGCCTTTCCCTTGGCGTCGTACAGGGCGGTAAAGCCAAAGTTATCGACCCGGCCGTCGTCCAGCGTAAACCGCCACTCCTTCCATTGGCCCATCACGGTTCCGGAAGATACTATGGAGTCCACTACATAAGATATGTCAGTAGTATCGTACTCCGTATAATAGGTTCTTGACGTACCGCATCCGACAACCGCTAAGGTAAGGATAGTTATCAATAATAACAAGATCTTATTCATCCTTTTTAGATTTTTTACGTTTCTTAGATTTCTTCTTATCCTCCACCTTATTCTCGACATTTACATCATTACCGGCATCGGCATCAGTAACCTCAGGAGCGTTATTTTCAGGTATATCAATATGACCTGAGTTAGGATCCATCTTATCCTCATCAACAACAACATCATTAGGAACATCGATGTCTAAAATCTCTGCCTCCAGATACTTGATACGATCTGACATGATTTTATTCTGGTCCTCAAGTTCCTTATATCTTCTTCTAGCCTCATCGAGTAATTTAGATGATAGTTTATGTTTCTTCTCGATATCCATATAAGCCCGTTTAAGAGTTTCTTTCTCTTTTACCGACTCATTATATATCTCTCTTGATTTACTAAGCTCATTACCCATCTTAATTATAATAGAATCCTTTTGTTCTATATCCATATTAAGGGAATCGGAAAGAGTTTCAAGATACCCTACTTTCTCTTCTAATTCCGTTATCTTCTTGCGGGAATCCTCATAATCTCTTTTTAATCTACTTGAATAGCTAATAGCCTCATCAAGATCCTGATTTAGAGTATTTATATAACTACTCTTTACTATCTTCAATCCGAACATTTTTATCACTGTTATAAGTTTTACGAATATCGGCATTTATCTTACCGACTATAATTAACTCAGCTATATGTTTATCTTTCTCGACTATAGCCATATCCTTACGGACATTAGTGACCCTGATCATGATATTCCCGTTATTAGACGAGACGAACGGTGATCCCACCAAAGTAAGTCCCGTATCGCCGGTAAACGACGGCAGCATCATCAACACCCCTATGGTATTATCCGGGAACGATGCCCACACCCCTGTGTCTATATCAAGGACATCACCCTGCCCTAATGGGAAGGCATTACCCTGCTTGATAGGAATATCCTTACCCAACGAGTTCCATGCTTTCGAGAATCTTACGGAGTTAAGGAAGATCTTTCCCTCTTTCTCCACCATCCCTACCATAGGTTCGCAATTCAATCTAACCTCGTTTTGTTTATCATCCGGCTTCTCCTCAAGCTCATCAAGGTCTCTGGCTGATGTAAATGACTTACTCTCCAGAAGTTTTTTGATATCTTCAATTGTGGCCATATTATAATTTGATTATTAAATACACGATCTTCAATCCTAACTTCAAATCAGATGTCTTTTCGAACATCTCCCTAAGAGGTAAGATAGTAGCGTCAAGATCTGACGCTACCCATTCTCCGTCCTTATAATACATATTCTTTTCCTCGGAATACGCTACACAAGGTCGATGCCCTAAGTTCTTCATAACCGTATCTACCTTATTTTGGGTAGGCATCGAGACACGGTTCACTTTAGTAGATATATTAAAATTACTTTCCATTAAATTATTCATTTTCAATTAGTTAATCAGAAAGGAAGATCATTGTCATCTCCAAAAGGAGGATATTGAGGAGGTTGTTGCTGACCTCCAAAAGAAGGCGCTTGGGCTGTCTGAGGCGGAGCCTGCTGGTATGATGGAGGAGGCGTCTGCGGCTGGGCTTGCGGCTGATATGACGGTGGGGGCGTTTGCGTTGTAGCCTCACCAGCGTTGTTTTGGATTGCCGATTGAGCGGGTTTCACACCATCTGTCTTAATGCTTTGAATGTACTTATTAAGTACCTGATAGGCGAAAGCATCTTGGGCAGTATAATCAAACTTCTTATTCCCCATTATATCAGTACTCTCAACTCTGTCAGGCCATCCATTCTGACCATTCTTATAATATTGCTGTATAAGCTCATCATTTCCGTCTGGAGTCTCCCTAGCGTATGAGATAAAGAAATTACCAGGAGCGTATTGCTCTCCTTTTTTAGTATGCGAAGGATTGATAACAATTTTCCGTTTCAGATCGATATTAGGTAAGTACCTTACAAGAGACTTGACATAGCTGTTAATCCCGCCTCTTGAGGTCATCAACGGAACTTTTATAACATAATTACCTTCCTCATCGCTTATCTTTATAAATAAGAAATTTGTCTTAGCGCCATTCATCTCCTGCTCTAATACAAAAATATCGGAAAGATATCCTTCTATACCATTCCAGAAAACCCTCCAGTATGATACGGCTCCTGTCTTATCATTTATATGCTCCTCGAAACCTTCCTTAGGGTCTCTTGAGGATTGATACAATACACCACCTCCACTTATATTAAAGTATTGTGTATTAAACGATAATGAATTTTCACGAACTCCCATATTATATATATATTTAAAAATTAAACAATAATTGATGATGATAAGAAATACTCGTTCTTATTATCCTCCCCATAAATCTTGTTGAAATGAGATTTATGATCATGATCGATAACGATCCTATTACATGATATGCTTTTAACTATACCAAGATACCTACCACATAGCACATCGCATATAATATCATTACCGTTATGCGATAAAGCCGTAAGCCTTTCCTTACAAGATCTTCCAGACATAGGGTTCTCCGACATAATACCGCATCCTTTTTCAGTGAATATCAATCTACAATGATCAAATTCATTTATCTTGATATTATTCTGGAGGGCTTGGACGAGTAGATCCTTATCAAAGACATAGGTACTTGTTTTGACAAAATGCTCGTCCACGAACCTCCAGTTAGGATAATTACCGTCAAAGTGAATCTCATACATATCCATATCAGGGGTAGAGAAGTAAGTCCTAGTATCATCTACTTTGATAGACAACGTATCTAATGACTTATTTATATGTTTATCAAGTAATATAGAGGAGGCGTTTGATACCGGGATAAATACCTTCTCTACCTTATCCTGATTAGGAACAAAATACCTGTAAATAGTATTCCTGTCAGTACTTACTATATTAATATTAATCTCGTCAATATCAATAACCACATTCTCTATGCAAGGATAAAGCTCGTTTATCTCCGTATAGTTACTGGCCTTGTTAAGTATCGATACATAATCATTCATCTTAACATTGATACCTCCATCAGGGATCTTATATACCATAGGGAAGGTATTTACGTCAAACGCCGGACAACTATACTCACCAGAGGCGTAGTATATGGTAATACTGTCCTTCTTATTGGAAAGCGAGATCTTAATCTCACCATTCTTCTGCTTTTTTATAAATCTGATAAAAGAGCTTGCCTCGACCAAGAAGGAGAAGTTAGAGTCAGCCTCAACCTCCAATCGCTCTATAACACATACCTTGGCGTTTACGGAAGTGATATAAGCTAGATTATTGACAATATCTATCTTAAGATCCTTATAAAGGGAGTTGGGACCGGCATTCTTAACAACCGTCTCCAATTTGCCCAACTTCTCATTTAATGACTTCGACAAGCACTTCAATACCATATAACATATTTTATTTGTTTATCATCCATAATTCATGTACAAGCTTTATAAAAATCATACTCCGAAACCGGAAATGATTCCGGAGTATGAATCCCGATTATGGGATAAATCAGGATAAAAATCCTGTTAGTACCCATCGCCAATGTTACCAAAGGTTTCATACAAGCAGCACTGTTTTGCCGAATACGCTACTCCTGTTTAACCACTTGCCTTAGAGCCTTGGGCTTGGATAAACACCCTAGGGTAACTATACATTCTAAGGTAACGTAGTGCTCTAAGCACTTAGGCTAATAACCTGACCGTTTCCGGTATATGTAAAATATTTTTCAACATCTTACATATTATCCGAGGTTATAACGAACAACTTTTTATTACATCGCAAATATAATCATAATTATATTAATACAAATACAATAAACGCTTAATAGTATTAAAATAACTTAAACTTACGTCTAATATATTCGGCTATAAGCGTAGCGTCACACATCCCATCTTGTATCTTGGTAGGTTGAACTCCTTTACCTGACCATGGTTTTACGAAAGACACCAAAGGGAAAAGGCGTATGGCGCATCGGATGGAGGTAGCTTTCGTATCCAGCTTAGCCGCCGTATACACCCGATCGGATGTCGTATGAAGCTCCTTCTGCCATGTCTTTGGCTGTACCTCCTCGAACATGAACCTGACGTCCGGATGCGAGTGGTATCGTTCCATCATCTCCACCATCATCGCGAAGAGAGCGTTGGGTTCCCTACGGCGTCCACCGAAGGTGAAGTTACTGGCAGCCGAGCTGTTGTGGATGCTGTGGACGTCCTCGACGGCGATCGCCAGCGTACCCCCACCTCCTTCTTGGATTTTATCTGCGGCATCTAGGAAGAAACTTGATATAGCCCTAAGATCTATATCCCCCTTAGCCGATATCCTTGGAGTCATGATGACCTTAATCTCCCCGTTCTCCGGGATCATCGCCAATCCTCCGGTATCTATACCTGGATCTATACCTATTGATATGTTCATAACTTCAACGTATATAATGAATGAAAATCCTCCGGTCTAAACACCTGTATCGAGTTATCCGGGTACATACCTATATAATAACCGTAAAAAGCCCGTAGAATGCCATTTTCTAGCCTTATATCCAAAGCCTTTACCTTATTACCGTCAACCATAATATCGACCTCATCAGTCTTGTTAGATATCTTATCGAACCATTCAGGTATAGGATCAATCCCGTACCTGAATGCGTTTACTGTTGATTTTATAGAGATATACGTACCCATGATCAGATAAGATTACAATCATCACGTTTAACAACCTTAAAATCTCCCTCTCTAAATAATAAAACTACGTCAGTTCTATTATACTTACACTTCTTGATATCCACCAAATGGTAAGAAGCCTCCCCTACGGCGGGGCGAACCGGTCTCAATACGGCTACGGCTATATCACCGCCAAGCTCAACCCCACCGGTTACACCTTGTAAGCACATGAATATATATCCCTCAAACTCATGTTTCTTGCCGATAAACTCGCTCATAGGAATACCTACGAATAGATAGGTCTTTACATCCTCTTTTTTTACCTCTATAGCGTTCTCAACACTAGAAGGTATTACGTCTACAAATTTTGCTCCGATAGCCATAACCTCAAATATTTAGTTTAGTTCTTAATTCTTGACACAATTCTTGATTGTCTCTCATAATACTTAACGTATTATCCACTCCATTGCCTACTCGGACCTCTCCGTACCAGTACCATGATCCTTTACGGGTAAAGATACCGGTTTCCTCACATAACTTCAAAAGTTCAAGCTCCTTGTCAAATCCTACGCCATAATACAAGGCTGTCTCTGCTATCTGGAAAGGTATAGCTGTCTTGTTCTTCAATACCTTTATCCGAACCTCATGACCGATAGAAGAGCCATCTTCTCCTACAATGACCTTTTTCCTTGACATCTCCATACGGATAGAGGCATAGAATTTAAGAGCGTTACCACCGGTTGTTACCTTCGGATCACCATATATTACACCGATCTTCTCCCGATACTGGTTGATGAATACCAGAACACAATCGCTTTTGTTTACGATCCCGGTAAGAACTCTCATGGCTTTTGACATCAACCGGGCTTGTAATCCCATGTTGCTGTCTTCCATATCACCCTCGATCTCCTTCTTCGGGACCAAGTTCGCCACGGAATCCACGACAATGAAGCCTACCCTGCCGGACTCCACCAGCTTGGCCGTGATATCGATAGCCAACTCCCCGTAGCTTGGCTGGGAAATAAGGAACCGGTTCACGTCCAATCCCATCTTCTTAGCGTATTCGATATCAAAAGCGTTCTCCACGTCTATTATAGCTACCAGCTTATCGGGGTGCTTTTTCTGGAACTCGATCATACTTAACGTACACATCATGGTCTTGCCACAAGATTCCATCCCGACCAGCTCATGGATCCGGCCTACCGCCCATCCGCCGCCGAGAGCCTTATCCACCACTAGCGAACCGGTGCTTTCCCTTGGTATGGATATTATAGGCTTATCATCGCCGAAGTTCATTATCGAGCCTTCTCCAAGCTCTTTATTTAAAGATGATACTAATTCATCTACGTCTGAAAAAAGTTCTTTCTTAGCCATTATAATCCAAATTCCTCAAAGTTAAATAAATCCTGTTGCTTCTTTATCATACCCTTACCGATATCAGATATCTTCTCCGGCAGGAACACCCCATCGTTATCATCCACCTTCTCCATGAAATTTGATACATTCTCACTTAACAATATCGCATTATCATTAGGTACTGATTTTAGATAAAGACCATCAATTGATCTACACCTTGAAAGAGCGGTATATATCTGACCGATCTCAAAAGCCCTACTCATATCAACGAATATATTGTCTAATGTCATCCCCTGAACTTTATGAGAAGTGATAGCGTATCCTAATCTTAACGGATATTGAATGATATAACCACAAGACGTTCCTTCTAAAGATCCATCTACTTGCCTATATTTCATTTTATCCCATTTTTCTTTAGTTATATAAACCTCACTTCCATCGGAAAGCTGAACCGATATAGCGTCATCACATGGGTCTATATCTGTTACTACACCCATAGAACCATTCACATATCCATTACCGTTCCTCGTTATTATAACCTTAGCTCCTACTTTTATTATAAGTTCATCCTCACATGGAGCCGCAGGTTTTTCACCGAATATCTTAGCCTCGAATTTAAATACCTTATTATCTATCTTATCAAGATTAGATTTGTTTATCTCATAAGCCTCCTTATTGGTTGAGCATATTACTATAGTATCATTCATATTCTCAGGGTATATCACCCTTGATTTTAGGATAGATCTAGATTCCTCGGTAATAACCCCACATCTTATATCCTCCAATACAGACAAAAGTTGTGGGTCTTTTTGACGGAATACCTTATCGAAGGTAATTACCGAGAATCCAGATGCTCTTAATGCCTTAGATGAGAAAAAGAACCGGCTCTCATAATACCTGTCGATAAAATCATCCGCCGTCACCACAGGAGGTAGTTGCGATAGATCTCCAAACATAATCAACCTAACTCCACCGAAAGGTTCCTTGCTACGCCTGCATTGTCTAAGTATATCGGCAACCTCATCAAGCAAATCGGGTCTTACCATACTAATCTCATCGATAACGATAGTATCAAGATTCTTGACCTTACTTTTCATGAACGGACTTACATCAACCTCATTTGATAACATATTCCTCTCTACTGAGGGGATGTAAGGATCGTTTTTTATAGCGAAGAAAGAGTGAATGGTTTGTCCTCCGGCGTTCAAGGCCGCAACCCCAGTAGGAGCTACTATAACACATTTACCCAAGAACTTTACGATACGTCTCATGAACGTACTTTTACCACTACCAGCTCTACCGGTAATAAACAGATTCTCCCTAGTGGTGAAAATCTTTTTCAAGGCACGACCTTGCTCCACGTTTTGATCCACCGTCATAATATGACGAAGGAGGTCGTTTTCATTTCTAAAATCTTCTTGTACCATATCTTTTTAAGTTTATGGTACAAATATACAAATAGTTATAATTAACTAATAAAAATAAATGTGAATAATATGTAAATATTAAATTTTATATCTGATACTCAAATCATCCAGCTTTACTCATCTCGGAAAATTTTTCTCCTAAAAATACATCTCTTATGTATTCTGTCGATATAAGGATATGCATATATTTCCCCTTGTATAATAGTCTTAAGCATCCGATAGTTACGTTCTTCCTGTCTTTGGTATTCGCCACTCCATTGTTTTTTTTTACCTCGTCATACAAATCGGATATACTCTTCTTACACATATCTAAGAACATGCTTATGTATCTGTATATAGTGGATTGCGATATCTCACGCATACCTATTCCTATAAGCTTCTTATTCAACTCATTAAGAAGGTATAATACATTAAACTTAACTGTCTTTCTTTTAGTTACCTTGTATATGTGATGTACGTTTCTGGTTCTGGCCCTGAATATTATCTTGGAAAGGATTCTTACCCGATCAAGTTTCCGGCTTTTGTTAGCCATATTCCGTCTTTCGTCTGAGCTTAAATTCTTATTCAGACATTTGTATACGGATGTTTTCTTACCTACGAATATGTCTTTCGTATCCTCATTCTTCTTAGCCTTATACGAGTAGATCATGATATCAGATAAAGCTATTCTTATCTCGCCCTCGGCATAAGCCTTAAGCGTCTTTAGCTGATATTCTATATCCTCATGGCAGTTCTCTATAACATGTATGTAGCAGAAATAAGCTATGCCATCGGATAGGATATCTATAAAATCATCGGTATTGATCTCGATACGGTCACGATAACCATCTCTCATCCTATTTCTTAGAAATACATGCTTCTGGACATTTATGATAGAAAGATAAGCCGTTACCTGCTTACACTTCTTTTCTATAACCATGCCGGAACCTCTTATATTATCTTTTTTGTTCGAGTATTTTATGGCCGTAACCTTCTTCCCGTCCTTATTAGTTACAGGTTTGTAATCTACTGGGCAGACAAGTGATCCTGCCGGAAGCCTTAGGCATCCAAGCTCATCTTTTTTTGCTTGTATATCTTTTGGGATATATGCTTCGGTAAGAATCTTATCGAAATTTGACTTCATTTTCTGTAAAAGTGATATCTTTGTCTCCATGATTTTTTTATTTGCTGCGAATATACGAGTTTCATCAATACGAAACAAGTTATTCGGATGGATGGGTAGCCTGTGAAGGTCGCCCATTTGTTGTTTAAGGAGGGTAGGTGGTGTCCGTAAAACGCTGTGCGCGTGAACGATGGTTTTTTCTCAACCTACTTGTTACGCGCGCGTTAATAGGTATATTATTAAATATAATTAACTCTATAAATATATTTTACTCACTAATATCTCTATCCGTACACAGAACCTCTCCTGACGTCGAGTTCCTGTGTACTCCACTTAAAGTCTCTATTTAATAAAACATTGCTTTTTACCACCAAGGTATGGTGCCGTCAGGCAGGATACCGCAGGCTAAACATAGTAGAAGCCGTATTCTATATCGGAAGCCGGGACCCCGGTAGGGGGATCGGGTGGAGCAAAAGCCAAAGAAGAAAAAGCGAGGTCTTGTACGATCGCTCGCGCTCCGGCCGCCCGTATCTTCTACGGCAGGCCCATGCCCCAAGGCCTCCCATTTCCCCTTGGTTTTATATCCCATAGCTTGGGAGGAAGGAATCCAAAGGGGAAAAGGTAAGGTCGTATGCGGTCGCTCACGCTCCGGCAGGTGAATATAGATCTACCGCCGTCCATGTCAATAGCGAACCTCTGGCGGCATTGTCCGGTATGATGGCGGTAGCCTTACCTTGGCTGTCCCTGCACGTCACCCACCAACTTTTTTCCTTTGGATGCCTTGGGCTATATCCTTGAACGATGACGGAAGGATAGGAGGTCAATAAGCCAAAAAGAAAAAGGGAGCGGTCTCATACCGTGAGGCAGGATAAGGCTGTCCCCCGCCGTCCACGCGCGTAGCGTACGTGAACTTCACTGCCCTCGCTATTGTAGCCAGCCGTAGACATACATGGCTTCGTTTGCCCTACCCCACCATCCTTTTCCCTTTGGATTCTCGTAAATATATGTTAGTCAGCATACATTATACTGATTATATCATATTTTGTTGACAATAATATTTTTTTAAAGTATTTTTGTCGAAAACTAATTTTGTATGGCCGAGCAGAGAAAAGCTTTCGTATTTGCCTTACCTTACGATACTAGGTTGGATATGATCCAGCAGTTCTTAAGGATATACAACGGCTATCTGGATTCAAAGGGTAGAAGCTTGATTACCGAAAGGACGATAAACTTACTTTCTTTCTACATCAACTACGGATACTCGGATGATACCAGGGCTAAGTACATGGATTGTCATGGACAGAAGGAATCTTACGTCGCTGTCCTGAACAACGAGCTTAAACGTGGGGGTTTTCTGGTGGACAAGAAGAACGGGAACTTCCGTACCCGTGAGCTGTCTATTGAGATGAGAAGCTTACGTAACTATTTTATTCTTGATGGGGAGGGTGATGATACTCGTGTAATGGGATTTGTGTTCAAGAGAAATAAGTTGAATATCGATGGGTAGGAGTCTTATTTCGTTCGACAGGGATATTGTCGATGAGGTGGTAAGAAGATCTGATGGGAAGTTTACCAAACAACAGGTAGAGTGGTGCATGAAAGCATCCGTATCTTACGTCCACCACCTAGCTAGGTATACTGACAATATATCTATCAGAATCCCGTTTATCGGATACGTTGTATGCAATCTCCGAGAGATGCGGGTAAGGCGTGATAAGATACGCCGGATATTTGTCAAGGAAGGTAATCGTTATCCGGATGAAAGGATGCCTATTGAGCTTGATTGTCTGGATAAGAAGATTAAGGCGATAGAGGATATGGAGGGGTTGAAGAACGGAGATCCTCTTATACGTGATAACCATGAGGCCATGTATCAATGTCGGTATGGAATGACATGGGAACAATTACAGGATTTTCAACAACAACAATTTAAAAAATAATGGTGATTATATATAATTTTACACAAAAACATAAAATAAATAGGATGTTTAAAATATTCTATTTATATTTGTTGCATGTATTTAGTAGAACAACATATAATCACTTCAAACGATAAGAGATATAAGATGTTAGATAATATCTGTTTCTTGTCAAAGAATCTGTACAATGCTGGGCTTTATGTTGTAAAACAAGAATTTCTAAGTACTGGTAAGTGGATTAGATGTACTGATCTTAACAAAAAAATGGTGTCTGAAAACAATCCTGATTTCAGAGCGTTAAGTGGATCTTCTTCACAACAGATATTGATGAGATTAGATAATAATTTAAAATCTTATTTCTCTTCTATCAAAGCATGGAAAAGGGATAATAAGAAATTTACTGGATGTCCTAAGTTTCCAAGGTATAAAGACAAGGTAAAAGGTAGAAATATTTTTACCTACTCTTATGCCCAGATACGACACAAAGGTGAATATATTTATTTTCCAAAGAAAGAAAGTTTACCTCCTTTGAAAACAAGATGTGAAGAAGGTAGTGTTAAACAGGTTAGGATAGTACCAAGACAAGGATGTTATGTTATTGAATTGATTTACGAATCTTGTTGTGTAAAGCAGAAGATTGATAACAATAGAATAATGTCTATAGATTTAGGTGTAAATAACCTTGCTTCTGTTGTTTATAATGTCAGTAATAAGGCTATACTGATAGACGGAAAGAGATTGAAGTCTATTAATCAGTATTATAATAAAAAACGTTCGTATTTACAAAGTAAATTAAAGAAAGTAAATGGAAAGAAAAATTCGAGACGGTTGATGTCTTTAACAAGAAGGAGAAACAATAAGGTGAAAGATTATCTTCATAAGGCAAGTAAGGAGATAATAAATATTTGCTTGAAGGAAGATATAACAACATTGATAGTAGGTCATAATGATGGATGGAAGCAAAATGTAAACCTTGGTAAAAGGAATAATCAGAATTTTGTTTCGATTCCATTTGAGATGTTTATATCAATGTTAAGATATAAATCGGAAAGACAAGGACTAAGATTTGTTGAAGTAAACGAATCTCACACGTCAAAATGCAGCTCTTTCGATTTAGAATCAGTAGGTCATCATGATACTTATGTTGGTAGAAGGGTAAGAAGAGGTCTTTTTATGACAAGAGATGGCATTCTTATTAACGCTGACATCAACGGAAGTTATAATATCATGAGAAAAGTAAAGGGGGATGCAGCAATGCCACTCCATACAGGGTTCGGGTATAACCCGGTTAAGAAATTTATTAACTAATTATACGAGTGTAAACTTGTATATAATTACCAAAATAATTATCGTGCAAACAATTGGTAAAGCCCAAGTAATAGCCCAAGCTTGGGAAGACAGTTTATTGGGCAGGATTCCTAAGGATAAGAAAGATTATCCCGAATGGTATAAGAATCGTCTTGAATTATGCAAGAAATGTCCTAAGAACTCTTCTAATATTAGGTTCTTTAAATTGCCGCCTAAGGTATTATTTCATAGATTGATTGGAAGACCGGGATGCTCGTTGTGTGGTTGTTTTATCAAGGAGAAGGCTTGGATGAAGACCGAGGTATGCCCATTGAAGTTCGTGGAAGGAGAGAAAGCCAAATGGAATGCTATGGAGGTGATAACGGCCGATCATAACGATTTTAATATCGAGTGCCCTAACGATTCCTTTGATATAGGACTTACGGATGACGAGAGCGAGTTTTATCTAAATATTTTTGATCAGAAAATAGGTGATAAGATAGAAATCGTGTTATTTATCACCCATAAAGATGGTTTCCATGTCAAGGAGCATCATCTTGGATGTGGATGTATGGGAGACGTTTCATATAACAAACATCCTGACAATGAGAATAGAACTATATTTAGGATGACATTGGATACCTCAAAATATACGGAAGGTCATTTTGAGAAACATCTATCTCTTATGGGTTATACGAAGGATGATCCTGAACGTAATTTCAAACATTTCCCGCTACGTATTATAGGGGAAGCTTATAAGTAGATAGTATGAGAAGCCCCGTAAGAAGTAAGATAGATGATCGTATCCATGCCCTTATTGTCATGGAAGTCGGATGCCGTGAGTTACCTGAATATTCATTGGGTGATATACTTTACTCCGCTTTAAGGAGAGTTGCTAAGGCTAATGGTGGTAACGTACGCTTCTTGCGGGATGTTAGTACCAGGGATTTATTAAGAATAATAGATCAGAGTATCAGTGATGAGATCGAATTAAATAATAATTAACCGCAATAATATATAAAACGTTAAACAATGTTTGAGTTTTATATATCCAGTTTACTGGCCGGGTATTAGCCTAAGTCTTGAAATAAAGACTACGTTATTGGAGAATATATAGTTACCTACGGATGTTTATCCAAGTCCGTAGCTCTAAGGTAGGTGATTAAACAGGGATTGTATTTGGGTTCCAGTGTTGCCTATATAAAACCTTCAATAACATTGGCGATGGGTACTAACAGGGTTTTACCCTGACTTATGTTGAATAAACATTAAAAAAGTAGCGAAAAGTGGTATACATTCAAGATATAGATGGAAATCCTTTAATGCCAACAACGAGGCATGGTAAGGTTAGGAGGTTGCTTAAATCGAATAAGGCGATCGTGATTAATCTATGTCCGTTCACCATCCAACTTACATATGCTACTTCAGGTTACAAACAAGAAGTTGTGTTAGGCGTTGACGCAGGTACAAAACACGTTGGTTTGTCAGCGACAACGAAAAGCAAGGAACTTTACGCAAGTGAGATTATTCTACGGAGTGATATAGTCGAATTGTTATCATCCAGAAGGGAATCAAGAAGGAGAAGAAGAAATAGATTAAGGTATAGAAAACCAAGGTTCATGAATAGAATTAAGACTAAAAAGGAGGAATGGGTCGCCCCATCTGTCCGACAGAAGATTGATTCTCATTTAAAAATCATTGGTTTTGTGTATTCTATACTACCTATCTCAAAACTGATTATTGAGGTAGCCCAATTTGATACCCAGAAAATCAAGAATCCAGAGATATCAGGTAAAGAGTATCAGGAAGGCGAACAATTAGGATTTTGGAATGTAAGGGAATATGTCTTGGCAAGGGATGGACATAAGTGCCAGCATTGTAGGGGTAAGTCAAAAGATCCTATTCTTAATGTCCATCATATTGAGTCAAGGAAGACAGGAGGAAATTCACCATCCAATTTGATTACCTTATGTGAAACCTGCCACAAGGAATTTCATAAAGGTAAAATCAAATTGAAAGTGAAAAGATCTGCCTCTATTCGTGACGCAGCCGTAATGGGAATCATGAAATGGAGATTATATAACAAGTTGAAATCTTTGTATCCAAATGTCAAGATGACTTTCGGGTATATAACGAAACACGATCGCATAAACCATGGGATTGAAAAATCCCATGTATCCGACGCTTTTGTGATTTCAAGGAATTTTAATTCATGTAGGCTTGGATATTATTACAAACGTAAATTAGTTCGTCGCCATAACCGTAAGATTCATAAGATGAAAATATTGAAAGGAGGAATTAGAAAGCGAAACCAGGCTCCTTTTAAAGTTTTTGGATTTAGGTTATTTGATAAAGTGATGTTTCAAGGAGAAGAGTATTTTATTTACGCAAGAAGGCTTTCTGGGCAATTTAATATTCGGGATATTAATGGAGAGAATAAGAAAGATGTATCTTGCAAGAAATTAAGATATATCATCCATGGTTTGATTTCTATTGAAACTGGATAATTTTTATTACAATGAATATTGTATTAAAAATTTATTTATTCGATATAGAAATGTGATAAATTTACAAAACATATTTATATAAAATTTAATACATACATTAATCATGATGGAAGAGGATAAGGATATTAAGAAAGAGATCAGGGATTATCTTAAAGAAGAGGCGGATACCCATATAAGGCATTGGATAGCTATAAAACGTGAGAGCAAGCGTTTGTATAGCGATATTGAGGATAGGACTAAGAAGATAGCCCTTAAATCATCCTCGTTGATAAAAGAGGAGGATTTTGTCGTTCTTCATGAGATGACCCATAAGATACAGATGTTGAATATAGAGGCTGTAAAAGTCAATTCTAGGTTGATGTTCATAATCCAGTTGGCTACCAGCTTCGGTATGGATCTGGATTTAGATACGACATATGCGTCCACCGCCAAGAGCATTATAGAAGACAGAACGTCTGGATTCGTGTTTTATGATGACAAGGAACGTCTTAGATATGCTGACAAGGAGCTTGAGGATATGTTCCATGACATGAGCGTGACGGAAGTAAGTAAGATAGGGGTTGTTCAATCTTATGAGCTTCTTATGAAACAGTATAATGAGTTCAAAGACATGAAAGCTAATGCCACAGGGAAGACGAAAGCCGACGAGTAAGGACGCTGATCGGGTGAATGACAATCTTGAGGTCATAGCTAAGGCTATAAATGACGCTAAGGGTTATATTGATAAGCATCCTTGGGATAAGGAGAAACCGGAGAATATGGCTAAGGCTTTTGATTTTATATCTAAGTTAATAGATAAGATCAATACATGGAATGAGTCGTATATGGAAAAAAGCGGGATCATGGATGTATATAGGTCTATAAATGATGTCCAGAAGAAGGAACGTAAGGGTCAAGTATCTGGAGGTATAGAGTCCGTATTAAAAAGTATGAAGTGATGGGGTTAAGCACGAGTCCAGAATTTTATGTAAACATGAAAAATCCTCCTGTATGGAACGATCTGTTCGGTTGGGAGGATCAGGATGACGATGTTAAGCAGTTCTTTAAGGAAGAGGCTTATAAGGTCAAGTACGGGGTGACTATCAATGGCACGTTCATCCCTCCATGGCTTTATTGGCATGTTAATTTCTTTCCCGTATTTCAGGATCTTCCAAACGGGGAACGTGTGCCAGCGATCAGTCGTTTGCGTGATAACGAATGGTTTTTCGCCGAGATGTACCAACGTGCCCGTCAGGAGAAGAAGGGTTTGGGGATGTTTGGTACTCGTCGTTTTGGCAAGGCTCTTCTGGACTCGGAGCTGATATATACTCCTTATGGACCTAAGAAGATAGGGTTCGCTGATATCGGGGATATCATATATGGCGATGATGGTAAGCTTACGACTATAGTAGGCGTATATCCTCAAGGGTTCGTTGATATGTATAAGGTTACGTTTGAGGACGGGCGCAGTATAGTATGTTGCGGTCAACATCAGTGGAAGGTTAAATATCATGGTGATTATAAAGTCATGAGCACCATGGGTATCATCCACTCTGACTTCCATAAGATGACCATAGACATAGGGGAGGCCGTGGATTTCCCCGAGCGGCGGTGGCTGATGTCGCCCCAGCTCCTTGGGTCTCTGACCGCCTCTTTCCTTTGTGGATCTACCGACAGGATCTTCGAGTTAAGCAATAAGGAGATGGATGATATTATTTATTCATCCAAAAAACAGAAAGAGTTGTTTATAAGCTCATTCATGAAGATAGCTTGCGGCATAAGTACTGGTGACGATCGTTTTAAGGTCGTTTACAAAAGTGAGTATATTATATCCTTCGTAAGAAGAATATTCTGGTCTATGGGATATTATTGCGTCATGGATGGTGATGATATGTATATATCTAAGACCCATAACAGGCTTAGGATATCCGATATAGATTATTACGGGAAGTATAAAGCTACTTGTATTAAGGTCGATAACAAGTCCCATCAGTTCCTTACCACTAATTTTGTCGTATCCCATAATACGACTATCATGTCATCCCTTCTTCAGATGAACGCTACCATGACGATCGGGCTTAGTCATTCCGTGGTAGGTTTCAGCGATAGCGATTTATCTAATATAGGTGAGTATTGTGAGTATGGGCTTGATCATGTGCATCCTTTTTTCAGAATTAACAGGACCAAGACCGATTGGAGTTCTGGTGTCACCTTAGGCAAGCGTATGTCCAACGGGGTTCGTGATGTTCATGCCATAATATCCATAGCCAATATCAACATGGGTAGGAAGACATCCACGCAGAAGACTGCCGGTCTGACCCCAGCCACGGCTATTTTCGACGAGGTAGGTAAGGGACCTATCAAGAAGCCGTACACTGCCGCCATGCCGTCCTACGACACTCCTTATGGCTGGCGTCTCAGTCCTATCTTGGCTGGTACCGGTGGTGAGGTGGAACTATCCAAGGACGCTCAGGAGATGTTCTCTGATCCTGATACATACAATCTCATGGTCATGGACTGGGATATTTTAAATCGGAGAGCCATGAAAGGAAAAACATGGAAAGAACGGAAATGGGCGATGTTTGTCCCCGGTCAGATGGCTAACTCCGGTGTCAAGAGAACTATAGGTCTGGGTGATTATTTGGGGAAACCTGATGATAAGAAGCTTAATAAGATCAAGATCGACGCTACTGATTTCGAGGCTAGTACCAATAAACTTAATGAGGAACGGAAGAAACTATCTACAAAGGACAGGGTTGCGTACACTTCTCATACTATGTTCTATCCATTTACGATCGATGACTGTTTTTTAAGCTCATCCCAGAACCTATTTCCGGTTGAGTACGCTATCAAGCATAAGAATGATCTTCTTGAGTCAGGTCAATATAGCGGCATGCTGTGTGATGTTTTCCTTGAATCGGGCAATAAGCTTGGTACTACGAAATCTAATAAACAGCTAGCTGGTTTTCCGTTTAGTGGAGGTGTTATTGATGCTCCTGTCCAGATATTCGAGATGCCTCAATCCAATAGGTTTGATGACTTTATTTATGTGGCAGGATGTATGCCTCCCGGAGAAAGGGTGTTGACCCCTGATGGATATAAGAATGTAGAGGATGTTGACTATGATGATTTCTTGGTTAATAATGAAGGGGATAATGTTAGGATACGCAAGAGACTTGTCAGAAATATGGTCGAAGAGGATCTTTATTCGATAAAGATGTATAATGGCGTAAGAATAAATAGATTTACTTCTGATCATCCTATTTTTGTTTCTGATCATAAGACCGTAGGGAGAAGGGTTAGGGAAGATTTATTCAAGTTTGATTACATACCTGTCAAGGATATAAAAGAGGGACAGTGGACAAGGATCCCAAATATGTATGCCGAAGAAAGGATGGATATTCCGGGATTTAGGGATTATATGCTTTCTGATGATTTTTGGTGGTTTGTCGGGATGTGGCTAGGGAATGGATGGATTGATAAGCAGTGTCGTGTACAGATGGCTATTTGTTTTGACTATCCAGAAGAGAGGGATAGGTATTACAAGGTTATAGATAATCTTTTTGGTATTAAGCCTTCGGAGAGATGCAGGAAGGGTAATTGGGAATTAAATTTTAAGCATGTTTATCTAAGCGAGTGGCTTGTTAATAATTTTGGTAAATATTGTTATGGTAAATATATTCCTGAATTTGCTAAATACCTCCCGTTTAGCATGAAGGTTAGTTTAATTCATGGATATCTGGATACGGATGGATCTATCCATAATGATTTTCGCAATTATTCGGGCATGGATTTCGTAAGTGTCAGTATGGATCTTCTTGAGGGTATACAGGATATATTATTGTCTCTTGGAATAGTTGGAGGTATATCCATAATGAAAAAAAATAGGGCTGAATATGTAGATGGCAATAAGGTTAAATCTCAAAGATCATGTTATCATTTAAGGATAGGCCATAACTATACTGTGTATTTCAGGAAGTTGGTTGAGACATTAACTCCTGATTATATATCTAAATTGTCTAAAGTATGTATGGATACCAGCACAAGAAAAAGTCCTTCCACAGGTATATTTATTAGTAATGATAATAAGTATATATATGTCAGGATATCATCTATAACTAAAGAAAAGTATACCGGTCCTGTGTATAATTTTGAATGTGATACGAATAATTATTTATTAAGGAATATATCTGTTCACAATTGCGACCCTTATAAACAGGCCAAGTCTGATACTCCTTCATTGGGATCCTTTTATATATTCAAAAGGCGTGTTGGTATCCGAGATCCTTATGCCTATAGAATAGTTGCCTCTTACGTATCCCGCCCATCATCTATAGACCAATTCTGCCGTACGTGCGAGGTGCTTCAGAAGGGATATGGTGCTATATGTCTTATGGAGAACGCTGACCAGATGTATGAGCAGTACCTTAACCGTAAGAGTGGTATGCCCGCATCTTTCTTTCTATTTGCTGGTGAGGCTATAGCCAATAAGTATGTGAAGGCCGGCTCCCGGCAGAACAGCAAGCTGGGGCTATATCCGACCCCCGGCAACCAGAACCTGCTCTTCTCTTGCGTGGTGGATTATTGCTGGCAGGATTTCGTTATTGGCTATGATGATAGTACCGGTCTTGATATAACGGTTAAAGGTATTGAGTTGATTGATGATATAGCTCTTTTGGATGAGATAATACAGTATAAGCCCGGATTGAACGTCGATAGGATAATAGCCTTCGGGCATGCGTTGGTTCTCGCTAGGTATTTTGATGATAACAATTACATGCCTAAATCGAAGATCGAGGAGATGAATAACGCCCGCAAGGAAGATGCTTATAAACACCATGAGATATATGCCTCGGCGTTTGGATCGGTATCTATAGGAGCTTTTAGGTAAATGAATGTCAATTAAACATCTATCTTTGTTGTAAATAAAATTGAATAATCATGGAAGTGTTTAATAGAGATCATTCGTTTCCAGCAAAAGGAGCGTTATTAGGATTACCTCCTCAGGCTATTTCCACGAAGAAAAAGAACAGGAAATGGAAGGAGGATTGTATGGACGCTCTTGAGACGATAGGGTTGAAACAGTATGATCGTAACCAGATGTACCGTGACTATTATCTGATGGCGGATGGTAAGTTATCTTTTATGGAGATGGCGGATGTTATCCCTCAGTTAAGGAACGTACAGAAGCTAAGGAGCGATATAAGGATACCTTCTTTCTTGAAGCATTATGATATCATAGGTGGTATCGTAAATGCCTTTGAGGGATGGCTGACAAACCTACAGGATAAGTATACGGTTAATGAGGTAGGGGATATGGCTATAAGTGAGTATGAGGATACGATGTCAAATCTTCTTCATCGCCATATTCAAGAGCAATGGGATATTATCGTTAACCAACGCCTTGTAGAGGCCGGTCTTGATCCTACGTACAATGAGTTTAATTCCGAGGAGGAGCGTCAGGCTTATGTTCAGCAAATCCAACAGGCCAAGGCGTCTATGACCCCTGATGATATCCAGAGGTTCATGAGTACAAGATGGAAGACGCAGGCGGCGGTATGGGGGGATCATACGATCGAGGCTGACCGTAGCCGGTTTTATATGGATGAGCTTGACAGGGAGAATTTCCGGGATCGTCTTCTTAGTGGAAAGATGTTCCGTAATCATTTCGTTGGCTTCGACTACTATCGTCCGGAGGTATGGAGTCCGATGGAGGTATTCCATCCTGACGTGAAATACCCGCAATACGGATCTTATGTGGGCCGTATTCATTATTACGAGGGTGTTGAGCTGATATCAAGATACGGCCATAAGATGACGGCCAAGGACAAGCGTCGTATTATGGGCGGTGATGATGATTATGAGGGATGGGTATCTAATGACGGTACTAGGTATGACTGGAAGAAAAAGAAGCCGTCTATTACCAGTATGTATGAGAATGAGGTTATTCCATGGAAAGGATACCATGACTATGAGTCTATAGTCGCCGCTGAGGACTATTATGGCGTTCCGATGGGTGAGTACCACACCTTCGGGCCGGACGGGGAGGAGCACACCCAGCCCCGCTTCTTGCCCCGCTTCCATCCCTTTGGATATTTCAACTCCGGAATGGCCGATGGCAAGAGATATGAGATAGACTCTCGCCTTTTTAGGGTCATGGAGGGATATTGGGTATCCATGAAACCGATATTCTTAATAACTTACATGACGGAGACCGGAATGGTGGATCAGGAGCTTGTGACAGATGAGCTTCTCCCGGAATTCTTGGAGAAGAATGGCATAAAGAAAGTAAAGAGGGTTATGGCCGATGCTGTTGGTGATCCTGAGGTGAACACCTATATCTTGGAGTATGTCCCTGAGGTTAGGTTTGGCGTTAAGATCACCGGAGGTAATTTAATGGATAAGCCTATATATATTGGTGGGGATCCAATACCTCATCAGATACATGGTGATAGCAGTCTGTATGATTATGTCATTCCGGTTTCTGGATTTATAGGGTCTAGTCTCGCTGATCGCATACAGCCGTTCCAGATGATGTATAACCTTGCTATGAACCAGCTATACAATAACGCCGAGAAGGAGATCGGTAAGTTCTTCTTAGGCGACTTAGGATTCCTGCCTACGGAATATAAGGATATGATGGACAAGAAGGGAGCTTTGGCTACTTTTATGCAGATCGTTAAGTCCGTATCGTTTATGGGTGTAGGTGGTAATGACACGAACAATCCTTACCAGAATCCGCAGATGAGCAGCATATATAATCAGTTCGGTGTATATGATCTTACTAATACGGATCAGATAAGATCCCGTATGGAAATGGCGTCTTACGCCTATATGATGGCTTATAGGATGATAGGTATATCCGAGCAAGCGATGGGCCAGTCAACTAGATACGAGAGTTCTACGGGCGTAAAACAGGGAGTTAACGCCACTATGTTACAGACCCAGACTTACTTTAATGATTTTGATGACTTCAAGAAACGGACATTGGATATTCATCTAGCCGTGGCTCAAGTATGCCAGAAGGAAGGATACGATTGGACCGTGATGTACAGGAACAGCGATCTGTCCTTGGCTTACGTCAGTCTTACGGATAATAGCTTGTCGTTACGTCATCTTAATGTTATGGCTGTCTCTAATTCCAAGAAACGTCTGGAATTGGAGAATTTGAAGCAATATATATTACAGACGAATACTTTGGGCAATGACTTGCTTGATATCACTAGAATGATGAATGCCAACTCGACGGCTGAGATGAATCAGATAGGAAGGGATGCCAGATCTTACGCAGATCGTGTAAGACAGGAGGAGTACCAGAATCAACAACGACTTGTACAGCAAAAAGCCGAGGCCGATCAACAGGCCCGTAATGACGAGCATGAGAAGGAGAAGGAGCTGGCTTATATCAAGGGTAACTTCGATTTACGGGGTAAGAGCATAATGGCCGCCGGTCAAGCGGCTAGGACACAAGATAACGCAGAGGGTATGGATTATGTGGAAGCTATAGCGGATCGAGCCTTGAAGGAAAGAGATCTGGATATCCGTGAGGAGGATATGAGAACCAGACAGGCTAATGCCGAGGCTGAGCGAAGATCTCGTGAGGAGATAGAGAAAAGGAAGTTGGAATTAAAAGAAAAGGAGATAGATTCTAGGAATAAAAGATCTGATACAGATAGGTTTACGTCAATAATAAACAAGAATTGATTACAAGTTTTGTAAATATTTTTACAAAATCTGTAATCATTTTGGCGTAAAATTCTGTCATATACTATAATGGGTTTGATTTAATTGATAATTAGATTAATGATAATTTTGTAAAAAGCAAAAAAGGAAATTGTATGAATGACATGGGTGATTTCGCTAAGGGTTTTAAGACCATGAGTGTCGAGGAACTTTTTTACCGTGGTGACGGTGATGGCGATAAGAATAATATCGAGGGTAAATATGATAAGGATGGTAATCCTATAGGTGATTCCAAGGAAGAGCCTGCCGACGGCGGAGCGGCTGACGGTGGCGGGGATAAGGGCGGCGATGCTACCACCCCAGACCCTGATTCCCTTGGCGAAGGAGGTACTGATAATAATGTAGTATCAGGATTTAACGGAAAATCTTTTTTGGAGAAGATGGCCGCTAGAGGTATTATCGATAGTATTGATAACCTTGATATTATGGTAGATGATAAACCGGTCGATCTTTCTACTATTACTAAAGAGGATGATTTACTCGATATAGTGGAGGGATTGATCAAGGATAAGGCTGATGAGTTGTTGAAAGACAAGGTTGATACCGGCTCGATGTCTGATTTCATGAAGAAGATGATAGAGGTGGATAAGGCCGGTGGTAACGTTGGCCAACTATTAAGCCAATATCAGAGTATTCAGGCTCCGTTGGATAACCTTGATATGAGTAATAAAAATGATCAGCTTGCGGTTATCCAGCATTATTATAAGATGCTGGGTATGCCGGAAGACGAGATAAAGGATAATATGGAAATGATGATTGGTAAAGGCGATGATTTTATCGAGTCTAAGGCCAATAAGTTTCATGATATCCTGAAAAAGGAGATGGATAACCTTATCGAGGAGGAGAAAAAGAAGTCCGAGAAAAGGAGACAGGAGTTAGTTGAGCAGATGAAAGTCTATAAGAAAGGTCTAAAGACATCTATAAGCTCAGGATTTCAGTTGACTGACACGATGATAGGTAAGGCTGTCGATTTCGTTACAAAGCCGATAGACAATCAAGGTCATACGGCTATAGATAAAGCCTATTCCGAGGCTATTAAAAATCCGGATATGGCCGCTGATTTGGCCTTGTTCTTGATGAATAAGGACGAGTTCCTTAAACAGAAAACCAACAAGGCTAAGATGGAGGTTAATAAGAAGACCATCACTCTTCTTTCTGGCAATAAGGGAGGAAAGCAGAATAAGACTAATATCGATAACGATACTATAGAAGCTAACTTCCTTGATCTGAGTGGATCAAAGAGTGTATAACGTTTAAATATATTGAAAATGAATCCGTTTCTTACAAAAAGTTTCCCGGCTACCGTGAATGGCGATAACGTTATTGCCTTTACCGATGCCAAGAACTATAAGACTTCGCTTGTAGAGCATAACTTAGGCTCATTGGCGAGCTGGTATTATGAGGACCCTGACAAGAATCATTTGGGTCTGTTGAATCTGTTCTCTAATATCGCTAATTACCCTGTACCGATGTATATGGGTATGATTAATAACGGCGCTACGATCTCCGTTAACGGTATTGGAGCTTCTTTCCGTTATGATTTACCTGTTACAAAGACATTCGCTGTTGTTACGGCTGAGGATACTTCAGGTCATCACCTGAAACCTGGTATTGATGGTAGCTTGTTTGATATCGTTTTGAATACATCTGAGTTTACGGCTTATGATGTTATTACCTACGATGCCGCTAATGGCTGTAATATCCTTATCTCAGGTGAGATCCCGTCTAAGACAGAAGGTGACTTGACACGTTATTGGTGTCGTGTTATTGGTGGTAAGGCTAAATACTTCCCCAAAGAGAAATTACGTCCGGGTATCCGCTACTGGAAGATCGGTCATGCTCTTGGTGAGTACAGCACTCAGTTCTCTAAAGTATCTGGAGCTGACAAGGCCGGTTCTATGACTTGTGAGTTCCGTTTAGGGAACCACCGTGGTGTTGAGGGCGAGACAACTATGTACGCTGGTATGAAGTCCATGCAGGCCGCTCAGAATAGCACTTCAGAGTTCGTGGAGACCGCTCTTCGTCGTATGAATGCTATGAGAAGCGAGTATGAGGGCAATATTCCTGATTTGGCTATTATCGGTAAGACTGTTAATGGTAGACTTGATTTGCGTACGGCTAAGGTAGCGTCCACGCTGGAGGTATTCTGTATGGCTGAGTTGGTTAAGCTGGAAGCTAGACAGTTGATGTGGCAAGAAGGTGGTATTATCATGGATCAAAATGGTCCTATCCATTTGAATGAGGGTATCTACCGTCAGCTTCGCCGTGGTTACACTATCTACTATAGCCGCCCGATGGGTATTACTAAGGATACGCTTATGGCTGCCGCAGCTTATATTTTCCGTGGACGTCAGGATCTTCCTATTACGGAACGTAATATTAAGTTCAAGGTAGGAGCTATGGCTATGATTAACTTAGAGAAGTTGATCAGGGAATCGTTCTTCACTACCTTGCAGAACTTAAGCTGGGGTATGGGAAGCGATAGGATGTTGCCTTCTAATCCTATTTCCGGTACTAACGACGCCATGATCTTAGGTCCTGTTCAGGTTAAGGGAGCTTTCATCCCGGGCATCGGTAATGTTGAGTTCGAGCATGATCCTTCTTTGGATTACGCCGACATGACAGATCGTAGCGAGTTGGTGAATGGCATGTATCCTAGATCCTCTTATTCTTGTATTATCGAGAATATCACTGACGCTGGATCGACTAACGCGTATTCCGCTATTCCTAATACGGCTAACGCTAAGTTAGGTAATATGAACAACAACGTATTCTATATCAAACCAGAAGGTGTAAGTATGTGGTGGGGTTATGAATACGGTCGTTGGGCACACAAAGCCAACGGTAATGAGATCGTATCATCCTTGCCGGGCATGAAAGAGCAATTCTGGTGCCACTCAGCTTCAGCGGCTTGGGTTATGGATAACAGTAAGTTCTTGATTATCGAGCTTCAACCGAACTACTTCGGCTAAGTTTTTATAAAATAGGTTCGATTCTTCCTATAAGTCTTTATCCTTATGGAGGAATTGAACCACTGTTCCTTCTTTAATCAATAATGTTTATTTCAAACATTTAATGATTCTATATTTTTAGTATATTTACTGTATGAAATTAACATTACAGATCAAATTGCTCCCAACATACGAGCAGGTCGAAATATTGAAAGATACATTTGGTGTTTTCAACGAGGCCTGCAACGTTATTTCTCAGATAGCGTGGAAACGATGTGTGTTTAAACAGTTTGATCTACATAAGGAGGTTTATTGTTTAATAAAGGAGACGTATCATTTATCTTCTCAACTTGTAGTACATGCTATCAGTAAGGTCGCAAATGCGTATAAGTCATATAGAAATAAGAAAAGATATTTTCGTAAGTTAGGATCTATCACATATGATAGGCGTGTTTTATCTTACAAAATTTCCAAATCTATATGTTCTATTTCGCTTATTAAAGGACGTGAGAAAATAGCATATATATGTTATCGTCCTCATCTTATGCAATTTGCAAAAGGAGAAGCTGACTTAGTTTTTATTAGGGGTAAGTTTTATATCTATCAAACGATAGAAATACCAGATGAGAGAGAAAATGATGTAGATGATTTTATTGGTGTTGATATGGGGATTACAGATATTGTTTCTATATCTGACGGAACCAATATTTCTTCTAATGAGGTCAAGAATATACGAGACAAATATAATAAGGTGAGAGCTTCCATCCAGTCCAAAGGCACTCGCAACTGTCATAAGTTGCTGAAACGGTTGAGAGGACGTGAGGGAGGATTTGCTACCATTGTGAATCATAGTATCAGCAAATGGCTTGTTGCGAAGGCTAAGAAAGAAAATAAGGGTATCGCTATTGAGGATCTTAAGAATATTCGATTTGGTATGAACTCTAAGAAACGAAACAAAACATTCCGAAGGAGAAGTAACTCGTGGAGTTTTTATCAGCTTCGTTCCTTTCTTGAATATAAATGTAAGATGAATGGAGTTAAGATCATTGCCGTCCCTCCGGCTTATACCTCGCAAACATGCCATGAATGCAAACATATAGGTATTCGAAATGGGAAGCGATTTCACTGTAAATATTGTGGCAATATTGCGGATGCGGATATTAATGCCGCTATGAATATTGCTACATGGGGGTATGTAAACACCCATGAAAGATGGGAATTGTTATCGTGTTCTATACATGATGATGTTTCTACGTCTAAAACCCATAAATCTTTAGTTTATGGGTAGTTTACATATGTAATTTGGTTTTTATAGAAGAGAATATTCTTATTCTTTTTTTTAGGAAAGTAACGCAAAAAATAAGGAAATGAAAGAGATTTTAAAATCAAAGAAGGTATTGGCCGAGGTAAACGGTTTCAATATCATGTCAGATACCTTATATGAGGTTGTAGGCAAACACGATGGAAGTGCTCCTCAGGCCTTTCAAGACGCTAATATAGCTAAAGCTCCGTTCCCGGAGAACGCCACTCACGTATGTTGTCCTTGGGATGATTTCTCCAAGGCCTATAACACCGGTTTTTATCCAAGATCAAGATGCTATAATGGTCTTGACAAGAATGAGATCGACAGGCTTGTCAAACAGCGGGTAGATAATATCATGAAACCTTTCGAGGAAATGTCACAGATGGATCTATCTCAAACCAATTTAGAATTTTGGGATGACGCTAAGGATAAGATCTTCATGGGTAAGGTTTATAATACGGCTAATACCGTAGATCTATTTTATTTATATTTGGCTGTATTTTCCGGCATGTTGACTCCTCAGGAAATGGATGGCGATCCTGTCTTCATGAACTCCATGTTCTGTTTCGTGGAGAAAGACAATATGAAGGATTTCGTTCAGCAGCGTGAGATCAATAAGATGAACATCAGCTATAAGTTTATCAGCGCCCTTAAGAAAGGCGGCGACGATCGTCAGGCTGTCATAGATCTTCTTCTTTACATCGGTATCGTAACTCGCCCGGATTTCACGGAGGATGAGTATTATACAGGATCTCTATCAAACTGGATGAATGAGAAGAAGACCAATGTTGATTATCTGCTTGATATCTGGGATCGGTCATTGGAAGGTGATTTCAAGGAAGTTCTTGAGTTTTACCGTATCGTAAACGTCCTTCAACGAAATGGTCGTATCAATATGACTCCATCCGGATTACAATATAATGGCCAGATCATAGGACCTGACGTTCGGACATCCGCTGAGTTCTTGGCTACCAAGAAAGACTTTATTGACATAAAGGCTAATGTATTAGATGAGTATGAGGAGATCATGTCTATGTCTAATATCGATGATAAGTCCAAGACAAAGAAGGTTAAGGATATTAAGAAGAAGGATGACGTAGAGGAAGGTGATAAGGTTAAGGAGGAATAACGATGACAATCCAAGAAGCGTATCTAAGGTCTTTGCAGAAGAACGAGCAGAATCTGGCCAATGGCGGGATTAAGCTTGATCCGGGAAGGTTCGTGCTGTTGTTCAACGAGGCCCAAGACCGGTTGGTTAAGTACTATCTCAATAGGAAGGATGATGAGACCATCCGATCTATACAAACTCTTCTGGTATACTGGAAATCGCTTAATAAGATCAATCATATTGATGACCCCGAATCGACATCATTTGGTCTTCCTGATGATTATTTATGGTTCTCAAATATAAAAGGATCGTTTTCTTATAACGGATGTGAGATTGGGGATTTTGTCATGTGGGAGGCTAAGAACGAGAATGTCCATGAGCTTCTTGGGGATGATAACAATAGGCCTTCTTTTGACTATCGGGAAACGTTCTACACCATAGGTGACGGGAAGGTCGTGGTGTATGAGGACGGCTTCCGCACAGACGAGGTCAGGATGACCTACTACCGGAATCCGGTACGGGTGGATCTGGCCGGGTACATCAACGCCGCCGGAGATAGGTCCACGGACATCGACCCTGAGCTGCCCGATCCTTTGGTGGAGGAGATTCTGGATATGGTCGCCAAGCAATTCAACCTTAACGAGAATGAACTAAGTAGATATAGGATGGATAAGGATAATGTGGCTTCCTTTAAATAAACAACGTTAGTTTTGATTATCCGGCCTGTCAGTTAAAAGACGGGCCGGTTTTTTTAACATCCTGTCACCGGATTTATATTACCCCATCTTTTTTTCCATTTATCTCCAAGATACCTGATTAGGGCATTAAAGTCAGATATGAATCCACTTTCTATCATATCGGATATATACCCTTGGAGCATAACTATTTCTTGCATCTGGTCAATAGAAGCGTAATTTCTTATTCCTTCTTCATGTTTACCAAATACCACATAATTCATTCCTTTTGCTATTCTTGATATATATGCTGAAAATTCACTATTTGTTATATTGTCACATAACAAAGATCTAACATCCTTGCACATTTTTATATATGTATCTCCAGCTATATTCCTGTTTTTAACCAATCCGTCTGTAAGCCATATTACAACAGTAGCGTATATCTCCGGATCTAGTTCCATTGCTATAGTTACGAAAATATATGGATCTATGAACCATTTTTGATCCCCTCTACCTCCTTTTCTATAGGCTAGTCCTATTTTTCTAAATTCTTTCAACGTTAGATTATCATAATCTATTCTCTTCTTTAAGCTATCATTACCGTATCCTAATTGAGTCATCAATGCTCTTATCTTCTCCTTGAATCCTTGATTACGCAATACATCATTTATTTCTTTTGCGGATAAGTTCATTGATTTCCTTTTTTTCTTTATAGAATCCATAGCTTCTGTTATACACACATATCCATCTTTACTCATTATGGATATAGGACTTCCTAAAAGAGTTCTACTCTCTGATTTTAAAATTAGATTTGATTTCATAATTTTGTTTTTAAAAGTTTATGTAATATCGTGAATCGGTCTGTGATAGATAGATTCACGATGCAAATATAAATAAATGGGATTTACTTTCAAAATATAATATAATTAATTGATAATCATGATTATAATAATGTGATTTATTATTTTTGTATATATTATTTGGTATTATTTCTCTGGAATCGGAGAAATCTCCGACTCCAGCAACTATTTATATATCAAATAGTTATATAAAAAACATCATAAATTGTTTCTATCGATTATCGTTCATTGTGGTAGTATATTCAGTATATCATATTTACAAAAAGTGTAATCCGTATTAATATTCATATACTCATGGTTGTACTTTATTGTCGTGATCGTCTTTATTATTATGTTTGCGTTAGGTAAATGATTTTTAAACTAAAATATTGATAATATGTTGCACAGACCGCAAGACCGGGTACTTTTCGTATCCCCACACGCTAAGATGGTGGATGTTGATTCCATCTTCTTGAAGGAAGGACAGATCGGTATTTACGATACTAAAGATACTTCCGAGAACGGTTGTAAGGCCGTGATTGATTTTACCGGTAAGCCTCGTAACGACAAGCGTTATGAGATCCGTATCGGTCGTAATGAACAAGCGGCTTCCCGCTCTATCTATGATAAGGATTTTTCCACGCCGTTATTCTCTTTGAACGAGATCACGGAGATTTACGCTTCTTGGCCGAAGAAAGATCATGCTTATGTCGATGATGTTATCTTAGGATACAATGGTGTTTCTGATGACACTGCGTTCTCAGTTTCCAAAGGAGACCGTATCGCTATCCGCTTGGTTCTCGCTGGTCGTGCCTTTGAGCTTCTTGGCTATGAGGAGGGTCGTGTAGAGATCAATGACGCTATCCTTTTGGATGATTGTGATAATACGCCAAATCAATGCGAGGAGTGTGATCCTTGCGAGGAGGTTGATTTGTTGCCAGCCGTCCTGAAATGTATCGAGAGGATGAAGAACCAGCCTATCGCTGGAGGTGGTAAGGTATCTGATTATATTGATATCACTCCGGTTACAAGATGTACTAACGAGGCTACGGAGCCTGAGACGGAGGACGTGAACTTCTATTGTATGGAGGTTTGCGATACTGGTGATGACCTGGCCTTGGCTGAGGTTCGTGCCCAGTACCCGGGATTGAAGATCGTTCGTGAGAGCATCAACGGCAGCATGTCACGTTATAAGGTGATGAAGAAAGGGACTAAGCCTAATGACTATACTCAACGTCTGATCTCTATCATGAAAGGATGCGAGGAATGCCCGCCTAGCTATACTGAGGTTAAGGGCGGATACCTGTATTCCATTTCATTGGAGGATGACGGCGTTGATATGTCTACTACGGTAGAGTCTTTACCTAATGTGGTAGCTGATACGGTTAATAAGATGAGCCAGATCAAGGGATCGGGTTTGTATATCGCCGCTACTTCAAAGAAATTGACGGATGAGGAGATCTCTACTTTCGTTGAGGCTAATCCTACGGCTATCATCTACTATGTGGCTAAGACATCCGATATATGCGAGAATCCTACGGTTCGTACCGCTTCATGGTCAGCTTGTGGTTCTTGCAAGGTATCTAAGGAGAAGTATTATATCACGATCCCGGATAACGAGTGTGGAGAAAGTGCCTTGGAAGAAATCAAGCAGGCGTTCCCGGAACTGGAGATCACGGATTATGGTACTCCTGCTGCTTGCCAGCATAGCTTCCAGACAGAGGTATATACCAATATGTTGTGCGATGAGTGTGACAAGGTATTTGAAGGATTCTTCACCAGCGAGGCCCCGGCATCCTACCGCAACCGGATGTGGAAGAAATTGGAATCAGCACAAGAGCTTGGTAGTAATTGTAAATGCGGTATCCGTTTCCGTGGCAAGGAAATGTTGTTATCTCCATCAGAGTGCTTGATGGATAAAATGACTTATATCGAGGATAGCGTGGAGATTGTAGGCGCTAGTGGCGGTTATCCCGATTCTTTGGATGAGGGTTCTCCTATCTGGTGGGATCAGCTTCATTTCGAGAGATTGTCCAGCAAAGCACCACGTACTCATGTCGGCGGTAATATGATGGATGACGAGTTGAAGGGTTACGCTCATTTCAACGGCTTCCCGAAACATCAGGATTTCATGGGACGGACGTTCATGAACGAATATAGTCGTGTAGAGCAAACGGCTCAGTATGTTGACTTCCAGATTACGCTTAATCCTCATAGATACGCCCAGGGATTCGGGAAGGTTATCGCTGATGATCCTGTTAATTTGATCTTACGTGTACGTTACGGCGCTCATGAGGGTGTTCAGGAGATGATTAACATGATCGGCGCTGCCGCTGGTCTTGGCCCGGCTATCGTAACCGAACCGAAATAAAGAACCTTTTTTGCGTTCATATATTTCCTAAAGGGGAGAGATTCAATTCTTTCCCCTTTTTTATTAACTTTGAGGCATAAGAACTAAAATGTTATAATATGTCAGGCATTAATGAGTATCTAAAGAGACTAGCTTCTATATTCGGAAGCATGGGTTTCTCCGTTCCGCCAGATGACTTCTCAGGGGTTGTCATAGACGGAAAGACGTATCCGGTCATGATGAGGAATGACGGGTGTTACGTTTACTTCGATGATAAAGGAGTAAAGAGACTTGTAAGCGAGGTCCCTAAAAAGGACTATCAGTTCATTAACATCAAGGACGCCCGTGTGTCGATCGTCAACCAATGTTATCGGACACCGGGTGGTCAGGTAGAGGCTCGTATCCATACCTATATGAATAATAAGGGGGAGATACTGGCCGAGAAGATATTTATCATCAACTCATCGGATATCGATACTCCAATTGGCACGGAATTGGATAAGATCCCTGCCGAGTGGGTGGCTATAGATTGTAGTATAGCGGAGATGACCGATCGGGAGTTGATATTCGTAAGTAAATGTTATGCCACGGAAGGAGGCAAGGTCCAGATAGAGGGCGTAGAGTCGGTTGATCCCCGCCTGAACCCGGAGGTGTCTCATTATGAGGTGGTGAATACTACTGACGATAGTAACCCTATTGGAACGAAGTATAATGCCATACCTGATACGTGGAGGCGTATAGTATGTGATTTTCCGGACATGACCCAAAGGGAGATAATACCGGTGCTTAAATGCTTTGATACCGGAACCGGAAGGGTGCAGATAGAGGGATATAAGATATTTGATTACGAGATGGGTACCAGAAAGGAATGGTATCGCGTCAAGCAAAGTACCGATCCTGAGAATCCGGTAGGTAAGTTTATCACCAGCATAAGCGATGACTGGGTTGAGGTCGTTTGTGACTTCACGGATATGGAGGACCGGGATATTGAGGTAACTGTAGAATGTTATAAGACACCGGCCGGTAAGGTGAAGCTGGAGGTTCTCACGTCATGGGACGGGAATATAGGAGTTAGGGATAAGAACTATAAAGTCCTGGAGACTACCGACCCGTCACAACCTGAGGGTGCCAGCTTCAGTTCCTTGCCAGATACGTGGGTAAGGACTGTCTGTGATTTCGACGATATGGAGGAGCGTGACATCAGGTCTTATGTCGAGTGTTATGACGGAGGCAATGGCAATGTCAAGCTTCGTAGGTTGGTTTCTTATGACTCCAAGATAAAGGCAAGATACGTCCGCTTCGAGGTGCTTGAATCGGATGACGCCGGCTTCGTTCCGGGGGCCGAACTGGCTACCCTCCCGGACGGATTCTCTTTGGTGTCTTGTGATTTCACGGATATGGAAGATAGGATGCCTATTGATATCGAGGAGTGTTACAAGACATCAGCCGGAAGCGTGCGTATGAGACATGTGGTGTCTTATGATGGTGATCTTGGGAAAAGAAACCAGTTCTGGGAGATTGTGGACTCGTCTGATAATAAGTATGGGCTAGGAAATAGGATAAATAATATCCCTGCGGATTTTATCCGTGAAAGGTGTGCTCTAGAAAGGTTGGATGATCGTATTACCAGAAATGCGGTAGAATGTTACTCGACACCAGGAGGATCGGTAAGGATTAAATCCACTTACGTTATCAACCCTTTAAATCATGTTAGGTCGTATAATCATCATGTATTGAGTTCTACAGATAATGATATCCATGTTGGTACTCAATATACCTCTTTGCCATCCAATTTCGCTCGTATCGAATGCGAGGAGCCGGATTATATGGATCGACTTATCGATACCACTGAGACTTGTTATGATACCGGAAAGGGTACGGTGAAGATCAGGAGACAGGAGTCGTTGAACGGAAATCTGGATGTAAAGACTTTCGACTATAAGATCGTTGAGTCTACCGACCCCGATCATCCTATCAATACTACCCCTACGCAGACGGTTATTAACGGCTGGACGGTCATCAGTTGTGATCTTAATATCATGGACGTGGATGATTGTTATGAGATCGGTGGTCATAAGATACATTTGAAGGGATTCAGGACAGTCAATCCGGCATTGCAGGATATTAAGTCCAAGTTATACGTCGTATATTCCGATCATCCTGATTATAATGTAGGTGATGAGCTTACGTCTATACCGGATGGGGCTAAGGTGACGATCTGTGATTATGCGGATAAGAGCCAAAGACATATGGTTCCGGTGCGAGAGTGCTATGAGGTGGCCGATGGCCGGTTCTATGTGGAGGGGAGCCGGTTGATTGATAACAATATGGTCGTAGAGCGGACGTCAGTAATGGTACTGGAGTCATCCTCCCCGACCTACCCGGTAGGTACGACACTGACCTCCATTCCTGTTGGTGCTACTATCGTGGCTTGTTTATGTCAAACCTGTTAATATCAAGGTCATGGTTAAGGTATGTAATGATTATTATATGATTGACGCCCTAGCCGGCGGTGAGGTCATAAGGAAAAGGAAATATCGTCGTGAGAATACGATGATCGGATATAAGTGGTATGATTATAATGGGGTCGAGGTAACCGACCCCATTGAGATATCACGTCTTGACGGATTGGCTACTAAGCATCAACGTGTTGATGAGGCTTATGATGATCATGCCATTTTCATGTCGTCAACCAATTACGTTAACAGCGTTTCCGGTATACCTATGGATAAGCATATGGTTGTCGTTGAATGGAGGCCGGATAGCGAGCAGGGCTTTGTAACCATGGCTCATGATGAGGGTCTTGATGGGGACAGCTATTATATAGTTGTTATCAATGCCGGAGATAAGCAGGCTACGATCTACACCCCCGTGGATCCTGAGGACCCAAAGGATGGGACTTCACGTGCGGTTGATGGCGATAACGTTTCCGTTGGAGGATCATATGTCTCTATATCCCCCAAGCAAGTAGAGAGGATAAGGGCTACTTTCCGTGATGGTAAATGGTATTATGAGTTAGTCACGAAGACATATCCTAGTAATACCGGAGGCATTAAGATCGGGGATGTCGATTATGTCACTTTTAGGTATTTATGGGATGAGAGTTCGGGAAGGGATTTGGATACGATGACAGAGGCTCTTAATTCTAATATCCCTACTATTGATAATCTTGGCGTTGGTTATAATGGTCCCGGTAACGGTGACGAATCTGTAAGGAGCGTGCTTAAATGGGGTGGTGATAACACCGGTTCGGGTAAGGAATGTGTTTGGATGTCGGTGAAGGATCTAAGGGCACAGTATTATTCTATATTGCCGGATGAGACGCAATTCATGGCTTATGCTACATGGTTCGCCTCTATAGGTACAGGTAAGTGTTCTTTTGAGCTTGTTGGTTACAAGGGCGGTACTATGAGCCAAGATGGATATAATTTCATCAATACCGGTGGGTCTGTAGTATATCAAAACACGTATGATTTTGTTTGTCATACCAGTAAGGGTTCATCTACGTATAAGACATCCTACGAGAAGGTGGCTCGTGTTACCTACAATAAGCTCACTAACGAGGTTTATATGTCCATCGGCGACGCTATGGATCAGGAGGATAATTATGATAAGTTAGAGCGGGAGATCAATAATATAAAGGAAAGGCTTAACGATGTCGAGAACGAGTTGGCTGTCGTAAGACGTATAGCCGAGGGCAAGAACACGGCGTATATATTTGATACGGTCGATGCCATGAATGAGTGGCTGGCGGTTCCGGATAACACGGCTAAGCTCCGTGTGGGGGACAGCTTCTGGATCAGGGAACAGGACGTGCCTGATTATTGGTGGGATGGAACTCAGGCTTTAGAGCAGGAAGGTCCGAAGGTGGATTTGTCTCCTTATTATACGAAAGATGAGATTAATAATATTGTTGATGATATCAACCAGAAGATAGAGGATAAGAGTACGTCTATTATCTTCGATACTTATATCCAGATGAAGTCTTTCGTGGATGATCCAACTAACGCCGATAAGCTTAAGGAAGGTACCATCCTGTTGATACGAGAGAAGAACGTACCTGATTATTATTACGATGGAGCTGGGATAGTTAAGATGGAAGCCGACGTAGAGCAATGCCTTTATGTTACTTTAGCTAATAAGCCTACGGAAAGCACCGTAAGTTATACCCAAGATCGGGAGGTGACTAATTTCACTCCTGGAGCTATAGCTAGATGGGTTGACGCTGACGGTAATGACGTGTTCTATAAGCTTGTGGAGGTAGTAGGAGGCAAGGCTAAGTGGATTACTCTTATCGATACTAAATACGGTAATGTGACGCTACAGAGCACTTATGACAAGAACTATGAGATCGTGAATATCGTATCTGGATCACGTTTACAAGCTATAAATAGCGATAAGGATGAGATCAAGTTCGTTAATAGCGCTACCGGTAATGTTACTGTCGTGTTTAACGCCACGGTATCAGGAGGAGCCAAGAAACTTACGAGCCTGTTGGCCGTGAACGAGGTGGTCCTTACGCCCGGGGCGGCGGCGTCCTTCACCCGTACCGGCGAGACCTTCACCCTCTCCGATCTTTTTGGTGTTACGATCTTCCCGGATCTGGCTGATTCCAACCGTGAGGGAGAATGGGTAATGAGCGTAGGCGTAACCGGAAAACCGATCCTTATGGAGGTAAAGGAGATGAGGAAATGGGATGAGAGTATTGTCCGGGAACTTACTATTGATGAGCTTAACGAGAAGTTCCCTAACGTGGATATCGGATTCGCTGTCGTATGCAAGACCATCAACAAGGTATATGAGATGGTTAACGGATACAAGGAATGGGTGTCTTATGATATAACCTCAATAAATTAATGGTATGGCTTTTTTAGTGGGATATGATACGGTCTTTTCCTCGGTGACGTTTATAGTGAATGAGGACAGGTTCCCTTGTTATGATGGGAAGGATGCTGATTATGTGCCTGATCCGATAGTAGATTATAATGCCTTTAATCGTAATCTCAGGTTCTCGGCAAACAATCCAGGATTCGTGGACGTCGATTGGGGTGATGGGACAAAGGATCAATACCCTTTGGTCAAGATATCTGACGGTAGTTATAGGATAGTATTCAGGTCTTTAGATATTGAGTACAAAAAGAATCCTGACGATACTACATGGTGGTATAGGAAGGAGGATGGATCTCAGTATATACCGGTTCCTCCACATAAGTATAGCGATATCAGGCGTAGGGAGGTTACGATGAGGTTCTCTAACGTAATCGATGGGGAGTTCAATATGGATGGTATTGTCCTCCATGAGTTTCCTATAGTTAATCTACCTGATATAACTTATTTGGCTATGGTCAGATCCGTTCTTAAAAATGGTGATATCCCATATGACAGGATAAGTAAGAGCGTTAATCTTCGTAATATACAGATGGGGTCTTTTTCTCATCCTGGTGTTTGGGACAATTGGCCGGAAGGTTTTTTAAATATGAAAAATCTGAGGTATTTCGGATGTAACAATGTTTTTAATTTCGCTGATAATCCTGATTCTAATTGGAGAAGATTCTCGGAATGGAAGAATCTTACTGAGTTTAATTTCAACTGGTGTAACATCCCTTCTTATGATCCGGCTTTTAATTCTATTCCGGCTGTGAATATAAGTATTATAAGCGATAGGAATAATATACCTGTATTTGATGAGGTGGATAAGGTAGGGGATGATAAGACAGGCGTTACTTTTATGGGTCATGGTAGCTCATGGAAACAAGATCTGGTAGGAGGTAAGTTGAATAAGATTCAGGGCACGTATTGTAATTCAGGCACGGTACCGGTAGATGATCTTCCAGATTGGTTGTATGAGGTAAGGGAATTTAGGATATGGACTTTGCATGATGGTGGTAGATTTATAAATACGCAGGAGAGGGCTGATACGTTCGTTAACACGTTTTATGATAAGATAATGTCGTGGAGTTATATAACGATGTCACAGACGGCTTCTGACGGTAATAGGAATCAGTTTTATAAACTTACCTTAGATTTATATACTGCCGTAGCCCCTACTAATAAGAGACCGTCTGGCGTTTATCAGGCTCCTGATGGGTTTGTCAAGGGGGTTAGTAATGGTAATCCTACGACGCCTATGGAGAAGGTGTATGTGCTTACCAATAACTACGGGCAGACGTGGATCTTGGCGCCTGCCCCGGCTTCTAAGGCCGCCCTTACGAGGGCACGGCGGGCGGGGAAGGCGAGGATCGCCCCGTTCGTCCTTGGCGTAAAGGACGGCCATGTATCCGTGTTCAGCGGAGATGTGTTAGATGAAAGCATGTCCAAGTACAGTTTTGCCGATAAATACGAGGCTATAGATATATGTAGTAATCTAGGGCTTGATAGTTCACCTGTTGTCGAGTATTTTAGAAGAATAGAGGAGGGAGAGGTATGAAGTTGATATGTAAGGATACGAATAAAGGGTCTATAACCTTTTTTACTAAAGGCAAATACGCTTTTAGGGGCGTTAGCAGGAATGATACTACTGATGACGTGCCTGACCCTATATTGGATGTTAATAATTACAATGAGAGTATACAGTTTTATTCCAAGACCCCAGGAATGTGTGAGGTCGATTGGGGTGACGGGAATAAAGAGCAATTTCCTTTCGTGAAGGATAGGAGCGAATCCATATACGGGCGATATAGGTTGATGTTCAGGAGAAGGGATATAAGTTATCGTAAGAATCCGGATAGCCATCCATGGTGGTTTTATAAGGAAGATGGGAGTGAGTATATCCCTGCGCCTAATCATGCTTACGCTGATGGGCTAGATAAAGAGCGGGTCATTACCATGACTTTTACGAATGATATTACATACGTTCAAACAGCAAGGATAATGATGGTAGGATTTCCGATATTGGACGCCCCAAGTATTATCAACTTAATCTTATCCATTACCGGCGATGGGAATATAACCGATATTCCTAAAGATAGGATACGTAGATCGGTAAATATAGAGTATATAACACTTAGCGAATTAGGTGTAGGGATATTGACATCCATACCGGATGATTGGGATAGGTTGACTAAGTTAAAAGGCATTAATTTAAATCGAACGGCTGATTTTAATGATACGGAGTCTTCTAATATAAGGAAATTCCCCTCTATGTGGCCTAATCTTATAACATTAGCTTTGGCAGGTTGCAGGGTTAGGGTATATCCAAGGGAATGGCTGTCTTTTAGCAAGCTAAAAGAATTATATATATCCCCGGGAGTGGCCATGTCATCGTTTGACCCTAATACATGCCCGGCTATGGATGAGGTGGATAAGATAAATCCTAGCTTAAGGACCTTCGACCATATAAATAGATGGTATGGGTCTGTCGTGAGCTGGCATCCGTATATGATCGGCAAGGGGCTGGAAAATATCACTAGCCTTACCGCCTCATATGGCTATAGTAATATAGATGTAAGTAATCTACCGGATTATATATATGAGATGAGATCTATGAGTAGTTTTTATATGCATATCTCCTTGTCAACCCAAAGTCGATGTGATACGTTTATATCAACATTATATGAGAAGGTGATGGGGTTTGATTATCTCACTATGTCCTCCTCCGCTTCCGATGGCAAAAGGAATCAGTTTTATGGATTGTATCTAAGTATGTATTTGGCTGCCAATCCTGTTGATAAAAGACCTAGTGGCGTATTACAGGCGCCTTCTGGTTTTATAAAGGGTCAGTCTAATGGCTCTCCGTCGACTCCTATGGAGATGGTTTATGTGCTTATGAATAATTATGGATGGAGGTTTAGTATGGCGCCAGAGGCTTCGGTGTTAAGGTCAATACGATCTTCTGATATTGACACGAGGTCGTATAAGCCATATAAGCTTATCGTATTTGACGATGGGCGTACCTTTGTAGGCAATGGAGATGTTTTAGCTCATGATACGGATAAGGTATTATCGTTTGGGGGTCAACCAGAAGGGGAGTATTTATGTGATTCTATGGGATTGGACAGGAATGTTATTGTAGAATATTTTAACAAGATAGGCAATGGCTAAGACATTATATAAATACGAGGCATCATCCAACAAGTTCGTGTGGTTCACCACATGGGATAGGGCACTTAGAAATTATTATACCGATGATTATAATTATGTACCTGATCCTGTCGTTGATAATCCTTATAATACGTTTGTCGAGTTTAGATCCAGAAAGCCCGGTATGGCTAATGTGGATTGGGGGGATGGAATAAAGGAGCAGTTTCCTATGACCAAGGTTCAAGGGCAGGATAATTATCGTATTATATTCCGTTCTTTGGCAATACAACATAGGAAAAATCCCAATACTACGTGGTGGTTCAGGAAGGAGGATGGATCGCAATACGTACCTATAGATAATCATGCTTACGCTGATGGGAGGAGGGACGTACAACGGGCTGTGTCGATAGATTTTACTTGTGATATTTATTATGCCAATATCCAAACTTGCAAGATGACATCTTTCCCGATTGTGGATATACCAGGACTTGAGTTTTTGGTCGTATCCAATACGATGTATGTTAATGACGGTATACCTGTAGACAGGTTGTCAAGATCCAAAAAGTTAATTTATATCTATTTTCAAAATGTAGGGCAAAGAATGACCGTAATGCCTGAGGCTATAACCAGTAAGACAGATGTATATTATTTAAATATGTTTAATATGCTTGATCTTAGGGATATAGAATCTAGCGGGATAAGGAATATAAAGAACATGAAAAATCTTCAAACCCTTGAATTGTCTTCATGTTATTTGGATAGGTATATAAAGGAGTTTAATGATCTTCCTAAATTAACTTCGTTGAGAATACATCCTGGCCCTTCTGATATGTGGAATTATTTTGATATAAATACCCTCCCTTTTTTCGAGGTAGATAAGATAAATCCTAACATTACTGATTTTTATTTTTTAGATGACTGGGTAAGTGGAGAAAGGAGGACGGGTTGGAATGATGATAATATGTCTGGAAGGGGATTGGAACATCTTACTAGTTTCGTTGCAGCTCATAGCAATAGTCTTAGAATGGATAAGCTTCCGGATTATATTTATGAGATGAGGGCTATTGCATGGTTTAACGTGGATGCATCCACTCATAGCCAAAAAAGATCAGATGATTTCGTGAACTCTTTCTACGACCTTGTTGTAGGATGGGATCAGATTACTATGACATCCGTGGCTAAGGATGGGAAGAGGAACCAGTTCTATAGTCTTTCGGTAAGCATGTATGTTGCTACTTATCCAACCGAAAACCAGCGTCCTTCCGGCACGGAGCAGGCCCCAGATGGATTCGTGAAAGGCTCGTCCAACGGGTCTCCCGCTACACCTATGGAGAAGATATATGTGCTAAAAAATAACTACGCCCAGAGATGGACGATTAAACCAGAATAATATTATGAATATCAATATTTTAAAACTAAATTGGGGGGGGGGTAAAATCCTATTTGCCTTATAATGAGAAGAAGAATGTTACCCAAAAGGAAGATAATAGAGGTATTCGAGGAATTATCTCCTCAGGATAATGGATATTGGGCGGTTCCTGATGGGGTCTATGAGGTTGAGTTCGCGTTGGTCGCCGGAGGTCTTAATGGAGAATATTCCGATGTATATAATGCCGGGAGTGGCGGTAACGGAGGTGGTGTACTGACTGGGACTATACCCGTAAATCCAGGTGTTACATATAGGGTGGTTGTAGGAGATATAGGTGGTGATAGTATATTCGGTATATATCAGGCTATTGCCGGTAAAGGTGGAAGAGGCGGATATGGAGTTGAAGGGGATGGTCATGATCCTTCCCCGGGAAATCCAGGGCAAGATGGATCATATGTTTTTAATAACAAATATCCTGACCGATATCCTTATCCTATGGGCGCTGGTGGTGGATCGGGAGCTTATACAAGAGGATGGGATAAAGGCTTTTTATCCGGAGGTAAAGGTGGCAATCACGGAGGAGGTTATGGGGCTGGAGCTGAGGATACTGAGGGTGTTACTATTAATGGCGAAAATGGAGGTGATGCCACTTATTATGGTGGTGGTGGTGGTGGAGCCTCTAAAGCTTCTAATAGTGGGGCTACGAGCGGTCGAGGAGGATCAGGTTATCGTGGTATTATTATTTTACATTATTTTAAAAATGGATAACATGAATAGAAATGATATTATAAAAGAACTAGGTTCGTATTTTGATATAGTGGAATTGGTATGTCCTCATACATATAATAAGTGGAAGGACAGATCGTGGCAGTTTCTTGATACAGCGTTTCTCCATAATCTTCTTATATTACGGAGGGATATAATCAAACAGCCTATGTATTGTAATAATTGGGACAAGCAGGGGCAGTTTTCCCAACGTGGTCTTAGATGCAACATCTGCCAGATAGTTAAGGATAAGAAAGATGTTTATCTATCCGCTCATGTGTTGGGTAAGGCTGGGGATTTTGATATCAAGTCGATGACGGCGGAACAGGCTAGAGGCTTGATCTTGGATCATCAAGATATGTTACCATATCCTTTCCGGCTTGAGGGGAAGGTGGGTTGGTTGCATTTTGATAGCCTTGATACTAGGAACGGTATACACGCCGTGGTGTTTTAGGTACTTAATGGTATAGTGGTTAACTTTGCGAGTAGGGTATAAAATGAAAGACAAAGACATGATAGAGCGAGTAGGGGCTTTGTGGAATATTGCGCTTGCGTATGGTGCCTCTTGTTGGGCTTATTTCCAGCCGGTACACCATTTATTAATTGTATTACTTATAGTATTAATAGCTAATTTTTTAGCTAGGTTAGCGCAAAGCATAAGGGGCTGGAAGCTCCGACGGAGTCGTAGAAGAAGGTTTAGTTTTAAGAGATGGCTTAGGGAGGTCAGGTTAACTGATATTCTTAAGGAGTTCGCTTTGTCCTGTTTTATAGTAATGACATTATGTGTTATATATAAGACGTTATACCCGATCGAGGAGGAGGCTAGTATGATACTTACCGTAACCAAATATGGTGTGTATATAGCCCTTGTGGGATATGTCATGCTTTTCTTGAATACCATAGGGGATACTTTCGCTGATGCTTATTTGGTTAAGGTATTCAAGGCCGTGTTTAAGAGGATAAACGTATTCAAGATGTTTAGTTTTTCCAAGAACATACCTGACGAGACGTTTGACGATATAAAGAAGATTGCTGATGATGAGGTTAAGGATAAGTCTTAGGGCGATTTTTTGTTTAGGTCTGTCGCTGTCCCTGTCCTCTTGCGGAAGCAGGAGGCAGGTTAGCGAAACGTCTATTGATAGCCGGTTGATCAGCAGGATAGAGACGATGATAAATGAGGTTATAGACCGGAGGATGGTGGAGATAAAGACCTCTGATCTTAATGCCGATATTATTATAACGGAGAGGAAGTTCGATACGGACAAGGATGTTGATCCTGCCACGGGGGAGCGACCGGTGTCCTCGCAGACAGATACCCATATCGTCATTGGCCGGCGTGATAGCACCGTGACAGCCGACTCCCTTGGTATTGATAAGACGAGGAATGATATAAAGAATATGGATAATAAGATAGATATCAAATCTAAGGATGTGGATGATAAGGATGAGTCAAAGTGGCCTACAGCTATTATCTTTATCTCGATCTTAGGTATACTAGTTGTATTGTTCGTATTATTGAAAAGATTAGGATTGATAAAATAACAGGTGTACAAGGCGCCTTATACACCTGTGGGTTATCACCCCAGAAAGGATTGCAAATGCGAGGTCAGTCCCGGATTCGAACCGAGGTGTATGGTTTTGCAGACCACCGACTAAACCAACTCATCCAACCGACCGCATCGTGAATATATAATTTTGTCTTTGACCAGACAACTTCTTTGACCAGATTTTTACCCAATCAGAAACTGCCTTGAAGAAAATCCCTTATCTAGTAGACACTAGGTGAGGCAATATCTCTTTGAGGTCTATCTATGTTGACACCAGAGGGAATGTGGCGGCTCCGTGAGGCAGGGCAGGAGGTATCCCCATACGGCCGGCCAGGAGCGGAGCGACTCGTAGCCCACCTCCATTTTCCCCTTGGCGTATTACGCTTAAGCGTTGGAAAGAAGTAAACATATCAATGCATTAACGTTTGATGTAGGTAGTTGTTTGTCGATTAAAGATCCATCGATAACATAAGTAGGTGTCAAAAATACACTAAACTAAATCATTGATATACATTATTATTAAGATCTTAGATTTTCAATCTACTACAGATTATTGAGTTAATGTATTTAAGTTATACACTTTAGATAATAACAAAGCGTTAGCTAACGCTTTTTAATCAATCAACTTATGATATAAACAAAGAAAATCTTTATAATGAGATTCCCTTCTTAAGGGGGCGAAAGTTTCCTATATCACATGTCACAAAATAGACAACTGTGTTTATAAAAGAGGGTGGATAAATAAATTCATCTCTTTTCTTAACTATCCCTACGATAGTCTCCCTACGCAATGTCCAAGTTGGATTTCGACCATATCGATCGCCGTAAAAAGCCGTGATCATAAACAAAAAAAATGAGCACTTTCACAAGCACTCATTTTGAAACGACAAAGTTTTTAGTATCTTTGTACTATACTAAAAAAATAACATATGGCAAATTTAACATTAATATTCGACCAATTCGTATCTTTCTCTGAAAAAAAGAGGATGTCAGAAGAAAATAGAGCCTTGAGGAGGGATTCCGGCAAGGTCATCCTACCTTATTTGCTTAATGACAATGCTAATCCTTGTTGCGATAATCCTAGGATAAAGCGTCAATCATCATCAAAGTCAGAGATACTGGAGAAGCCGATATCGGAGACGCTGATAGGCATTCTTATCATATGCCTTGACCCTATAAGGTTTAGGGCGCTGGGGATCCAATACAACATCAAGTGGTTCTATTACTTTGTGAATGAGATAGTTAGTTACTATATTAAGCACCATCGTCTTGGTGGTGATAATCTTGCTTATCAGATAAAGTTAGTTAGGTGGCTTTTGATCAGTTATGTTAACGTGGCTGTTGTCCACGGTTATTATGCTATGGTGAGGAAGGCGAAGAAGGAGCATCCTGATCTTTTTGTGCATAGCAACAATGCGAGGTATTATTATTGGGACAATTGCCCTCCTAAGCATCATAAGCTAGAGGATGAACGAAATATAAATAATCCTACCTATAAAGCCCATGAGTGCAATAGGAAGCGTGCCGAGGATATCAAACGTGTTGTTTATGACTCCATGGATTCGATCAGGAAACGTGACCTTAAGGATTTTGTGTCCTCCAAGAACAACGGGGTGAGCATTTCTTTTAAGGAAAAGGTTCAGAACAAGGTCAGGAAGAAGGGCTTTGGTAATGTCAGTATCAAGACCATAGAGAGGGCTATAAAGAGCTATTTAGATGAGCGTGGTGTCACTTTCTCTGAGTTCGTCGATGGGGTGAGGAAGTTGGATAGGAAGATAAAGGAAGTCAAGTCCGCTTTTGGCAAGGTTAAAAGGATTAAGATCTTTGGCGTCAAGGTTTATGATTATGTGTCTGGAGATGAGATAGTTGATGAGTTTGGTATGGCCGCGTTGTCTGATGATGTGTGGATTCCTGATAATAGCACACCGTTCCTTGACGATTATATTGAATCGCAGTATTTGTCTAACAATTTTAATTTTTAATATTATGGTTAATATAAAATCACATGACTTTTATACGGTGTTTGATGATAAGAAGCAACTTTTTAAAGTATCATCATTATTTGATTCTTTAGATGAATCTGAAGACATAGTAAAAGATTTGATGGATTCTGGCACATTCATGTATGTTGTTGACGAACGACTGTCTATGATATGGGTGGATATATTTATGATGATAGAGCTTCTTGGGGAATATGATGGTGGGGATGTTAAGGATTTGGCTATTAAATGCTCTTCTCTCTATTTGAAAGATAAGGTGATGCGTTTAATTATCGATTATGTCAATTGCGATTCTGATGATCATGATGATAGCGTTGATCCTATATTGAGTTATTGTAGCAATCTTATTCATAGTGGTGATGGGAATATTGATTATCTGCCATTGTCCGACATGGTAAGTTTGAATGTGGGAAATTATATGTCAGATGACATGTTGAAGCTATTTGATATTGCCAAGGAAGACAATCGCATAATATCTGTATTGTTTGTTTTGTTAAGTAGACCGTATGTTTATGATTATGGTTTTTTTACTCTTACTGATTTGCTTTCTATGATGATTGATAAAGGTTTTATTGGTGATCGTGATGATATAGTGAATGCCTTAGGCTTATCTTAAAGTAGGTTTATTGTATTGGTATGACCCTATTTTGTATCTTTGCTTAAAAGTAGTAAAGATGAATCAGATAAATATCATACCTAAGATAATCCATGATAAGTTCGCCGCCAGGATTATTATGGATGATTACGATATAGAGAAACCTATCGTAATTACTGTCGTGGCTAGGCGTAACGATGGTGAGTATAATACCCAGATATTGACATATCCGACATCTGGTGTTGATTATGAGGGTAATGTAAGGATGGTGTTTTTCGATGTCGCTAGGTCTCATGTTTGCCAGATAACATCGGTGTTTATCAACGGTCATGAGGTCAAGACATATTATACCGATATCCCGGATATTGATATGCAAGCCCGTTATGACGATAGCTTGTGCCGGTACGATAAGAAGGTTAATATGAATGATATTAGGCTGTCGTTTCAGGTGCTAGAGACACGTGATCCCAAGGTGTTGCAGGTATTGGATGAGTCCGAGTGGGGGCTGCTGGAGGACAGGAAGGCGATTATCGAGATCACTACTCCGGGCATGTCCGACCCCGTTACGTTGTTCCTTGGCAAGAATCAGGTCAATACCTTTACCAGCCTAACACTAGGTCTCAATTGTTTTAATTACGATGATTGTAATGTCAAGTACCTTGACCTACCTGATGGTATATATGATATCAAGATCATAGGTAGCCCTTCTACTTACAACTTCAGTCGCAAGTATCTTAAGACGGATCTTATACGCAGGCGTCTTGATCGGCTATGGATTAAGACTGATATCCTATGCGAGGACAAGGATAAGGATCTTATAAATAAGATACAGGAGATGGAGACGCTTATGGCTGTAGCGGAGGCTAACGTCAGGTTGGATAATATAGAGGCGGCTCATGAGATCATTGATCGTGTCGGAGAGCTTCTTGAGATGGCTACCAATTGCGTGGATTGTTGAACATAAAAATATTTAGTCGTGGGTTGTAATACTTGTAAGGAAAAGGCGTTAAAGGCCGAGAGGGAAAGAATTGAGAGAAGCATGATGAATCGTGTTTCCTCTACCGTTGTTAGCGATATGGAATATGCTTCTAGAAGCACCGCTGGATGTATGGTTATGCAAGATCCGTTGCAGACCATGGAGCGTGACGTGGTTAGTATATATAAGCAAGTTCGTACTAAGGGTGATGGCGTTGGTGTATCTTATCTTAATATGCAGAAAAAGATCCGTGAATGGATCAAGAACCTGCCGTATGGATGCCCGCCTGACGAGGAGGTACAGGAAATGAGAAAGGAGATTCTGAATGGGCGCGCAGAGCATATCAAACCTTGATAGGACGGATTTATGTAAGTCCGTAGACGAATGGCTGTCCTGCCAATGGGGTAGATATATGAGATACCATAGGTATAGGATCGGTGACAAGCCCGATATATCCTATTGGGGTAAGATAATTCGTCTGCAAAGGTCATTATGTGATAATGATTGCGGGTTATGTCCGGATGAGGTAAGATCGTTAAAGGAACGTGTTAATAAGTTGCTGGCATGAGAAAGTATAATTGTTCACATATAACTCCGTCCACTTGCGTACCTTATGAGGGTGATCTACCAGAGTGGTCAAAGCATAAGGACTCTGATGAGTGCGTTATGATCTCCGACGTCATAGAGGAGATATATGATGAGCTTACCCGTATTAGGGAGGCCATAGATGTCCGGGATCTTGGCGAGTCTTGCGTGAAGATAAATGGCGATAAGACTGTCGCTAAAATCCTTTACGCTATTGAGGATAAGATCTGCAATGGGTGATTAATGTCCTGATTTTGGGATATTAAAAATAGCCAATCGGTTTGTGTTTATCATCCCGATTGGCTATTTTTGTATGTCCGCCGACTCTCACGAGGGAGCGGACATAAAGTAATTAATTATTAACTTCAAAATTAGATTAAAAAATGAAGACAGTAAATGTTTTAACAAGAAAGATGGGTGATTTTAACGTTTTTCAAAGAACTAGTGATGGTTATTTTGATGCCAACAGTTTACTTAAGCAATGGAATGATAATCCCGATAACATAAGAAGAAAGTTTTCTGTGTTTATAGATAGTCCTAAAACCATAGAATTTTTAGAAGCTCTAAAGGATGATGAAAGCCATAGTCCAAAAATGGACAATGGTGATAATCAGTTATTTGTAAAAGTAAAAGGTAGAGTTACAAAACATGGTAAGACACCTGATAAGATATGGATGCATCCTTTGTTATTTATAAAATTCGCTATGTGGATAAATCCTAGATTTGAGGTTCAGGTTTTGAAGTTTGTACATGATCAACTTATAGATTACAGAGATAAGGCTGGTGATGCTTATAGGAGAATGTCTTCCGCTTTATCTAAAATCGTGGACTCATCAAGGTTTAAAGATAAAATGCAGGATTTAGCTAGATCTTTGAATATAATAGTTTACGGTCTTCATGAGACTATGATAAGAAATTCCGTTGGCGAGGAGGCCAAGGCTAAGGAGTTGATGGAGCTGGAGATTGATATAGCTAAGATGATTGAATTTGGATATATAGTTACCGAGGAACAGTTAAGGGATTATCTGTATAAGGTTTTGAGAAGCAAAAAGGCTCTTCCTTTGTAATTTGATTTTAAATTGTATCTTTGTAACAAAGTGAATCGTAATGATATACAGTAATAAAGAAATAGTACGGACGTTCACCAAAAACAACCCGCCTGCCGGGTACGTGGGCGGCTCTGTTGACTACCGGGTCCCGGCCAATGTTTATTTTGGCGATACGCAGGAGGAGGCTGATAGTAAGGCTGAGGATGATGTCAATGCCAACGGTCAGGACTACGCCAATACATATGCCGACATAATACCGGCTGTATGGTATAATGATCAGGTATGCGATGAGTTTATCAAGAACAATTGCGTAAGCGGTAGGGGGTCCAAGGAGCAGGTATGCATAGAGGAAGGCAGGTTTGTCTCTTACGTATCCAAGAAAGATGCCAATGATAAGGCTAGGGTGGAGCTTGGGAGGATCGGACAGGGGGAGGCCAACTCCGTCGGGGCTTGCTGCGAGGACTGGGTCTCACAGCCTCTTCGTGGCTTGTTTTACAAGAACGATTGCGAGGCTGGCACATCAGGCAAGGAAGGTATTGTATATGAATTACCAGCCGGAGCTATCATATCCGATATATCCCAGATAGATGCCGATACGTTAGCCTATAGGAAGTTCATGAAAGAAGGTCAGGAGAAGGCTAACGCCGAGGGTAGTTGTTCACCTGTATTCTATAATACGAAGATCGGTGATTGGTTCGAGAAGATATGTCCGTTCGGATATAAGTCCGGTAAAGTATATTACTCTATCAAAGCCAATAGGTTTAGGTCATGGGTATCGGTTGAGGATGCCAACGCCAAGGCTCGTGAGGTTTTGATGGTAGAGGGACAGGAGTACGCTGATCTTAATCTTGAGTGCGAGAAATGGATCGAGAATATCGATCAAGAGGATCAATGTTATTGGTAAGAATGCGTTTGTGTTTTCCATAATAACCTCAAATAGTATTAAAATCGATAAAAATTATTAGTCGTTTTTAATATACCCTTTAACAGGGTCAGGTTATTAGCCTAAGCCTTGAAATAGAGGCTACGTTGGTCAGGAATATATAGTTACCAAGGGATGTTTACCCAAGTCCCTTGCTCTAAGGCAGGTGGTTAAAAGGAGTAGCGTATTTGGTGAAACAGTGCCGCCTACGCGAAACCCTTTCCAACATTGGCGATGGGTACTAACAGGAGCGATCCTGACTTATCCCTTAACCGGGATTACATTCCATGGGAACCCTCGGGTTCCTGAGGAATGTTTTAAAGCTTGTATGTAGTTTAATAAGTTTAACAGATTTATTAATATGGATGATTGTGAGCATAGCGTAATTTTGGATTATTTTTCACGTAAATATTTTAATATGAGAGATAGCGTTGAGGTGGTAGATACGTTATCTGGAAAGACTATTCGTGTGGATAATGATCAGTATATTCGTATTCAGGATTTAATACTTAAATTGGATATGCTTTTTATTGAAGATCCTTACAAATGTAGGGTACTGATGGATATACTTGATATAGATTATATTTATCTGTCTATATTTTCTATGAAAAATATTTGCACTAAAAGAGATAAGACCTATAAAACATATATAGCGTTTGATGAGAATACGCTGTTATATAAAATAGGTAGATCTTCTAATCCATTTAAGAGGATAAAAAGCTCTTCTACATTTTCTCCTTTTGTTAAATTGATGTTTGTGTCTGACAGAGATATAGAATCGGTCATTCATGATAAATATAGTAAATATAGAAGATTGGGAGAATGGTTTGATTTATCCGAAAAGGATTTATGTGATATCGTGAACAATTATGGCTTTATTAAATATGAAGAAAGATGAGGGATAAAAAGTATGTGTGTATAACTGATTTGATGAATAAGGCTAGAGATATTGATAACAAGAGTATAAAATTATCTGATGTTATCAAATATCCTTCGTCGTCTCTTGTGATAAAATCGTTCCTCTCTTCTTTTGGGATAGATTTAAAAGACGAGCCTGTTACTTTGATGGTCTTAAAAAGAGAAGGCTTCGCTAAGAGAATAGGCAAGGGCGATGGGCAGAAGTGGATGATAGAATTTAACCTGTCTTTTATATTGCTATTTTTAGCTTTTGGGAGTTTAGCATATGATTTGCTGTACGATAATATTTGATTGATATTACAATTTGTAGAAGCCGGGAATAATTCTCGGCTTCGTTGTTTAATAACGTATGTTGTCTTATAATCAAACCAAATAAGTATCTTTGCTAAAAACATTAATATTATTAATATGTGCAATTCAGGTGGTTGTTGTCATGATCATTCACGTGAACGTCCCGAAGAGTGTTGTCATGGCGTTAAGATAGATAGGTTTCTTAACAAATGCCCTAACGATCCTTGTGATCCTTGCGATCGGGATTGTCAGGACGAACCTTGTGTTGGTTATGGATGTCCTATAACCTTGTATGATAAATGTGTCTTATACTCAGGCGATGAGTTGGTGGCGGATGGTATAGAGAAAGGTACTGACATCTCTGTAGTTATAGACTCATTGAGGCGTATTATAGCCGCTAGGGATAGGCAGATTAACCTATACCACAATGAGGTTCTGGATTTGAAGAAGATTATAAACGAGCTTGTCAACGCCGGTGGTAGCGGCGGGGATAGCGGAGCTGAAGAGGAGGTTTGGTAATGAATGGCTGCAATAAAAAACAATACAGGCCTACTGTGGACGATACGAAAGTACCGTGTTCTACGTACATGAGTACCGATTGTATTTATCCCAGTGATAAGGTACGTGTGGAATCATTGGGATTATCTCCTAATTGCGATATGTCCGATGTCCTTAACGCTATGATAAAGGCTATACGGGACAGGGATGCCGAGATACTTGAATTAAGAAGAATGATCAATAAATTAATTTGATAATATGAGAAATTGTAATCCATGTAAGCCGGAATATAGGACTGGAGACGAGTGTAGCGTATATAGTTCCAATATCATATATGACGGTCAGTCGTTTCCTGAGGCAGATATCAGGAACGGAGATGGCATGAATAGCGTAATCGAGTCTCTGGTAAGGAAGCTGGTTGCCGTATCTGGAGCAACGGCGTCCATCCAAAGGGATTCGTTCAAGGGCGTTCAGGCTGTCAGGTTAAGATACGAGCCGTTAGTCGTGCTCAGCGTTACCTATTGTGGTACTATCGTCCCTAATGACGGATATGTCGTTTCTGGTAGGTCCGTTAAGTTTAAGAAGAAATATTGCATGGGTGATGAGTTCACTGATGTTAATATCGTATATACTACATTGAATAGTAATATTTTAAATACTTCTTGTTATGGCTAAGAGAGTGTACGATACGGTCTTGGCTTCCGATTGTGACGGCTGGGTATGTGGTGAGATCCTCAAGAAGGGATCTCTCCCCGTAGACAGGTTAGAGCTTGATTCTTTTTCAGAGGCTGTCAGGGAGCTTATAGAACGGTTTTTTGAGGAGGGATGGTTGCCGGATATGATCTGTGATCTTGGTTGTGGAGGCGCCAGCGTATTTGAGATTAAGCCTACTAACTTCGAGTATCCTCCTGAGGGTGGAGAGAAGATCCTTGAGATTATTGTCGGCAAGAGTGATAAATGGACTATAACGCAAGCGGATTGATATGGCTAGTAATTTAAAAGATATTCTTGCCAAGATCGAGCAAGGCTCCTCATGGGTGTCCTACGACAAGATTTCCGGTACCGGCCCCGACAAGGTGGCTATTAAGGTAGAGCCGGGATGGATGGGTAGGTTGCCTAGGGAGACTTACGTAGCGGTCGAGAAAGGCAAGGTTACGAAGCTCGCTACCATAACCCAGAAGGGCATGGAGCGGGTAAGCGTGGATCCGACCAATATCATGTTCGATATGGAGGGCGGGACGGCGGTCATCAACGCCAAGCTTAACTCCGCCTCGGTCAAGGCCTCCTGTCTTACCCTTGGTGGCTCGGTGAGCAAGTCCTATATAGTATCCATGAATGTGAACGGCTTATCCATGAAAGTCCCGGAAGAGGATAGCAGGTATATAGTGTATGCCGATCCTGAGGATCCCGGAGCCACTGATTTGTATGAGGCTAGCTTTGTCATAGCTATGCCTAAGAATATGGATAACGAACAGCATCATGAGATGTTTGTCTTGAACGGTAAGGTTGTTAATATCAATCAACAGCCTAATGATATACCTTATATCATACTTGATCATGACTTCGATAACGTAACTAGTGAGAACGGTCAGGTTGTCATCGATATCAAGTCCAATACAGAGTATGATATCGAGCTGGTATGTTGCACTTGCGGCGATGGTAGCGAGGAGCCTGACCCGGAACCACCCTTTAATGTGGATCCGCAAAGGTTGACGCTTAATAAGGATGGTGATACTCAAATCGTAAGGGTAGAGGCCGGAGATAATGTTTCATGGAGAATAGAGAGGAGCTGATATGGCAAGGGAAATAGATAAGAATTGTGTCGAGGGTAATTGCTTTGCCATTAACGACAAGAGCCATGGGGTAGGCGATAATAAGCTTAATATCGTATACAAGGCTAATTATACCGGTCAGATCTGTACGGCTAAGTTCCGTATAACGTCAAAGGACGGTAATATTGTCAAGGAGTATATGATAGCTCAGGACGCCAAGCCCGTTTATTATAATATCAAGATGGTTCAGCCGTTCACCAAGGACGACTGTCTGGCCAACCAGCATGGATCGGTGGTGTTGTATACGGTCGAGGAAAGGACTTACAAGTCGTTTATCTCGCAGGAGGACGCAGACGCCAAGGCTATGGAGGATATAGCCCTGAACGGTCAGAAATACGCCAACGAGCATGGTGAGTGTATAACCGATATCTGGTATAACGAGGAGCAGAGAAAGACGTTTATACGTAATAATTGCGATAAGTTCAGTGACGGTCAGGAATATGTTTATATCATTCCTGAGGGCAAGTACGTATCTTCCATCTCTCAGGAGGACGCCGATAGGAAGGCTCTTGAGGATATTGAGAAGAACGGTCAACAACAAGCCAATTTGGAGGGTGAGTGTAAGCCTAAGGAGAATATCTATTATGGTAAGTTTAGTAAGACCTTTACCCGTAACAATTGTGACTCCACCCAATACGGTACTGATGTGGTTGTCGATGAGACGATGGTTACAGGGGACTTCAGATCCATCGTGTCTCAGGAAGACGCTAATAGCCTAGCCCAAGCCGCTGTCGAGGCTCAAGGTCAGGATATAGCGAATATCAAGGGTAACTGTGAGAAGATACCGGTATTTACCGGATCGTACTCCAAGGTATTCCAGAGAACCAACTGCCCTGAGGGTTCTACTCCTGTTGACTTCACTGTGGACGAGAAGATGTGTTCTGGATATCCGTTCACTTCTACGGTATCGCAGGATGCCGCCAACAAGCTGGCGCAGGACGCTGTGGAGGCGCAAGGTCAGGCTATCACCAACGAGCGTGGCGACTGTCAGACTAACGTCTACTATAACGTAAGGATGGAGAAGACAGTCACTAGAAACAATTGCGATGAGTTCCATATCGGTCAACCTTATACTTATGTTGTAGCCGCTGGTAAGTACTTCTCTATTATCTCTCAGGAGGATGCTGACAATAAGGCTAAGGCCGATCTTGAGGCTAACGCCCAGCAACAAGCCAACCTAGAAGGTGAGTGTAAGGAGAAGACGATCTACTACGGTAGGTATAATAAGGAGTTCACTCGTAATAACTGTGATGAGACCCAATACGGCACCAAGGTTGTCGTGGATGAGACTATGGTGACAGGAGATTTCAGGTCTACCGTATCTCAGGAAGACGCCAACAATAAGGCTAAGGCCGCCGTCGAGGCTCAAGGTCAGGATGTGGCTAACGTGAAAGGTAAGTGCGAGAAGGTGCCTGTATATACCGGTACTTATACACGTACGTTTACCCGTAACAATTGTGGTACTGGAACTGGTGGTACTTATACGGTAAATGATAGGATGGTTGACGGTTATCCGTTCACGTCTACCGTATCTCAGGAGGATGCCAATAACAAGGCCAAGGCCGCCGTTGACGCCCAAGGACAGGCCCTTGCCAATATCCACGCCCTTTGTACGTACACCGGCCGTGCTTCCTTGGAATTCACGAGAAACAACTGTGGTGAGTGTAAGATCGGATCTAAGGTGACGATCACCCAAGATATGGTAGAAGGACACCCATTCCAGTCCAACGACTCCCAGACCGCCGCTGACGCTATGGCTATGACCGCCGTACAGGCTCAAGGACAGGCTTTGGCTAACACCAAGGGTACTTGCTCTAACGCCACTATGTATACCGGCAAGGCTAGCTTCGAGTTCACGAAGAGCAATTGTGGCGCTAATCAGGTAGGAAATCCGTTCACCGTGACACAAGATATGGTGGAAGGTCATCCGTTCCAGTCTTGTGTATCACAGGATGAGGCTAACTTAGTCGCTATGGCCGCTGTCATGAATCAAGGTCAGAAGATCGCCGATGAGCGTGGTACTTGCCATGAGGCTCCTAAGTACACCGGTCATTATAGCGAGGCGTTCGAGAAGAACAACTGTCCGTCTGGTCTTATCCCGTCTTCGGTTACCGTGACCGAGGCTGACGTGACCGGAGGCCCGTTCTACTCATACGAGAGCCAGTACGCCGCTGATGAGCTTGCCAAGGACGCTGTCAAGGCGCAAGGTCAGGCCGTGGCCAACAACCGTGGAACGTGCGACGAGCTGAAGATATATGTTGGTAATTACAGCAAGGAGTTCACTCCTAAGTGTCCTACTTGTCAGTATGCTGATCCTATTACCGTAACACCGGATCTTATGGGACAGTTCTTTACCTCTACCCGTTCACAAGAGGAGGCTGACGCTTTGGCTAAGGCCTACATCGATAGGATGGGTCAGGCGTTCGTCAACAAGAACTATGATGATACGTGCCATACGAAGACCGAGCAACCGGTATGGGAGACTATAGAGACCGTATGTAAGGACTGTATCTCTCAATTACATCAACGTAACACCAATACCTGTTATACTGATCCTGATAATCAAGAGCGGTATATAGCTGGTGGTAATAAGATATGCTTCTGGTTTGGTACGGCATCCAAGGCCTTTACCCGTCAATGTGCGGATGGTGGAGTTGGAAGCTCTGTTACCGTAACTCAGAATGATGTTACGGATCCAAGTCCTAGCTCTGATGGTAAGTTTAAGTCATGTGTATCCCAAGCTGACGCTAACGCCAAGGCATTGGCCGCCGTGAACTCTCAGGGTCAGGCCGTGGCTAACTCGAAGGGTACTTGTACGTGGACAGGAAGCTATACCGGACAGGTTAGGAAGAACAATTGCGCTGATGGCGGCGTAGGCGACATGGTATCCGTAAGTAGCAGCAAGCTTCCGGGACACCCGTACACCTCCACCGTTTCCTTGGCTGACGCCAACAAGAAGGCTGAGAGCGCGGTTCGTGGATCTGATGGTCAGGCTTACGCCAATAAGAATGGAGGATGTACATGGACTTACGTGGCAAGCCGTGACTTCTATAAGAACAATTGCGCCGGAAGCGGGGTTGGTCAGAGAATAACAGTGACCTCTACGCAGGTTAACGGCGGTACGCCTATCACCAGCAAGGTTTCTTTGGCTGATGCCAGAAGCAAGGCCGAGCAGATCTTAGACCAGAAGGGACAGGATTACGCTAACCAACATGGAACTTGTGTATGGACCGGTACTGGAAGCGCTACATTTTATAAGGATAATTGTGGTACATGTAAACATGGTGTCGCTCTATCCGTTCCTTATAGCGCCTTAGGGTTGTCAGCGTTGACATCTACCGTATCTCAGGCGGATGCCGACAGCAAGGTTCAAAACGCTTTCAAGAATGATACGGCGACTAAGACCGCCGCTCAAGCTTACGCTAATAAGAATGGTGATTGCGCCGATGACGATGATACCCCATCTTATGATGATTGGAGTTACTATTGTAGTGGATGCGATTATCGTAGGAGTAGGAATCAGACCAATCCTTGCTCTTCAGCCTCAGATCAAGATGAGTTGGTTGAGTCCGATTCGAGATCTTGTGGATGCGGGTGTGATAATGCATATCATATGGATAATAGCAGGTGTAATAATGGTAATAGCGAGGAGCATTATTCTAGCGAGTGCGATCCTACAGGATATTGGCAGGATGGTGGTAAACATTGCTGTAATCCATATGACTACACTATCTATACCAATGAGGTATGTAAGGGATGTTCGGGCGAATGCGGTGATATATGTGTTCCTGATAGCCCTATTGAGGTGGTTAGCGCTGGTGAATTTTGTGCTTCTTCATCGAATCTGGCTAGTGAACAAGCTTATAACAAGTATAAAGGGTACAAGGATGCATTACAAAAATTAGTTGATGCTAGGATATGTCCTTCTAAGGTTGGCAATGATGACCGATGGGGAAATGTCAAGGCTACGAACTGTCCTAGCAACTGTACTCCTAAGACTATCAGTTATAAGCAAATCGCTGGTAAATATGAGGCTTGTACCAAGGACGAGGCAAACAGAATAGCCGACAGCAACCTACAGTCAGACGGCACCTCTTACGCTAATGGCTTGGCGCAGGCCGATAGATGCGATTGCGTGGAGCCAACAAAGACGTGGAGCGCCAACGCTATGCTGAGCGGTGATCCTTGTAATGGTCTGTCTGGTTCTACATCCGCATTAAGGTGCTCCTATGAAGTGTCTTACAATAATCAATGTGGATCATCTAAATCAATAACTGTAACTGTTACTGGTAGGAATGATCATGGACAAACCGTTACGGCTGGAAGTACTACCGTAAGCATACCTACTGGGTCTGGTAAAAAAACCGGTGTCATAGGTTTTGATTCAGGAGTACAATGTGGGTCTATAAGTGTTTCTGGAGGAGGATCTGGGAACTGTTAAGATTCTGATGTATAACAAAAAAGGAGAGGCTAATAAGTCTCTCCTTTTTATTAAAAACCATAACAGCAGTGATTGTCAACAATTACCTGAATCATGACCAGAGATTGTTACATCTCCACATACCACTTCTCGGCTAAAATATACACTTCCACTCTTGGTTCCGGACCCTGCGGGAATTGTAAAGCTAGCGCTATTGACCTGCTCTTCTCCGTTTTGTGTATATCCTATACCACTCACAGAGCCAGATATAGATCTACCACATTGATTATTATACGTAATCGTAAATCCTCTTGATGTGACAAGTTGTTCATGGCTCATGCAATCATTATTCATAGATACCGACCATGACCACGTCTTTGTTAGCTCCACGCAATCGCATCTATCGGCCTGCGCCAAGCCATTAGCGTAAGAGGTGCCGTCTGACTGTAGGTTGCTGTCGGCTATTCTGTTTGCCTCGTCCTTGGT